ATAATAGTATCCTAACTGGTCAGGTAACTGCGTATAACTCACTTCTTTCCTCGTTTGCTTTTAGAATAGAAACCACAAACTTTGTTTTCAATTGCATTCAACAATATAACGTTTTCACTGTTTTGTCTACATGTTTCTATATCTCTTTTCAGGATACAATACAACAACTGTTCTTGTTGTGAAGGCCAGTCTGTTTCTGGATCATTGCACATCTTATCAAAATTGTCAAGCCATTCTTGAACTTTTTGAATAGGTGTTTCAAAAACATAGTTGCTGGTATCAAATTTTGGTTTCTTTGTTGTTTTTGTTTTAGTTACTTTTTTGGTTGCCATTCTACAGTTTCTCCTTTGTACTTGTCAAACAAACTTTCATTGTACCAGATAGAAATTTCACTTAATGCTGCTTGGCAGATATTCAAACCTTTAGTTACCTGTTCTAAATAGTTTAACTGAACACCATCAAGTTGCATATAGCTGGTCATTTGATATAACTCCCTGATTCCTTGTGCATGATGTTCTAACATCTCATTCACAAACATCAAATCTTCTAATGTATAAGGCAGTGCGTTTTCTGGATTATTTTCATCTTGGTGCATCGGTCTTGTCTCCTGTTGTGTATGTTTCTACACTCTAGCCAACTTTATCGGTGATTGCAACATCAAAATATCATAAATTTTGTTGAAAAGAGTATTGACACATTGAACACAGAGGTTTATAGTTATCGAAATCTTAGTGAACAGGAGAGTTGTTATGAACAAAATCGAAAAGAAATTGATGAAATTGAAAGGTTTATATGAGTTGCTGTCAAAACAAGAAAAGAATCTTGCTCTGAAGAAATTACAAGCAGATATGCTAGATTCAAAACATCTTAAATATTTAGGTGAGGGTTATATTCAATTTGAGTTTGAAGCACGTAGTGATTTATCTATGGTTTCATTGAGATACTACAAATATCGTGTAAAAGAGTGTGGGTGGTTAAAGGATAGTTTCAATTTTGGACTAGACAATCTTGTGACTGACCTGAGTTACGGAGAACTCTTGGATTATTGGTACGAGGGTGAAAATTTCAGGGGGACAACACTTAAACGTATAGACCAAGAATTGGCAAGTTGTGTCGGTTTTGTAAGAAAAGCATTGAAAGACGGTCTTGATTCTATGGACTATGGATATTACACTAAAACAGTAAAAGTCACCGACTATTTAGATTTTGAGGAGAAAGATAAAACATGATTGTTACAATTTACAAAAACCAACTAGAATCAAGGTATTACGATATTGATTTAACTGAAGCAGATAAAATGTTCCTGCGACAACAAGGATATTTGTTATCTGCTGACCCAGAAGATAAGCTGAGCCGATACTCTAAACCTGACGCAATTAGTTATAGTAGCCCTGAATACAAGGCTTGGGAAGAATGTTATGATCAAGGTAATAGCTTTTCTCATGCGGATTATCCGGTATGGCATAGCAACGGAAAAGGTGATGTGACAGTAATCTTAACACCAGAACAACTTTCAGATTTGTGTTTTAATAAAAGCATTCTTCTAAACAAAGAATTGACAAAACAAACAATGAAGGTTAATCATCCATTAGAAGGATTGTTTGAAGATTTAACCAAGATTTTTGCAAATAATTTAGTTAAAGCGTTTAATAATAGCAAGGAGAATTAACATGGATAAATGTTTTATCTATTATGCACCTAAGTATAATTCACAAGGACGCTGTTGATGTAACTGTAAACACCAACAACCGTTATACTGTCACCCTTGGAACTCCGAAGGTTTGTGTGGACAGATGTCAACACAGGCTAAAGCAAGTAATGGAGAAAATTTGTTTGTATGCAGTGGATTTGGATTAGACAGATTAATTGTACAAGAACACGAGCACGGCCTGTGCGAATTACATCATTTTAAAACAAAAGGAGAATAAAATTGGAAGGTTCACCAAAGTTTAAAATTAATGACACTGTTCGTACAGGGAAATATAGTGGTTGTGTAAAGTATAAGGTTATTAATGTTTTCTGGTATGAAACAACAGACAGAACAAAACTACATAGTCAGTACAGATATACGTGTTGCGCAATAGACGAACCTGAACAAATCTGCCATTTCTTTGACTATCAGATTGAAGATGCAACTATTCTCTCTGATGAAGAAATGTTTAATAGTAAGTTTAGTGGTAAAACAGTTAGTTTTGTTGATATTGAACCTGACACTATAACTATCAGTATGACAGACGGGTCAATTATGAACTTCATTTGTCGCGGAGATGACGTGAGTTACATTGAATTTTATGATGAGAATGGTAAATAATTTATAAACAATAGGAGAATAAGTATTGGATTATGATAATCGATGTAAATTACTCAGGAGAGTATTAGAGGGCTATACACCAGAACAGTTATATAATAAGCTACAATCTTACCCAAAATGTGATAAACAACTGCCGATACTTAAGGAGAATAAAATTATGACAACTTTAACAATCAGTTCAAAATTAACTCAAACAACAATTATTGTAGATATTAAAAGCCAGAAATCGGTAGATTTAGGCATTGGTTTTATGTTGGATCATGCTGAGATTGCTAAAGAGGATGATACTTTAGTGTTAATGGAACACTTATGTATGAATGAACAACTAACAAATCTTGAAGTTTTAAATGAAATGTTGAAATTAGATTTTGTTGGTGAAAATATGGATATTTCTTTAACTTCCAATACTGTTAGGTCTTAAATTGTTAAAACCATTATTGATAATTTATTGATTTTATGTTATAATATAAAGGTGTCTTATAATTATTGGCCTACTTGACTTCGGTTAGGTAGGCTTTATTTTTATCTGTATACACATACTTTAATATCAACACCTTATCATTATTATTTAGAGGTGAGTTATGAGTGCTACTCTTCCAGATATCCAGATTGGGAACGATTGGGTTTCAATCAACGCTGCTACCGGAATTGCAGTTGGAACTGCGATGGCTATTCAAAACAAAAGTACTACATGGGTTTTATTGCAGGAAAGTACTGTCAAACCAAATATTTCTTCAAATAACGGAATTTTAATTACAGATTTGTTTCATCAAGAACCAAGTAAAGAGGTTTTATCAGGTTCTTTAGAGGTTTGGGCTAAATCTACAGTTGCCGATCGCCCAGCCATCCTTTCTGTTCAGATAGCATAAGAGGAACCTATGCCTATCGTGAATCCCTCTCAAATTCAGTCAGGATCTTCAGTTGTTTTACCTACAAGAAAAAAGTCTGAGGTTCTGTGGACAGGTTTGACAGGTAGAACTTTTGCAGCAAATACAGATATTAATTTAATTAATTATTTAAAAAACCTCCCTGCCCCAAACTCGGGAACTTTATTACCTTTCTTTAACACAACATCTGATAAACTAAATGCTTTTAATAGCAACACAACATTGACTTTTAAATTCTCTGTAGTTGGTAGTTGGTCAGGTGGATCAAGCAACAGATCACTTCAGTTGGATTTTACTAGTACTATTGGTAATAGATTAGTGGAATCACGTGATGCGGCTGTAACATCTGATAACATAACTCTGGCTACTTTCTTTAGTATTGATGTTAGTGGTAATATTGTTACTAATGGAACACCGATCATTGTTAAATCTAATGGTGGGATTTTCACAGTAAACACAATACTGTTAATTGCAGAACAGTCAACGACCCTTACCAACATATCGCCTGTTTAAATAATTAACAAAACATTTGATAATTTATTCTAAATGTGATAACATAGAATTATGTTCTCTTAATTTTATTTAACATTATGAATAATATCAATAATATTTCAAACCAAAACGGATTAAATGTTGAGGCTATGGATGGCCTCACTCTTGAAATGAAACAATTGCAAAAAGAATTTCAAGATGTTCCCACTGCTGTCAAAGTTGTTTTTGTTAAAATTTGTGATAAAACTATCATTGATCGTCAAGATTATTCCTTTACTTTAGAAGATGATGCTCGTTATTTTGCAGAAGATGTTGCAAAGATTGAAGTAGGGGTTGATTTGTATCTTTGGGAATCTTGTCATAAATCTATTGCAAATATTTATACTTTTACAGATCGCGATGATATTTTCCCAATGAAATATCGTATTTTAATTTACCCCGTGGAAAAATAATTTAAAATATTTTGTTATAACTCTTGACAATCTAGCAAAAAACTGATATACTTAATTTATAAGTTATACAAAATGATAGTTCTGACTTGCTCTCCTCAAGTCTCTTTCATTTCTCTTTCTTTATATCTCCTCATAATCTTCTTTTATATTCTCTTTCATATATTTCTCCTATTATGGGCCACTTCCGCAAGGTTGTGGCCTTTTCTTTTATCTATTATTTATCAAAAGTTTTATTGTGTCAAGCCTTATTTTATGTTTGACAGCATACAAAGTTTAGGTTAAAGTTTAATCATAAGTTAATGACATGGACACCAAAGAACATGAATTTTAGAAGCTTATGGTTTAAAATCAAAGGTTTAAAGTGCAGATTGTTTGGACACAGTTTCTTGTATCTTGATGATTATGTTGCTGATGCTAATCCGGAAGATTTAGGTTCTGTAGTTTTCAATATGTATATTTATACAGATAAAGAGTGCAAATCTTTCTGCTTGTGTTGTGGAAAACAAATAAATTATAAGTATCACTGCCTTGGTCTTAATCCACCAACCTATATTAAAACAGATATTAAAACACTTGACATAACACAGGACTTTGGCTACATTGAAGACATCTACAGAGCAACACCAGAAGATTTAGCGTTAGCTAAGATGTTAAACGAGGATCATTACAAGATCCTCAAGACACTCAACCCAAATGTTAAAGAATTATAGGAGAAATAAAATGGTAACAATGAAGCGTGGTAACGGTACAGAACCAGCATATCCAGTAGTTTGCCTAGATGGTTATGTATTTGGAGGCCTAACTAAGCGAGAGGTGTTTGCAATGAATGCTCCCGAAGTTCCATCTTGGTTTAGTGCAATGTGGTTCAAAGAGAATTGTCACGTAAAAGAATATTTTGAATTACCTGATCCCACATATGATGCAGATATGGCTATCCAAACAGCAGAAGGAAATGAAGCTGAATATTTTGCATGGCATACTTATTATGCCGATAAATTATTAAAACAATTGGAGAAATAAAATGAAATTATATGGTTTGTTCAGTTACAGCTATGATTGGTATGAATGGGAAGATTTAGTAGTTGTTTCAGACTCTGTTGATAAACTTAAAGATTACTATGTTAAACACCACAACGGAGGTGATGAACCACCGTTAGTAGACGAGTGTTTACACGAAAAATATGCATTCAAAGAATATCGACACTTTATGATCAAGGAAGTAGAATTTATTTAACAGGAGAACAACTATGCACGACAATTATGAAATCCACGATTTGGCAGAAGAACTGATGGAAAAATATTCTCATTATCAGTTGGCAAGACAGATGGTTCTAATGGAAATGAAGATTAAAGAGTTAACAAACAAAGTTGAAGGTTGTCTTGATAATCAGAATGCCTCTAAATCTTCACAGGATTGATTCTAAGAGGTTTTCTAACGGAATCTGATAAACCGTATAGGTTAATAACCAAAACAGACTAGAATGTGTTATAGGAGCAAATACAGAATGGCTTTAATTGATATGAATGTTTCAGAAATGGATTACTTTCAACTAAGAGCATTAGATGGGCACAGATTCAAGCGATTAGGCGAAACAGCAGTTATTGATAAACAAGGAAACATTGTACGTTTTACAATGGATTCAGAACAAAACACATTAAATCATTTATCTGGACAATCAAAACTGCGTGTCTTAACCGAATCTGATCCAGAAACAGATAAAGTTTATTTTGTTTGTGCCTTGATTGATAAATACCAACAAACTTTGGTTATTAGAGCAGGAGAAGTCTAAGTGGAAATGCTTCTAAGAAATTTTAAGTGGTATCGAAAAATGAAAGGCGGAAAATGGTGGTGGGTCAAGCATGATTTTCGGAAAACTACACCTGAATATTATTGGATGTGGTCTGGTGATACAATAAGTTTTCCAGAGTGGGATGGATTATATAGTGATGATACAGGTTCATTTAGCACTAAAAGTGGTTTCTACTGCCCATACTATGGTTGGGAAGATATGCAAAACACACCAACAGAATCTTATGGTGAAAACTAATGGAAACACAAAACATTAATTTATATTATCAACCAAAAGGTTCTATGTGCATTGTTTGCAAACATAGAGACCAAAACTGTTCCGATCTTCCATTTCATACTATGAAGAAACTGGAACAACAACACTGTCGAGTTATTGTTAAATGTTCTGAATTTGAAAGGGAAAGTAAAGAATGAAACGAGAAAGTGGTTGGTATCGAGTAACACACAAAGATATTAACACATGGCACATTCTATTCTATAATGCATATCAAGAAAAATGGTTGTACGGAATGGAATTTGTAGAGTTTGAAGATTTAGTTGTAGAAGAGAAAGTTATGGATTCCAATGGCACCTTGTGCTATAGTATTTAAAGCCCACAGAAACGATTCTGAGAGCATTCTATAGGATAACCCAATAAACCCTACAGACTAACTATCGAAATTGAACAGGATTGATTGTAGAGCGTTTTAGAGAAGTTAAGAGGATCATAAGAATCCTCTTGATTATTTTATGAATATATGGTATAATATGTATTATGGAGGTTTGAGATGGCAAGGATCAAATATGAATCTGTAGAAGACCTAGTTTCTGCTGTTAAATCTGGAAATTTGACAATAGATAACTTGAAGCGAATGTATTATGCATCTGAGAAAAAAGACCAACCAAGAACTCAGGTATACCGTGAAGCAATCTACATTTTATCCCTTGAGAAACTGAAAGAACAATGGGGTTAAAACACAAAAGTTGAAACTATCAAAAACTGCATCAAAGCCTTATATGACAAGGCTTGCAGCCAGATAAAATTTTCAAGAGTGGATGCTAATGGTTAGGGGTAGTAGTGGTTATTGGTTGATTAGTATTGTTGTTAGTTGGAGTTATAGTGGAGAAGATAATGTAGAAATCTATGTATTAGAAAGGACAGTATAAAAACCACTGATTTAGTCCTAAAAGGAGGGGGCTAAAATCGCGTTAACTATTGATTTTACTAGGATAATGACAAAATCTTTACCCCTATCTAGAGGGAGGTGTATTATGGGAGGTTTATTTGGTATATTTATTAGATAATTTAGATACTGATTACATTAGATTACTGATTCAAAGTTTAACACATACAAACATATATTATAATAAACTTAAGAGATTTGTTAGTATAGAAAATAGTATAGAAAGTATACTTAAAGAATTTATTATAATTAACGATAAAGAAAGGAAAGGTTTAAAGTGTTTAGTTACCAACATAGACAGAGCAGTGAAATATGATGCAACTGGTTTGTTTGTTTATAGAAAGAAAGATGTGTATTATCATAATCCCCAGAAAATCAGTGTTGGTGGTTTATGGAATGTAATAGATGCAATGGAAAATGCTGGTTTAGTAGATGTTTACATTGGTTATATGAAACTAGATGGTAACAATGAATATGTGGATGCTGTTAGATCATTTATAACTTTCAAACCAGAATTAACAGCACTGTTCTCTAAAGAAGGTAGGTTATCAGTTAAGTATGGTGATAACGATATTGTAGATATAATTGATCGATCAAAAACTAAAGATTCTGGTAAACGTGTTATTAAGGAGACTCGCAGAGTGGCAGGTGTAGCAGAGATTAAGAAGAATTTAATTCAGTTTAATAACCAACTAGCGCAAACGGTGTTCCACTTGAATGGAACTCCATTACCGCCACCAATTTACAAACGAGTATTCACTGATTCACTAGATTTCGCCGGAAGGTACTATTCAATCGATGGCAGGTATCAGTGTGTTAGCCAAGACATTCGGAAACACTTGTTTATCGATAATGAGAAAGTTTGTGAACTAGATTTCTCAAGCCTCCATCCAGCAATCTGCTATACTCTATCAGACGAAGGTATGGGAACAGATTTTAAACCATATGAGTGTGATACAAGTTTCTTGAATATTGATTATGATAAAATTGAACAACATAAAAATAAATACAACTTGGTGAAATATGAACCTGTGCGATCAATTTGCAAACAGGCCCTATTGTGTTCAATCAATGCAAAATCCATAGATGCTGCTTATATGGCAGTTGCCTATGAGTTATCGGAAGATGCAAAACGACCAGAACATAAAAAGAAATATGTTGGAATAAATAAACCTTTTCCTGCAAAACAGTTGTGTCAGGCTTTGTGTGATCATAATTATAAAATCGCACATTACTTCTTCAGTGATGCTGGGATTAAACTTCAAAATATTGACAGCAAGATTGCAGGATTAGTTATTGAAGAATTTCTTGTAGATGGGGAAGTTTTGTTGCCATACCATGATAGTTTCATAGTTAAAAGTTCGTTGTGTGATAAACTTGAGAAAGCTATGTTGAACGCATACATTGATGTTGTTGGGTCAAGGCGCAATTGTAGAATTGATAGAAAATATTGACAAATCTCTTGACATCTAATCTAGTAAGTTCAAGATGTAATTTATTTAAAAATGGAGAATAACGTGAATAGTGATTTTAAAAGTGAAAATTTATGGTTAATGCAAGGTAATTGTCTTGAGCGCATGAAAGAAATTCCTGATGAGTGTATTGATCTGATTCTTACAGATCCTCCATATGGGACTACCGCATGTAAGTGGGATTCAGTGCTTCCGCTTGAACCTATGTGGGATCAGTTGAGACGAGTCATTAAACCTAATGGGGTAATTATTATGACTGCTGCTCAACCTTTCACAAGCATCCTTGTGTGTAGCAATCTTGATATGTTTAAGTATGATTGGGTATGGGAGAAACCGTCTGCCAAAGGTCATCTAAACGCAAAGAAACAACCAATGAGAGCACACGAGAGTGTTCTAGTATTCTACAAAAAACAACCAACATACAACCCAATAATGACAGATGGACATGTGAGAAAGGTAAGTTTTAAGAGAAAAACACTAAGCAGTAATGTTTATAATAAGAATACAAGCGATACTTCTTATGATTCAACTAAAAGGTATCCGAGGAGTGTTCAACTAATAAAACAAGACACCCAAAAGAGTAGTCTACACCCAACACAAAAACCTGTTGAGTTGATGGAATATATGATCAAAACCTACACGGACGAAGGAGAGACTGTGCTTGATTTTACAATGGGGTCAGGAACCACGGGCATAGCCTGTGTTAATACAGGCCGTAAATTCGTAGGAATTGAATTAGATGGAGATTATTTTAACGTAGCAAAAGAGAGGATTATGGATAGTTTACAAAATCCTTGACACCATATCAATACCAACCTATACTGTACTTAACTCGAAAGGTTAGGGACATTATTTTTATTGATTCTAAGGAGAAACTATATGAATATTTTTGTATTTGGAAGCAATTTAGCTGGACGACATGGCAAAGGTGCAGCATTGTATGCTAGAAAGCATCATGGTGCAGTGTATGGGCAAGGAGTTGGCTTGCATGGTTCTTCCTATGCGATACCTACAAAGGATACAGTATTACGGACTTTACCATTAAATATTATTGAGGAATATGTTCAAGAATTCATCTGTTTTGCTGAAAACCATCCAAATTTAACGTTTCAAATAACAGCTATTGGTTGTGGACTTGCTGGTTACAAGGATTGGCAAATTGCACCGATGTTCAAGAACTGCCCCAAAAACTGTATATTGCCTGAACAATGGTTGCATTTTATTTATTGATATTAGGAGACTTTATGTTAGTCAAAGACTTAATAGAACAACTCGAACAATTTGAACCAACAGATGAAGTTGAATTCAATTTTAAAATAATACCTTTTCTGTAGAAACTGTTATCAAACAACAAGGAACAGATTTTGTTATTGCAGAATTGAATGGAAAACCAACACATGCTATGCACATTCTTGTTAAAGGTGTTATCCCAGAGGAATTGAAACGATGAAATTTATCAAAAAGATTATTCACAAAGTTAAATGTTACTATGGCTTTCATGAAGGTTTTCATGTTCATTTAAAAACAATTGATAATTATTCAGGCCATGAATTTCACAATGAAGTTGATCGTGCTGTCTGCAAACATTGCAAGCAAGAGTTTGAATATAATCCAGAAAAAGGGATAGGTTCTAAGGCTGATAAAGAGTTGGTTAGACCTTATTATCTAGAGTCAGTTAAGAATTTAGTAGAAGATCCAGAAAAACTATCAAGTGAAGATCGAATTTTAATCAAAATCTGCAATTCAGATTTGTATGAGTATAGTGAAATGTATGAAAAATGATGATTACACAATACTTTTAAGAATGGTAAAATCAATGGCGGATTTAGGCATAACAGACGTACCACACCTAGAAAAAGAACTTAGAAAAATTAGAGAACCAATAACAAAAGTTGTGCGAATTGAAACACAACCTTTGATTTTTATGGAGAAGAAATAGTTAAATTTAAGGATTATAATTTATGGCTTCAAATTACAGGAAGTTTAACGTCCACTGGTTAAAAGAACGTTATAAACAACGTGTAAAACAACAAATAGAAGATAATCCACACCTTGCACAGACAACAATTGTTTCTTTTAATCAGAGGAATCTTGTTAAGTTCAGAGATGAGTTGAGTTTCTTTAGTTCTTTGCTAGATATTGTGAGGTGTGGATGGTTCAGGTAACTTTAGGTATATCAAGAATGCACAAAAAGATTAAAGTTAAGAGTATTTCCTCTTGTACAAACACAACTTTCAAGGTTGGATATACAGATCCTAAAGAGGTAATATTTAACTGGTGTTTTATGATAGCACTTATTCCAACCTTTTCAGGCATGTTTTTAAGCCTTATGTCACTTTGGTTGATTGGCAGCAAAACATTAACATTAACTTTATGGTTTGGAAGTATATTTTGGATAACCGTATGGTCTGTTGTAGCTCTTGTTTATTTTGTTTATGAATTAATTAGAGGTAAAACGTGATATTCAAAGAAAATAGTTTCTTTGTAAGAGGTATGCTTGAAAGAACAGTGACAAATACAACATGGATATTGACATGTGTTGGAGTACCAGTCAGTTTTAGTATTAATAACCCTTTATTTAGCTTATTATTCTTATTATTGACAATATCCTTTCAAAGTTTAGGTTACTTTATTATAATTCCTAAAATAATCAAGAAGAACTTTAAGGATTCGGTATGAAGTTTAGAGAAGATGTATTACATAAGATTATAATACAGAAAACAATAGGTCTTGTTGTTATAACATTAATTTTCATTATCCTTTGTGATTTTGGTTTCAAAGAGATGTTAGAACCTTTCAGAATTTACCTTCTTGGTTTATTATTTATCTGGATTGTTTCTGTTGGGTTCATAATGTTTAAGAAGGTATAATATGAGATTTAGAGAAAACATTCAAAAAACAGAGGACAGGCTCGGATGGACACTTCTTACCGTGGTTTGGTTATTTGTTATAAACAGTATCTTTGGATTATTTTATGACCACCAACCTTTGTTTATGTACTATGTCCCTGTAATATTGATCTTAATCAATACCTTTGCTATACCTATGCTGAGCAGCATTTCATATGAGAATAATAGTTATGATTGAATTTAGAGAGGACTGCACAGGCCGATTTTTCAGTAGTGGTATGTTATCGGTAGCTATGTTACAACCTTTTGTTATTTATTGTATAGGATTATTAACAAAGAGTGAAGGTTTGTACTTCTTGCTTTATTTTACTATAACCTTCACATTATTAATTAGCGTAATATTAATATGTATGGCACATTCTAAGAGATATTTCTGGTATGACAATTAAAATATTCGAAGGTTCTAAGTTGCTGTTAAGGTTAAGAAACATAACAATAACAAGTGCAGTTCTTAACGTTTTGGTAGGGTTTCTTGGAATCTTCTTTCTTAAGGACAAAACAATTTACTATCAAATGCCATTTATGGTTTGCTTTTTGCTTGTTTTTGTTGTAATGTTATTCTTAGGAAAGAAAATATTTAAGGATTTAACAAATGATTAAATTTAAAGATAGCTATAATTTTAAAGCCGCGAAGCACTTTGCCCTATTATCCTATTTAGTTACAACATTAGGTGTATTTTAATGTGTTGTTTATTGTTTGGAGACAATTTAAAAGAGTTACAAAAGTATAAAGTACTTGAATGTTATATAGAAGATAGTGATAATAGGTGCATTCTGTGGAATATTGATTATAAAGAATCTGTATCAAATCTAAATGTTACTCAAGAACAGTATAAAGAATACTCTGTTAAAAATAGGTAAATTAATATACCATCCTTCATGGTCTTGGTGGGCACCTCTGCTGTTAGTTATAATAACCTCCTGTTGGGTAGGGTATACATTATGGTTCTGGACAGAAAAACTTCCCAATCTTTGAAAACAGCTTGACAAACAGATAACAGATACTTAGAACATAAAGTTTAAGAGTGATACATAATAGATCGAACAATATAGGAGAAAATATATGATCATTAAACACAAATCAGATATTAAGAACGTAGAGAATGAAGAAATCAAAGCCTTTCCAAAAGGATCAGGTTGGTTGTTAACAGCCTTGTTAATTGTTGCTTTCTTTGGTTATGGACATTACAAACAGGAATACAAACCAGCAGAAGTCAATATTCTAGATGCTTATAATATCTTAGAAGTTTACACGCTCAATGAAGTTTGTTATAATTCAGGATATTCAGCACGAACAGATGCTTCAGATTTATCAAAGATTGTTAAACGAATCAAATTTGTCGACTTTACAGACGGTGGAATGTTAACCTTTAACAATGATTTTCTTCAGAAGCGAATCTATGATAAACAGTTTCTAATTGAAAAAGCAATTGTTGATGGTGAGGTTCAAGGAGAAGAACTATTAGGTGCTTGCCAACAAGCTTCACAACAAGCAACCAATATCAGAGTTAATTTTAAGTAAGAGGTTATGATGAATACTTTTAGTTTCTGGAAACTTTATAAAAACCAATGGTCATGGAAGAATGAAGCGAAATCCACTATTATTATCTATATAGTTTCATTGCTATATGGTATCAGACAACTAAAGCTTTAGCATTTGCCGTTATCTGTTATAGTGTATATTATTTTGCAAAAGATGGAGATACTAGGTTTATTACACGTTATAATGAAATGATGGATTGGAGAAAATAATGAAAATTAAAGCAAACAAAGTCGTGTTTAGCAACAAAGATACATTTAGCCTTGATAGCGTTCTTGCTCCTGTTATTCTTGCAGGGTTGAAGAAATTCAAGAATGTTCTTGTTGAACGAAACAATAAAGGAAAAGTCTTTGGTGTTCCATCCGAGTTCTGTGGAGAGGAAGGTTCTGATATTGAACAAGGATTCAAGAAATGGCTAGAAACTTTAGATCAAATGATTTATGCTTTTGATGTCAATAACGAACCAGATATTTCTAAATATGATTTCAAATATGATTTGATTCCAGAAAACAAAGATTCACGAGGTCGAACATCTTATGGGATTAGTTGCACAAACAATGTTGAAAAAGAACGATATGAACAAGATATGGAAATTCATCAGTTGAAAGTTGATAATGGACTAAAACTGTTTGCAAAACATTTTCAAGATTTGTGGTGGTGATAGACTAATAGGAGAAAATAATGCTTGATATCAAAGAAAAATTAGCAGAAACGGTTGGTAAATTTACATGGGATTTTGGTCAGAATTTCTTTATTGAAACTGAATTTGGAAATTTTGTCTGGTCAGATCCTAGTTACGATGGTGATAACACAATCATTCGTTTTAATGGTTCAGTTTATGGTCGAAATAAAGGAGAATACATGATTGGTGACTTTTGTGGAAAAGATTTTGTATTTGTTTTATGATGAATATAATGCTTGACATTCTAGGTTAAAAGTGTTATCATTATTTGTGTGATAGGTTAGGAAGAAACAACCCCGATATGGTATCTTCTGGTTTTACATATTGTAGGGTGAGAACTGTCACGAAGAGTAGGTTGCTCGGATTGAAATATGCCCTACCCCTCAAGGTTATAGACCTTGTTCTGCAAGACAGAGATAAACAACTTAGGTTGATAAAAGGTATCCGAAACTTTAAATAATAATTATACACAAACTATATATATATTTAAAAATCATAAGAGGATTATTAAATGGAGAATATTAAACTTTCAAAACAGGACGCTGAAGCTTTTGTTTCAGCTTTAGAACAACCAATCCAACACAATGAACGTTTCATGAAAGCAGCGGCGCGCCACAAAGAAACCGCAGAACAGCTTGATTCAGTTATCAATGATGAAAATACTGATCCAGAGGATCGTGCTTTGTGTCAACTGTTGAAGTTCAGTGCAGAAGATTTCAAAGAAGGCCGTGTTATGTCAAGTTCAGAACTTCTGAATAAACTAAAACAACAACGGAACCTAGAATGACGACGGAATCAGAGTTGTTAATTAGTCGTTCAATTAAAAATAATCCAGACGAAAAGGTTTCATTAAGTTTCTCAGAACCAATTTCAGAAGAGGAAATTTTTATGATTTTGAAAAATGAATCAGGCTGTTTAGAAAGAGGTTGCCTTGAAGATGAACGACCAGACCTCTAAAGCAAAAGAGTTAGAACATACCGTTGTAGTGGTTGATGCTGAACGGATGGATCTCGCATTACAGTCAGGACAAACACAAGTTCCTGCGGGAATGAATAGAGAAGATAAACGTGCGTTTATTTTAGCACAAGACTTTAAAGATAAAGTCGAAGCTAATAGAGGTCACTCTGAAGGCCACGAGCCTTTAGGTGGAATCTTAGCAGGGAAAACAGAAGAGCAAGATAATAGTTTCTTTCAAGATCTTAAAACATCATTAGAGGAAGCTATTGAAATAAGTAAAATGTTAAAAGGACAACCTGTTACAGGAACAACAAGAGAAGAACGAATTCAGTGTATGCGGGATATTCAGTTATCTGAACAAGATTTGAATATGCTAATTCAGCACTCACAAGAACCTTCTTTTGAGATTCCATCAGGTTTAGATAGAGAGCAACGTAGGGAGTTTTGCAAGAAAATGTTGAATGAAGAAGATTGGACTAACATTTAAACGATATTGGGATGTTTAGTGGATAAGATTCTGTTTACAGATCAAGAAAGAAAAGATTGCTTTAAAACTTTAGAACAATCTAGGAAACAAAGAAAAGAACATCTAAGACGTAAGCGTAAAAAGAGGTAGTTTAAAGATTTGCTGTAAAGAGCATATTAGAGTGGCTATGCTCTATAAATTATAAGATGCCATCCACGCTGCGCATGTGTAGCCAGATCGTAAGGGTCAAGATTCACAGGCTAGGAAGTGGCTAGCCAACTAATCAAATAGACAATCAATCAAGAAGGAAATCAGGTATGTTTACATTAAAATTTATTTCAAGTTTCGATAATGGTTTAACCCAAGACGTTGTATGTTGTCATCATTACTGTATTGATACAAAGTTTATGACTCCTAACGGAGAAACACATACAGATGGGAAACGAATCTTCCGTTTACATAACGGACAAATGCAAGAGTTTGTTGATGGTGTATGGCAAGATGCATTTTATCTTTCTCATTCTGCTTTAGAAAATATCTATCCTATTACCAAAAACAATTATAAAGACTTCAATTGTGTTTTTGAAGTAACGATCTATAAAGACATGACCAAAACAGAAGGCGTGAGTTATCATGTTTCAGAACACCCTTTGGAAGTTCCACATCATCAGGTTTGTTATGTAGAAAATGTTCATGGAAAAACAATTGAACGTTTTGGAAGTTTGCCTAAGAAATAAGAGAGTATATGAAATTAAATAGTCCAGAAACAAATCACAAGATGTTTACAGATAGTATAACTAATTTTATTGGTTGTTCTTTAAAGGAAGCAGAACTGTGTGAAAATAAGAGTATTTTAAATCTTATAAGTTTAGCAATTAAGTCTGAATCTTTTCATAAGACAATTAATACCAATATGACTTTATTTGACTATATTGAATGTATAAAGGAATTGAACAATTAGAATCAACAAATCCTATAACTTTAGCTCTCATATTTCAACGGTAAAGTGATTGAAATTATAATCTATTGTTGTAGGATTCTATTTAAAAGCCTTACTGTCAGTTGATGGTAGGGCTGTTTTTGTATCAGAACAACAGAAATATTGAGGAATTTATGTTTAGCTTAATCTTTGGTTTCATTAAAGAAAACTACAAAATAATTTTTGTTTTCGTATTAGTATCAGTTATAACACTTCAGAATATACATATTCACAACCTAAAATCTACCATAAAATCAAAAGAATCAGAAGTCGCAGCTTTGAATATAGAACTAAAAACATCGAATGAATCTAATAAAACTTTGAGAGACAATCTTGATCTTCAGAATCACCAGTTAACCCAACTTCAGCAACATCAAAAACAACAACAACAAGAACAAAAGGAATTGTTGAATATTGCACAACAAGAAGCTGTCCAGAAAGCATTAGAATTGAACGACTATATTAACAACAAACAAAACTTGACAGGAAATATCTGTGTTGATATTCTTGGTGAATTGTCAAAGATAGGAGAATAACATGAAATATTGGATAGTGTGTTGTCTATTATTTCTTGCAGGATGTTCTACAGCAGAGCCAACAATCAAGGTTGAAACACAAATTGTTAAAGTTCCGGTTGTGATTAATTGCATAAACAAAGCAGATATTCCTGTTAAAGAAAATTATGTAACAATCAAAATCAAGAAACAAGATGATCCCGTTGTTAAGATTAGAAAGTTGAATGCTTTGACGACACAACAAGACGATTATAACAAGTTGTTATTGGGTTTACTGAATAACTGTTCAGAAATGAATAAAATAGATTAAATAATCTTTAAATTCATAAGTTGTTGAAAATACAACTTGAATATTTTATTTAAATATGATATAATTAATAAATTGAAATAGGAGAAGTCTTTATGGCTTCTCTTTTGTTATTTGTAAAAGAGGAATTTATGGCAAACAAAGTCACACCCCTCAGTCCAAAACGTAAAAAAGGGCGTCCTAATAAAGTAGTCCAACAAATTATTAACTTGGAAAGAAAAATCTTTGCAGCACGAGAGAAAGTTATTGATGCTCAACCTGAAGCTATTGAAACTGTCTTAGATTTAATGAAAGACGTGAAAGCACCTCCTCAAGTGAGATTGAGTTCAGCTAAAGAAATCTTAGGCTATGGTGCTCAACTTTATCAGCAATTGGTTGAATCAGAACAAGAAGATTCAGTAGAACAAGAAGAAACACCCCAAGAACAAACAGAGAAAACAGAAACCAATGTTATTGATTGGGGAGAGTTTGGAAATTTAGCAAATAATAAATAATAGGAGGAAATTTGGCACAGAAATTAGGGCCAGCTTCCTTAAAACAAGCACAATTTTTAAGTAGCACATCTGATATAACTGTGTTTGGTGGAGCTAAAGTCGCATAAGTGGTTCCACATAAAATAACCCTGCTAATTCGGTGAAACCTTAACATTTAGGATGAAGGCAATACCGAGCCGAACGATTAAATTCGTGGGTGTAACGATCAATCGTGATGAGTGTAGCGATGTAGGACTCAAGTGAGTTCGAAACGTAGGGCCATTGGCATTATTGTTGATGGAAGATATGATCTGAACTTTATAGAAATATAAAGAACTATATCGGAAACGGGTATAGTGTAACATTAAATGGCTGGTAGCGGCAAGTCATATTTAGGATATATGAGTTTCCTTCCATATATTAATGACCCTAAATTGCGCGGTATGGTTATTCGTAGAACTATCCCTATGATTACAAAACCAGGCGCTGTAGCAGACTCTATGTATGCAATGTATAAAGATGTTTGCCCAAAAGTTAAATATTTATCAAAAGCAATGAAATTCATATTCCCCTCTGGTGCTGAAGTTCAAATGGGTGGCTTAGAGTATAAAATTTGTACCTTCAATCAGAAATGATTGTCGAATAACCTATCTAAACGGGGAAACTCCTTGACAATAAGGACAATCCCGTGCTAAAATACCTTACGAATAATAGTAGGAGGTTCTATAATGAAAGTTAAAAATCTAGATTTTCTTGGGTATCCCAGATATCAAGTTACCGACAATGGCAGTGTTGTTAACATTAAAACTGGAAGGGTGTTAAGTCAATTTCTGTGTGGATTAAAGAGAGCACAATACTATTGTGTTAAGCTATACAATGACACTGGCGCAAAAACCTTTAAAGTTCATCGTCTGGTAGCAGAAGCATTTATATCAGAAATACCAAAAGGTATGTGTGTAAATCACATAGATGGTAATAAATTAAATAATAAAGTCTGTAACTTAGAAATCGTAACCTACAGTCAAAACACACAACACGCTAGAGATGTAGGTTTATACGAAAAGAATATTTCAGACGATAAAGTTGTAGAAGTATGTACACTTATTTGTGAAGGGTACAGACTCACAGATGTATCAAAGATTACAGGTGTGAGTTATGCAACCGTTATGGATATATTTAGACGGTGGTCTTACAAGACGCTTACTACAAAATTTAATTTAGAAGCTATAAAAAGAGAAGATCGATTATCTATCGATAAGGTTGAGTCAATATGTGCAAAATTACAAGAAATGGAATGTATATCTAAAATATCATTTGATTGTAATTGTAAGGAAGACACAGTCTTAGCTATAAAAGATAGGAAACTTTATTGTAGAACCTCTGCTAAATTCAATTGGTAGAAACGCCTAACGACTATCGAAAACACAACCTACGTGGTCGGAAGTGAGTAGAGTAGAGTGCAAGCTTATGGTACTCGAAACGATAGGAACCTTAACAGTCACAATGTGAGCTGAAGGTTGTGATATAGTCTGAACTTCTATAGTAATATAGAGCAGCAGCCGTGGTAATTCGGTGATGCGGGGATGATTGTTGCGAGTCATCTTGAACATAATTGGAAAAAGATAAGTATAATTACCAAGGAAGTCAGCTTGGATTAGTGTTGATAGATGAAGGTCAACAGCTTTTAGAATCACAGGTCGTGTATCTGATTTCGCGTATGCGTACCGATGCTGATATGCAACCAAGAATGCTTATCACATGTAACCCCGAAACAAATTCCTATCTCAGACATTGGTTGCAAGGTGCTGGATACTTAGATGAAAACAATTACGGTATCCCACATGAACATATGTCTAACGTAGAAAAATACTTTATCCGCCAAGGAAATGATATGATTTGGCGAGATACAAGAGAAGAATTATTGGAAGAGTTTGGTGCTGATTGTGGCCCAATGAGTTTTCGCTTTATTTCGGCTACATGTGAAGACAACCCTGTCCTGTTAGAACGTGATCCCACTTATTTATCTAAACTGAAAAACCTTCCACGAATTGAAATGATGCGACTCTTGAAGGGTGCTTGGTTAGTTAATGAGGAATCTTCTGGTTTCTTTAAAAGAGAATGGATCACCACTATCACAATTAATGATATTCCAGAATTAACAAAAATTGTCAGAGCATATGACTTAGCTGGATCACTACCTTCTGAAAAATATCCAGACCCCGACTGGACTGTTGGTGTTTTGATGGGACAAGACAGTACAGGAAATATTTATGTGTTGGATATGGTTCGTTATAGACAACGCGCCGCAGTAGTACAGGATAATATTATTAACCAAGGTCATGAAGACGTTAAAGATTGGGGTGATACTCATATTGTTATTCCAGAGGATGCCGGTGCAGCAGGAAAACAAGCATGTGACCAGATGTTAGGTGCTCTTATGAAGGAAGGTCTTAACGTTAAACGAAATAAAATGTCTAATGTTAAGAACAGAAAACTTAAAAACTTTGAACCATTCTGTGTAGCAGCAGAGAATAAGATGATTTATATGTTGAAAGGTGACTGGAATGAGTCTTGGCTTCACGAATTAGAAGTGTTTGATCCAGCTGATAGGTCTAATCACGACGATATTGTGGACGCTACCGCAGATTCCTTTAACTTCTTAGCTACACGAAAAATCCACAAGGCACCTATAATGCCAAGAGTTAATGCACCAACAGCAAAATTTTATCACGCGAACCTATAAATATTGTTTTAATCTAAGAGGAAATCAATGTCCTTACCTGAACAACCTAGAAAACGAGGTCGTCCCCGCAAAAACCCTGTTGTTGTAGAAAAAGCAGGGAACAGCAATGTTTCAACTTCACGGTTGCGAATGTCAGAGATGGGGACATTGGCCTTATCTCAAATTCGCGTTGATGCAGAGTCTATGGCTCCACGAGAATTAAAATGGCCTAATTGCGTTAGAACTTTTACTTCAATGAAACAAGATGAGAGTGTGAGTCAAGGACTTAACCTCAAGTATATGTTTATTGAAAAGGCATTTTATACATGGAGTGTTATTCCAAAACAAGGTTCCAAGAAGTCCAAAGAAGCAGCAGATTTTGTTACATGGTGCTTGAACAATATGGATTCTGGAACAGTAAGACAAATGGCTCGTAGTGCTGCAACTTTTAACGAATATGGTTTTAGTGTGTTAGAAAAAGTATTCACATTAGTAACCTCCGGTAAGTATGCAGGAAAATATAAAATAAAGAAGTTGGCTTCAAGACCCCAAGCAAGTTTGGATGCAGCAGAACCATTTACTTTTGTTGATGGTGGTAAAGAAATACTTAGCATTAACCAAAATCCTAGTTATTTTAAAAATAGTTCTGGTGTTCTACAAACATTCTATCCTGCATTAAACGATCAAGGTAAAATATCAATCCCTTTTAATAAATGTATGATCTTTGCATATAATGCAACAGAGTCTAATCCTTTCGGGGAATCACCTCTTTATGGTTGTTATAAAGCATGGAGAGAAAAAGTTCTTATTCAGAACTATGAAGTAATCGGCGCAGCGCGAGATCTGGGTTAACATATAGCCCCTCTAATCAGTAATGATTAAAGCAAACCTATCTAATTCGGTGAAACTCCAGACAACACTGGACAATACCGAGCGAAGCATGTATACTACTTCCGAAAAGTCAGTAGGAGGTACAAATGTTTAAATACTACAAAGAATATGGAATACGGTGTGATGAAACCGGAAGAGTTTTAGGTAAATCTGGAAAATACATGAATGGTCAGATAGATAAGAAAGGTTATCTGAACATATGTGTATATTTAGGTAATTATAAATCAAAAACAATAAAAGTTCATAGAATTGTAGCTGAATTGTTTGTGTATAATCCTGACCCAGAGACACTCACACAGGTCAATCATATTGACGGAAATAAACTAAACAATTGTTATAAAAACTTAGAATGGGTTACACCTAAACAAAACTCAGTACATGCTGTAGAAGTACTTAAAAAGGGTGTCTGTGAAACTCATTCTAAAGCAACTATGACTAACGAGACAGTATTGAAAATTGCTGAACTTCTGATGCAAGGATATCGTAACGTAGATATTGAACGTATTATAGGTGTCAGAAAGATCCTTGTTGGAAGAATTAGGCAGAAAAAATGTTGGTCTACATTAACTGCTAATTTTAACTTCCCTCCGGATACAAAAAGTTGTATATCGGACAATACTGTTATTTGGGTAGCTCATAAACTGCAAGAAGGGTATTCAACTAAACAAATCAGGGAACTTTCCAACTTTAAAGTAGGTAAAAGATTAATCAATAATATAAAGTTTAGAAGATACCGTCCGTGGTTAACTGAAAAGTTTAATTTCTAAGTAAATAATTGTAGTATACATGAACGCGTAACGACTATCGAAAACACATAGAAATATGGAAGTGAGTAGAGTAGGATATAAGCTAATGATATCCGAAATGGTAGGAACCCTAACATTTAAAGATGAGGGTTAAGATATAGTCTGGACTGCATGGCAACATGCAGCAGTTCATAAGAGAACGGGAGAGGTCTTGCGAACCTCTCTGAACATATCGGGTATTTTGGAGCTTAAGGTTCCATCTGATATTTTGAACAAAGCAGCGTTAGACCCATCATCCGCTGAAGCTGAGTTTGTGCAAGGTTTGATGCGAGATGCAGCAAATGCTCACGCTGGTGAACAAGCATTCTTTATGTTGCCGTCTGATACAGAAGGTGGGCACGAACTTTATAAGATGACATTGAAAGGTGTTGATGGTGGTAGCAAAATGTTTAATACCACCGAATTAATCAATGTTCGCCACAAAGCTATTCTGGACTGTTTGGGTGCTGGTTTTATTAATTTAGGTAATGATTCTAACGGTAGTTATGCATTATCTGAAGGAAAGCAAAGTCTCCATGCTCATTATGTAGAACGAGATGTAGATACAATCTGTGAACAAATCAATGTTGATTTGATTCCTCAATTGCTAGCATTGAACAGCATCTATTTAGAAGATGACGAAATGCCTAAGTTCCAAGCAGGAATGATCGAAGATGTGGACTTGCAAGTATTCAGTGCGGCAGTTCAGCGCATGGGTGCAGCAGGTTATCTTCCACGCACTAAAGAAGTTATCAATAAGGTTCTGGAAGTGATGGGCATTGATTGGAAACTTACTAATCAGACTCAGGAAGAAATTCTAGAATTAGTCGGTAAACCAACAACACGTGCCGGTGACGGAATGGCAAAAGGAAGCCTAAACGGAACATCTGACGACCTCGCATCAAGTGATAACTCAGTTTCTAATGCTGCAAGAGAGACAGTTTAAACTATAAATTAAAGGTTTTCAGTATTATTTGTTAGAATATTTGATAAATTTATTGTTAACCTCTTGATTTTTTAATTAAAGTATGATACAATTATATTCAGTTGTTTATAGTTGGTTATATTTCATACTTTCTAACAAACAAAGGTATAAATGAATAAAAGTTTATTAGAAGGATTGACCGCCCTCATTCAAAAACACTTCGGACAAACAAATCAACAACTCACACAAATCAATAAGTTCAATGAAGAACAAATGATTGCCATCGAACCTCTATATTGTAAACCTTTAGAGTCGGATGCACACGACCAAGGTATGACAGAAGAAGAGATTCGTAAAATGGTTGATAACATTAACCAAAATATTGACAAGATTTCCGGTAATATCGGGCATGTTTTTAATACTGACGGTTTTTATTTTGTTAAGGCATGGGTTAATGAGTGTGATTGTATGATTGGCACTGAATTTGTCCCTGAAGGTCAGCCAATTATTAAAGTTCAATTCACAGATGAAACTTTATGGGATATGCGCAAGACAGGGCAATTACAAGGTTTGTCAATCGGTGCATTAGGAACTATTGTAGATAACCCAGAAGTTAATGAGGAATAATGCAACCAAAACAATTAATTAAAGATGTCACATTTGATTTTGAAGCAGATAAAACATCGTGTGGCCCACATATTGCTTATACACTACCATCTCAGGGTGGAGCAGCTTCAGGTTTGAATGTAAGTTACTTATTTAAATCAGAAGATGTTTCTGAAACTACAATTAAAGAAGCACAGGAAATCAAAAAAGCAATGAATATGCAGAAAAAGAAATCTCTGCTCCGCCAAGCACTTGTTGATAGCTATTGTGACAAAGATGAGTGGTTGTGTGTAGAAGATTGGAATGATACTGAAGTTTTCTTCTCTATGGGTGATTGGGATTCATTCCATATGTTGGTTACTTCTTATACTGAATCACCAGAAGGTATTTTTAAAGTAGGTGATACTGCTAAACCTGTGGTTGAAGTATTTGATTATGTAGCTGTAGAAGGAAAACTGAAACTTTCCGAAGAAGCAGAAAGTAAATTGGAATCTGGTGTATATGAAATTGTTATGAAAGCAATCTCTACCCCAGAGGCACAAGAAAAACTGTCTAAACAGTTAAATAAGAGCGTAACACCTGAAGTTAAACCAGAAGTTGAACCACAACAACCTGAAATGGAGAATTTAGTGGAACAAAAAGATATCCTTAAATCTTCCGAAGTTCAAGCACTGATTGCTGCTGAGATTGCTAAAGCAACTCAACAACAAAATGCACGAATTGAAGAACTTGAAAAAGCACGACAAGAGCTGATCAAACAACAAGAAGAAACTGAAAAAGCACAAATGCTTGAAGTGTTTAAAGGTTATTCTTTTGTTTCTGAAGAAGAAGCTGTTGCCTTGACTGAAAAACTGTTTAAGTCCGAAGCATCTGTTCTGGTAATGGATATTTTGGAAAAAGCAAAAGATGCTATGTCAACTCTGGCTTCCGAGGAAGTAGGTGTTGAAGCAGAAGTTCAATTAGATACCAACTTGGAAAAATCCAAGTCCCGTGTTGCTGAAATCCTGAAAGCCCGCAAATCTGCTAAGAAATAATAGAGGAAAATATAATGACTTTAATCGCAACTCGTAAAACCAAAGTTGGTGATGTTGTTAAGCACGAGTACATGCCTTCTACTGGTTATTGCCGTCAGAAAACAAAAGTAACCGTAGCTGCCGGTATGGCTGTTGGTGCACTGCTGAAAGCAGGTGTTGGTAAATTAGAGTGGGCTGCTAAAGCTGATGCTGATAACGTAGTAGCTGTTCTTATTGATGACCGTGTTTATGATTTGACTGCTGCTGACCATGATTTGGTTTCTTTTGCTCGTGGCCCTGCTCAGGTTGGTGAAACTTTCCTGAAATTTAGTGATGGTGGCGTAACTGATACTGCTGATTTTGCTAAAGCTGTAGTAGCGCTGGCTAAAGTTGGCATCGAAGTAGTTCCTCAAGTATAATAACAATAACGGAGATTTTTCACAATGGCACAAACTCATAGTTTTACTAATGCTAACCAGATTACCGACTGGACTCAGGAAATTCTTGAACTTGATAATCTGTTTGGTTTTATCCGTAATCAGAACTACTTCCGCACTCAACCAACCTCTCAAACTTCAATCACTTTTGACCGCATTGAGAATGATATCAAGGTTCTGGGTCAAGCTGACCGCCGACTGAACGTAGGTGAAGCAGGTAAAGACCGTTCTGTTAAGACTCTGGCTCTGGCACTGCCTTACTTCAAGCATTTTGATAATATTACTGTTCAAGACATTCAAGACCAACGTCGTCCTGGTGAAGCTGATATGGCTGAAGCACTGGATCGCGTTCGTGCTGAGAAGCTGATGGATCTGCGTCTTAACATGGATCAAACCCACGAATACCTGCAATTCTCTGCTCTGACTGGTGTTACCAAAGACTGTAACGATGTTACTATTGCTGATATGTATACTGAGTTCGGTATCGCTAAAGAAACCGTAGATCTGGATACCGGTAACGTAGGCGTAGATCTGGATAAGAAATTGGCAGAAGTTAAGCGCAAGATCGCTGGTGCGGGTAAAGGTCATCGTGTAACCGGTATCGACTTCATTCTGGACTACGCACTGTTTGATGAAATTATTGCAAACCCTAAATTCCGTGAAGTATACAACATGTATATTAACTCCGGTGTTCAGCGTCTGCGTGATGATTTGTCATCTTACTTTGATTTTGGTGTAGTAGATTTCTTCGAACACCGTGGTATCCGTTTCATTGCTTATAACCCAAGTTTTGACACTGTGGCGGGTACTAAGCAGGTTCTGGGTGCTGGTACTGGTATTGCTATTCCTCGTAATACCGATGGTCTGTATCGTGGTTACTACGGCCCAGCAAACAAACTGTCTCTGGCTAATCAGGGTGGTAGTGAAATGTTTGCATTCGAGTTCCGTTCTATGGATGATACTCAACACCGTATGGAAGTTGAATCTAGTCCTCTGTATTTTGCAACTAAACCTGCAACAATTGTACATTTGACTTAATAAAAACATAAGTTGTGATAATAAGCCGCCCCCTGAAAAGGGTGGCGGTTTCTTTGTTTATGGAGATTAGATGTATACCTATAACGAACAATACAAGATTTTAAAAGCCTATGATGCTCGCAGTTTTATTTTAGGTTTGAAAGAAGTTTGCAATATTAATATTGATTTGGAAAAAAGCTATATTGGTTCAATGTTCAATTACCAGTTGGTGGTTGACGATGAAATTGTTATCCTATATGACCGCACAACATTTATGGACTGGATTTGTTCTAAAGTTGATGTTATGAAAGATAATGGTCGTTCATATCTGACATCACTGGACTATCAATTAACATTAAATTCTGAACCAGTTAAGACCAAAAAAGAAACAGTTGTTGATTCTAAAGTTGAAGATGTTCAAGAAGAACAAGAAAATACAGAACAAACAACCAAAAAACCTCGTGGCAGAAAAACTGCAAAATAATTTAATAAACTATTGAATATTTTTAGTTTTAATGTTATAATTATTTGTTATCTGAGGATTCAATGACACATCAAGAAAGAATGGATTATATTAGAATAATCCTCGGAGGCATAGACCAAACTGCATTACCAGATGCAACATTAAACCTATTCCTTACTCGTTGGGAACTATATTTCAAAGTTGACCAACATCCAGAAAAAGAACCTTTAGTTTTATGGAACACATGTGTTTCCTGCCTTGAATGGTTAATTGCTAAGTCTACAATTAACGGGGAGAATTATACATCTCGTTCAGAAAAGATAGGTGACGAACAAATTACTGTTAGCGGTGGCTCACAAATCGATGCTTGGAAGAATCTCCTAGATTATATCACAGAAAATCCAGAATACGTTGATCCAACACTTTCTGCTCGTGGTTTAACAGTTATTGTTGGTGGTGTCAGACAGTCTATTGTGGATAGTGTTATGCGTGATCCAGATAGTCGTGGTTGGAACAAGGTTGATAGTGTAGTTGAGTATGGTAATCGTAGTTGGACAAGAGATACAGATTATATCTATCACTTGAGGAATTATGATTAAACTCCGAGGAAAAACAAAAACTGATTTTAGTGGATTAAGACGTTTTGAAAAAAGATTGAAGTCTTTAGTATCAAAACAAATAGAAACAGGTTTCTTTGATGATCCACACTATTCAGGTTTAACAACTGCACAACTAATGACAATTCATGAGTTTGGTTACAATAATCTTCCTCAACGAAATGTTATGTTATCAAGTTCTCTTTCCTTTCGTTATGACCTGCCTAAGATTGTAAAGCAGATTTATAATGACGTTGTTATTCGTGGTTCTAATCCTGAAATTAAGTTAAAGCAGTTAGGAAAAAGATACGAACAAACAATTAAGTTTACTATTGATGCAGGGACTTTTAGCAACCCAAAAGTTTCAGCAGACTGGGCAAAGGTTAAGGGTTTCGACAGTGCGATGATCCATTTTGGAAGCCTACAAGAAAGTGTTAGAAGTGTAGTAACTCAATCACCTTATAGTTTTAACACAAGGAGTAGGTAGTGGATGGCATGTAAAGAAAAAGATAGTTTCATAGGTTGGAAATCCAAGGATGGTGCTCTTGAAGTAACAGGCGTATATTCAAAAGGCAATGGTAAAATAGCACTATACAAAGTGGTATGTAATGTTTGTGCGAAAGATAAAGAATTATTCCCAAATGAATATTTTGTAATGCAGAAAGGGCACTTGTTAAGAGGACACAAACCATGCGGTTGTGCAAAAAAGCCAAAATGGACAAAAGATCAAAATTTACTGAGAGCTTCTAGGGTAGGAGATGAATTAGGTTTTGTTGTAATTGGTTTAGAATCTACCTATATAGATTCCAGTTCAAAGTTAAAATGTATTTGTACAAAACATAAACATGTTTGGTCAACCAGTATAGCTAACACAGTAAACAATAGACAAGGTTGCAAATTATGTAGTGTAGATAAACAACGTAATACATTATCATCTGTTATAGAGAGGTGTGATAATATATGCGCGGATTATGGATATAGTCCAGTAGGTTTTGTAAATGGGTACACTAATAGTAACTCAAAATTCACATATGTATGCCCATTACATGGCGAACATTCCGTAGCGTATATTAAATTAATATCTGGACAACGCTGCCCACATTGCCAAAAAGAAAAACGAAAAAGACAAAACGGCTTTCACGGATTCTATGTAAATAGAGAAAATGACAATGACTTTCTCTATATCATGAACTTTGATAATAAATTTATCAAGGTCGGAAGATCTTTTGATGTTAATCATAGAGTTACTCAACTTAAATCCGATTCCGGTATTGGTAATGTTAAAATACTTAAAATTATTAACGGTATACATAAAGACATTTTTAACTTAGAACAAAATCTTCATGATGAATTAATTTCTTCTGGTTTTTGGAAACCGACAGATTGGAGCACAGAAACTTTTAGCTTAGACTGTATAGGCTTACTGGAACACCTACTAAGAGGTGAAATATGAAGACTTATAGACTGTTGGGTAACTTCAAAGATATCCCTCAAGTTACACTAAATGGTAGATCCAGAATATCTCATAAAGATCCTGATAGCCCGTTTGAGAACGTAGGTAATGAGATTGTATACTCAGCTAAGTCTTTGAAAAACTGCAATATACAGCCATTATCTGGTCGATCTCTTCGAGATTACGAGAATCTAATCGGCCCAGAAGGTTTTAAAAACGTTGAAGCCTATTATCTTTATACTTCCACAAAATTAGTTGTTGGTGTTGAAGGGACAGGGATTCTAAGTGACCAAGTTGAATTAGAGAGTGTTACCGGACTTAATTTGTGGTTTACAGTTTTACGCGCATTTGTTCATAACTATACTAGTGTTCAACGTTATAAATATCTTGTAATTCTTGATACTACTCAAATTTAGGAGGTCAATTGCCAACAAGTTTAATTGAAAACCTCTTGAATAAATTGGGTAGTTTTATTAAAGAAGTCACAAACAGAAAATTAATATTGGTTGGTGAAGGGGTTATTCCTAAACAAACAGAACCTTATTGTATGTTAGAAGAATCTACGGCTGGTTCACCAACTTGGTATACACACGAAGCATATGACCCAACAACAGGCTTAATTCATCTTGCTTATAGTGGAACAGTTTCAATTATTGTAACAACAGCAAAAGATGATCCTGTTGGAACAGTTAATCGTAGAACTGCTTTAGGTGATGCAATAAAAATTGTTAATGCCTTCCAATTACCTTTCATAAATTATAAGTATTTCTCAAATGGAGATATTGCTTATTCTTCTAGCACCAACCCACTAAAACAAAAAGTTACCCTTGACTCACAAACTTACGAAAATCGTGCAAGATTTGTTGTTAATTTTAATGTTTGCTGGACAAACAACGACTACGGAAGTTTCGAAGAAGTTGAGAAGGTCAGAGTTACAAGTAATGTTACTGATGCAGATAGTGTCGTAACTGTTATTTCAGAAACACAAATATAATCCATTTGGAGGATTTACATGGCTTTTCGCCCAGAGGTGGTAGATGTTGTAGTAAGTCTTGGGACTTCACAAATCGAACAGGTCGGTTTCGAAGTTCCGTTGTTTGCTACACCAACCAATTTATTTACAGAACGTGTTCGTAGTTATTCAACCTTAGATTCAATTGTTTCAGATGGTTTTGCTGTAGGTTCTCCGGTTCATCGTTGGGCAGAAAATGTGTTTGCAGGAAAGTTTGCACCATCTTCTGTTAAAATTGGACGGATGGCTTATACTAACACCAAAGTTACTTTTAATCAAACAAATTATTCTGGTGTTCTGACACTTAATATTACTGTTAAAACATCAAGTAGTGTTTTTACTAAGAGTATTTCAACAACTAGTCTTTCCGCTGCAACAAGTGCTACTGATGCAGCTACTGCTATGATGACAGCCATTGAAGCTGATAATGACATTAAAGATTTAGTTACATCTACTGTTTCAGCAGAAGTATTAACTATTGCACCAACTGCTAATGATTTAGTTTCTGTTGGTTATGCAATGGAAAATCAATATCTGATTAGCAATACAGGCACAGAAACTGTTGCCGTAGCATTGCCATTAATTGCAGCAGAAGATAACAACTGGTATTTCCTCTCAACAGAAAGCCATACTGATACTGATATTAAAGCAGCGGCAGCTTATGCAGCAGCAGCCACACCTAAGCGTATGCACGTTTATAGTTCTGCTAATGCAGATATTATGAATGCTTCTTTGACTACAGATATTGCAAGCGAACTGAAAGCACAAGCTTATGATACTTCATGTGGTTTCTATTCTGAAACAGCAGATAGTGATTGGAGTGAAGGTGGTGTTGTTGGCGCTATTGCAGCAATTGACCCAAGCTTTGGTGAAACGTTGCACCTTAAGACTATGCCTTCTATTCCTGTTTCTAAACTGTCACTGACACAACAAGAAGCTATTTGGAATAAAAACTGCAACTTCTACAAGCAAGTCAAAGGTGTTAATGTCGTCTGGGAAGGCAAGTGCGCCTCTGGGGAATATTTCGATACTATTCGCTTTAGCCACTGGTTAGCAGCAAAAATTGATGAAAGTTTATTTGGTTACTTATATCGCCAATCAAACCTTGGTCAAAGTATCAAGATGTCAGATGATGATTTGCCAGTTCTGAAACAAGTATTGCAGAATGACCCATTAAACGTAGCAATCCGTAATGGAGGTATTCTGAATGGTTTTAGTCCTGATGGTAAAGTGGATTATAGCCCAATTGTTACTGTCCCACAACGCAAAGATATTCCGGTTAATGATCTTGCTGCACGTTTCTTGGATGGCGTAACAGTAGATGTTGTGTATGCAAATAGCCTGCACTTTATTAAAGTTCGTGCCTATGTAACATTAGACCGTCAGGCATAAGGAGATAATTACAAATGACTAATACACAATTACTGTCCTTGCAGGCGTATGACCCTAAAAAAGTTAAACTTTATCTTGGTGGTCTGCGGGTATTCGGTTTTGCGGCGGATACAAAAATTACTGTTTCCCGTAACAGTGATAATATTATGGTTCATACAGGAACAGACGGGGAAGCATCAGGTGCCCTGTCTCGCGACCGGTCAGGTGTAATGACAATCAGTCTACAAAATACAAGTAGCTTCAACGAAACATTTTCTCTCTGGCAGCGACAAGCGGATACGACAGGACTTATTTGGTTTCCTGTCTTACTTGAAGGATCGCAAGGCCCATCCATTTCTAGTATGGGGTGTATTCAAAGACAACCTGACTTGGAATATGGTTCAGAGGTGGGCCAACTTGATTGGGAAATCTATGTATTAGATTGCTGGTATGCACCAAGTGCAGCATCAGGTGTTGTCGGTGCAGTCGGAAGTATGTTTGGAATTGCATAAACATTTTAATTTAAGTTTTGCTATGTAGTTTTGGGAGTGCCTTATGGCCTCCCTCTTTTTAGCAAATCTGTTTATATTCTTATAATAAATTATAAACTACAATAGCTCAAGGATTTAGTATGGCAAAAGAACTAAAAGTTCACGAAGTCACATTATCAGATAAACAAGATTATTTTGTAACAGAATGGACAACACGTAAAACTTATCAGAACTTATTTAAACTAGGAAAACTGTTTGCACCTATTAGCTCTGCTATTACAGAAGGTGTAATGGGCGGTGAGAAATTGCAAGAAGTTATTCCTGGTGTTATTTTGTTTATTTGTGAAGAACTGGATGATAAAGGTTTTGAAAAACTGTTCACTATGTTAACAGAAGATGTTACTGGTGCTAACGGTGTTGGTACATTAGACATGGATGACTTGGCTCCACATGAAGTCCTAGAAATTATGACTAAATGTTTGGAGATTTATTACAAGCCTTTTTTCGAGAAAGCCCTGAGTCAAGTAAAAAATCTGATTCAGGAAACAATGAAAGTAGCAAATCTCGATCAACAACTGAACAAGAAACCAGTCAAGAAAACCAACAAAACTTAACAAAAGACGATGTTAATCTTGTTATTCGCAAATCTAAACAAATCAAATTAAATCCTATAGTTAAAAAGGCCATTGAATATGTAAGTATCAACAGCAGTCTTGATTGGTTTGATATGTTGAGGTTTAATGTTTTGTCATCAACAAATGAAACAGTTGAATCTTTATCTCATATTTCTATGGAAGATTTGTTTAAACTGAACGAATTTGTTGAAATGAAGCAGTTTATTGAAAGTGTTCAGTATGCAGTTGAACAAGATGAAATAAACAAGGCAAATAAACCTAAACGATAATAATATCAACATGAGCCGCCCCCTGAAAAGGGTGGCGGTTTCTTTGTTTATAACCTCAATAAAGAAGAGAGGTGAAATTGAGTGATATACAAGTCTCAAAAATTGTCAATGTGGTATCCTTTAAGGTCGATCAGGGCAGCTATAAGCGTGCTCTTAACGCTATACGGAAAATTAGCAGTGAGTGGGCAAGAGCAACAAGCAAGATGTCTGGAGCTATGGCGCAAGGCAGGGCAATTGGGGGCGGAGGTGTAGCAAGACCATCAGGTTCACCACGAAGACAGTTTGTTGGTCCACCAGAATTTAAAGCAGGCAAGAATACACGACAACAAATGAAACAACAAGCTGCACAACAACGAAACAGCAATCGTGTAGCGAATACAATTTCAACAGCAAGTATTGGTCGTGATCCATCCTTTATTAAAGCTTATGCTAGTCAAATTGGTATCCTGAATCAACAATTAAAAGCCGGTGTTATCACAAGTGCTCAGTATAATAAACACTTAAATAGCATGGCTCGTGATTTCAGGAATGCACAGAATAGCGCTACAGGTCTGTTATCAACAGCCAAAGAATTGCGAAGTGCTTTTGTTGCTATGACTGCTACATATACTGCTTTTGCAGGTGGCAAAGCAATTATGACAACAGGGCAGATGTTCCAAGGCATTGAAGCCGGTATGTCTATGGCATCAGCAACACCGGAGCAGGCAGCACAACAAATTCAATTCTTGCGTGAAGAAGCATACCGACTAGGCTTAGATTTAAAAATTGCAGCACAAGGCTTTACACAAATGAGTGTAGCAGGAAAGGAAATCTTAAAACCAACTGAAATTCAGAGTTTGTTTACTGGACTTTCTGAATACTCAACCGCATTGGGTGTAGATTCATTCCGTTATGAAAAAGCGGTGTTAGCAATTGGGCAAATGTTGAATTAATAGTTAGTTCCTTTATACAGTAATGTATATCGAAAATTAGGTGAATTGCTGGGAACCCCTAAAGCTTGACAAACCACAACATAAATGGTAACATTAAGTGTGAATATTGCCAAAGTCATTTGGTTAACTAAAAGTTAAGTTGCAATAGCAACCAATGAGGTTTAAAAATTGTTAAGATGAACAATGGGCAATCAGCAGCGAAGCAGCTAAGGAGATATATGTTTACACAACTCGATTCTTACCCAGATTATGAAATATATTCTGAGGGTTATGTAGTAAGTCCACGAGGTAAAGTTTTAAAAGTTATCAAAGATCGTGCGGGATATTGTTTTGTTACCATGAAAGATTCTGAAGGTGTATATAAGAAAGTAAGATTACATAGAATAGTAGCAAAAGCCTTCATAGAAAACCAGAATGATTTACCAGAAGTAAATCACAAAGATGGGGATAAAAGTAACAATTCAGTTGCTAATCTAGAGTGGGTGACGTCTAAACAAAACAAGAAACACGCATGGGCTAATAACTTGTATAAAAATAAAACTGAGAACCACTATGCAGCAGTATTAACTAATACTGAAGTGCGTAAGATATGTGAGATGTTAGAGAACGGTGTTTCTAATACTGATATTGCCAACCACTTCGATATTGACAAATCGATAGTTGCTCATATAAAAGCAGGTGATACGTGGAAAGAGATCTCATGTGATTACAGTTTTAGACGAATTAAAAAACCTCGTAAAAATATTGAAGATGTTCATATGTTGTGTAAATATTTATCAGAAGGTTTGGATCATAATAGTATTAAATTGAAATTACCAATGTTTAGTACTAAAGATATTTCTAGAGTATTAAATAAGAAAATACATAAACAAATATCCGATCTTTATTTTAGCTGAACGTTCAACGACTATCCGTAACGGAGTAGTGTCAAGTGACACGAAGCGCCTAACTCCAATATTATTGGATGATGATATAGTCTGGTCTTGTATGAAAGTACAAGTCGCCATCGGCGAGGTATAAATTAACGCTTTATACTTAACACAACGAAACAGCAAGTCATGGCTTAATTCTTGGGTCATGTAAAACCTGCCTAAACGGGGAAACTCCTTAATAAAAAGGACAATCCCGTGCTAAATGAGATATTCATCTCTAAATGCCTAACGACTAACCGCGATGAGTGTAACGGTGTAGGGTCAAGCGACTCGAAATGGCAGGCCATTAGTAATATTACTGTGGAAGATATAGTCTAAACTATATGGTAACATATAGCTGATATAGCATAATATCGGGCTAAGTCTAGCGAGCTTAGTTGAATATCTTTGGAGGAATTGAAGGGTCAGTGATTTATTCTGATAGCTGACGGTAAACCAATCTAATTGCGGGAACATCTTGTTAGGTGTTGGCTACTCTCTTAGGCTAGAAATAGACCAAACAAACTAAAGGTAATGCTTTAGCTACAGTAAAAACGTCAACAATAGAGAAAATCCGCAGCGAAGCAGCTAAAGAGATTTAGTTGAACGTTCAACGACTAACCGTGATGAGTATAGCGGTGTAACATCAAGTGATGTGAAATGGTTGGCTGTTATTTAATAACAGAAGATATAGTCTGAACTTCTATAGAAATATAGAGCAGCAGCCAATGTTGTGAAACATAGGTGATGCGGAGATGGACTAACGCCCCATCTTGAACATATTGTATCAGAACAGTTGCCTGGGGCAATGGATGCTTTTGTTAAAGCAGCACAAGAGCATTTTAAAGATGATAAAATTGGAACAAAAGAATTATTTAAATTAATGGAGGAAGGAAAATTATTAGCCAAGGATATTCTTCCTTTGGTTGGCAAACATATGAGCCAAGCAGCACGTAAGGGCGGTGCATTAGAGAAAATGTTGGATGGCAACATGGTTGCTATGAACCGCTTGAAACAAACATGGCAATCTTTCCAGAATGCAATCTTTATGGGTGGCTTTGGTTCAGCATTAACCAAATGGTTCAATATGCTTGCTGCAATGTTAAAACAAAATGAAGGTGCAGCCAAGACTTTTGGTGCTGCATTAGGTGCAGTCATGGATCAGTTATTAGATAAAATAACAAAACTCTATGATTATATTTTGTTTTTATGGTTGGATTTTAAATATTATATTCTAGATAATATCCCAGATGGTGTAAAAGGAATAATTGCCGATATTGCTGCTTGGACTGCTGCTATGGGCATCTTGTATAAAGCATTCAGCGGGGTATTTAAGATTCTAGGAATGATAATGGGTCTTGGGGGAATGTCCAATATTTTAGGAGGTGTAGCCTCATTCCATCCTATTATCCGTGCACTATTTATCGCAGTAGGTCTTGCCGAATTACTCTGGAAATTAAAACAAAAATCTGATGCTTCACCTAAAGGTATCACGTCTGTTGGTGGTGCAGGTATTGCTCCTGCTGAAACAAGCAACTGGTTGAACAGTGGTGGTTATGGTGCAATGCGTCCTGTTCCAACAACAATTGCCCCACCTCAAGCATCTAAAGTTATCCCTAATACTATAGCAGCACAGTCCCAGAACTCTGAACCTGCTAAAGTTAGTATCAAGGTTGATGAGGGTATGCTCAAAGATTTAATTAAAGTTGAGATCGATGATAACAATACCAACATGATCAATATGATTGCAGGAGGTTAACATTTATTATGGAGCAGCTGATTTGGTTGCTCCTTTTAATTATAAGGTTCTGATTTTTATGAAAACAAAATAATCTATCCTTGATTTTTTAGGTAATTTATGATACACTATATTATCAATCTTTTAAAGATAACATTAAAGGCGGTGCTGTGAGTTATACAATGTTTATTAGTGGGATAAATAATCCATCAGCAGATCGTCAGGGAAAAGTTCAATATGTTCCTTTATATGAAGTTGTTCTAATTTTTGACAGTATTGAAAGTTATAACATTTCCCACCCAAATGAAAAAACAGGTTATGCAATTGAGAAACGTTCTGAGATAACCGATCATGTTTTTAGTCCAGATAGTAAATTTAGTTTTGTTGGACGTATAACGAGTAGTCCTAGAATTATTCGACCTCAAGTAGAGTGGGACAGGGACATAGATCCAGAGAGTCCTAAATCTACACCACGAATCAAATTAGCATACGAAACACTTAAAGCTGCACGGGATAGTCGAGCTGGTGTAACTATTTCCTGTGAAGAGTTTGACTTAGATAATTATGTTATTACCAATGTTGAGATGGTTCGTGATGGCCCAAGTGAAGTTGGTGTTTTTAACGTATCGTTAGAAGAACAACGTTTTGCAACAATCGGGACTACTGTTCTTGCAACAAATGTTGGTGTTGCTGGAGGAGGTTCAAATGTTTCTAAAGGTAACACACAAGATGCCAACGGAAATAAACCAAAACGTGAAGTTGTGGAAACAAAGAACTTAAACGAAGCAAACACTGACTTATTTCGTTCACGTTGTGCAGCAGGGAGAACAGAGTTTTGTCAGGTTGTTCCTGAATCACAAGTTACTAAGAAGTTTACATTAGGTTTAGATAATAGCTGAGAGGAATAAATGCTTTTTGAATTTGAACTTGATGGAACTGATGACCAAACACAACGTGTTATTCTCGATAATCAGAGTTATGAATTAAGATTCCAGTGGAATTATTTTATGGAAACATGGGGGGTTTCAATTGGTGAAATTGGTGGTGAACCTTTTTGCTATTTCACACTAACAACTTATAATGATTTGACTGCTGCATTTCGCTATGATGAACGTGTCCCACAAGGAACATTTTTTGCAGGGGGCTATATTAACAGCAGTACACGAATTGGACGTTACAATGTTGGCCCTTCACGAGAATGTTTCCTGATTTATTTAAGTAATGATTGAGGTTAAATGAGGACGTATCGTTTTGTGTTCGGAACTCCAGTTACCTTGGATGGAACAGTTGTGAATATCCAGCAGAAAGTGGATACTTCCAAAGATAATGCATATCAAATTGAAAATGGTTTGCAAATTGAGTTTCAAGTAGTTAAAGATAATACTGAAAAATCAAACAAGAGTTATGTTACAATTTATAACTTGCCAGATTTTATTGTTGATTATCTAAAAATTAATATTGATAAATCACTTTCTGGATTACTAGAGGCAGGTTATGATGGAACCAATTATCAATTATTCTGTGGAACAATAGAGTATTTTGAAGATAGTTGGGATGATAAAGTTATTACACGAACAACAAAGTTTATTTTTGGTGATGCGTCTCAGAACTTATCTAAATGCAATGCTGCCAGATCTTATCGAGCAGGAACTCCAATTATAACAGTTATTAAAGATTTAGCTGCTGATTTACAATTACCTATTGGTCGTATTGTAGGGATCAGCGGGACATTAGATGCTTCAGTTAGTTTCAGTGGAAATGCAGCACAGAACTTAACAAATATCTGCACACGATACGGCGCTAATTTTAGTGTTCAAGATGGTGCAGTTTATGTTACTAAGACAGGTAAACGGTTTGAGCAAAATATCCTATATATATCACCAGATACAGGTCTTGTTGGAACACCTTCTCCAAAACAACCCACCAAAAACAAAAAGTCTAAAGAAAAGAATGATGCTAGCCAAGAAGATGTTGGTTTAGAAGTTAAGATTAGATTATATGGCCCAATTATTCCAGAGTCAACTATTTATCTTGATAGCCTGTATTATAAAGGTTTCTACAAGGTAGTTCGATTAGAGCACAACGGAACATATGAAGGGGGAGATTGGGTTACAAAATTAACTGTGGTTGAAACAACAGGAACTTTGGTTTAATAGGAGAATAGATGTCATCTCTAACTGCATCAAGTCGTATAGATACAGCTATTTCTTTTGTTGTTTCTAAAAGACTTTATGATTTGCATACAAGTATGCCTTGTGAAGTTATTGCTGTTGATTTAGGAAAAGAATCACCAACTGTGGATGTCAAGATACTGTGGGAAGGTATTTCACAAGAAACCCCAAGCCTGAACTACAAATACCCAGATGTGTTAGATGTTCCTTTAATGGTATACGGTGTTAGTCCAGAAATTAAAATGACCATGCCAGTCAAGGTGGGGACGCGGGGTGTTGTATATTTCCCTGAGAAACCTTTATATGGTTTTAACGGAAAAGATAAAGCAACTGTTCAGGTTACACCAGATTTAACAGCATTTCCGTTAATGGGTTTATACTTTATTCCTACTTATCAAGGCGGGACAGTTGATCCAGAAAATATTGTAATCAAGCATACAAACACAACTATCACAATTACAAAAGAGGGTGTACAAATTGTAGCACCTTCTGGGCTAGATTGTAATGGGGCTAAGATTACCCCCGATGGTGATGTTTTAACAGCCTCTGGTGTTAGTTTGAACAAGGTCAGAGAGTCTTTCAATCCTCATACTCACGGCGGTGGCCCTACCCCTTCTACATCAATCTAAGAGGATATTGTGGCAACAAACTATTCAGATTTAAAGGTTGATGATACAGGAAAAAATCTTCAGCTTACAAACAATGATTTAACACTAATCACAAGCAATGTTGACAGTGTTCGTCAACGACTAGCAATGCGATTTAGTATTTGGAAAAATGAATACAAATTTAATTTAGAGTTTGGTTTCCCTTATTGGGACTATCTTGGAAAGAAAGTTGGAAAAGAAATTGTAGATGCAAAAGTCAGACAGGTCGCACGTTCACCAGAAGATATTTTGCGAATTGAAAATTTCCAAAGTTCTTTTGAGAATAGATATTACGAAGCTTATTTTACAGTAATCACAACTGAATTAGAAGAAATCAACATTGCTTTTATTGGTAGTGAACAATATCTATATCCTTCACCAGAAGATGAAACAGAACAACTTTGCCCTACTCTTGGTGAGGTTGAATATGGAAACAAACTCTACTATTTAATTAATTTCAGATTGCCAGTAATAGGTGATTCTACTTGGATTAATCTTTGGAAATAAAAGGTGAAAGATGGCAACTTATGGTTTAAATGATAACGGTGTCTTTATTAGACCTGCTTTGTTAGAGCTGATAGAAGCACGAAAGCAACGTTATCGTAATATTTTTGGTGCTAATATCAATACTGCCACAGACTCTAACTTTGATAAAATTGCATCTATTGCAGGAAAAGCAGAGTACGATATGTGGGAAATGATGGGTGGTGTTTTTGATTCCCAGACATACCAAGGCGCAGAAGGGAAATATCTTGATGATTTGTTTGCACGACGTGGTATTTATCGCCGAGGAAAAACAAAAGCAACAGGTTCCTGTCAATTAGAGATTGGGCCTTCAGTTCCTTACAACACAGTATATCCAACAACATTATATACAATAAACAATAGTTTTGTTTTACAAGAAGACGTTTTAGTTGCGGGAAATATTGTAGCGCAGAGGATCTTGAATAGTCAATTAATTCTTGGTAATTATACTTTTACTATTGTTAATACTAACACCTCTGTTTTGCAAAGTTTAAATTTAACGTTATCAGACAAAACACCAAACTCTAATAACCTAAATACCTTCTTTAATAATATCAAAACATTTATTGTTGATAATACTGTTAATACTAACACCAACAATATTTTTATTGATTATGTTAACGGCAATATGTATATCGGTTTTACCGATGCAAACACAATGGTTGGTTTAGCACAGCGTGTAGATTTTAAAACACTTCCTATTATTGGGAATCGTTTTGTTACAATGAATGTCACTGCTAAAGAGACGGGTTTTAATCCTGTAGGTGTCTCTGGAATTACTTCTATTAGTCCACAGCCTTCTGGTTTTGTTAGTATCACAAATATTGAAAGTTTCTTTTCTGGATCTAATGTAGAGAGTGATGGGGAATATCGTGCACGAGCAACATCTGTTATTAGCTCACCAGCCGCAGCCACACGATCTGCAATTATTAATGGCTTGTTGACAGGAGTAGAAGGTGTAACTAAGGTTAAGATTTTCAATAACCCTACACCTAACACAAGTCCAGTAGGCATTCCTCCTTATAAGTTTGTTACTGTTGTTTATGGTGGTGAAACACCAGCAATTTCTAACAAGTTGTATGATCTGATTGCATGTAGTAATAACACATGGGGTACAACCTCTTATGTTGTTAACACTGAAGACGGAAATACCGAAACAATCTACCACAGTAAAGCAACTGAGAAAAGAGTAAGCATTAAAGTTTCTTACAAGACTTCTCAGAACAGACCATTAGCAGACTCGGAGAAAACCTCTGTTATTTCTGGTTTGGTATCAAATATTGCAAGTTATCAAATTAATCCTACCATTTATAATATTCAGTTATCTGGTGCAGTTCAAAAATCATTGCCTCTTTTGAGTTTTAATGAGCTTATTGTCCAAATTAAATTAGAAAGTGATCCCGACTCTTCTTACTCAACCAATACATTTACAACACAAACAGAAGATGTGGTGATTTTAACAGAAGACCAAGTATTCTTCAACCAAATTGTATAAGAGAGGTTGATAGTGTCAGATGTAACAAATTTAAAACCTGTTGACCACATTCAACTTAATCCTGATTTTATTCAAACCTATCTTGACTTATTACCAGAAGGTTTACGGGAAGGAACATTAGAACAGTTTATTGGTGTTGAGGCAGAACGCTATGAAATTGTCCAGAATGCACTTTATCAGTTAGCAGTAGGTAGGTTATTATCCGAGGCTAAAGGTGCTTATCTTGATGATATCGGTGCCCGTTTTCAAATATACCGTAACGGGCTAGATGATGACGAATACCGAGCTACGATTTACCTTAAAACAGGTTCAAGCCAAAAACACGGAACACGTAATGAAATCGTTCAAATACTTGAAAGTCTCTTTGGAGACGGATCTGTAGACACATATAAAGGAACCAATTTCAGGTTTGATGTGGCCGTAAGCAGTCCATGTTTTGGGAGCACAGCCACGGCAGAAGATATTGCAGACTTGATGCCTTTAGTTACAGATCTGCGTGTTGTAAGTGGTGTTGGCGTTCCTTTCGGTTTTGAAGGTGATAATAAATCAGGTGGTTTTAGCAGTGTTAATACAGAAGTAGATTTCAATATAGGAAATTCTGGTTCTTTTTACTCATTAAAATATAAAGCAGATTACGACATTTAAGAGAGGACGAATGGTACAACCAATAGACCCACTAGTTATATGGGCAGAAGATAATATAAACCTTCCAGTTTCTGGTCAACCAAACAAAATTATCCCACAAGAATCACTACGAAAAACGGGTTGGGATGAAGGACAAAAACCCAGTTGCGAAGAATTTAACTATATCCTAAATAATCTTGCACAATATATTCATTATTATGGGACAGAAAAAACACAAGAATTTTTAACTAAGGCTGCAAACCTTTCAGACTTAAACGATGTTGTGGCAGCTAGAAATAACCTCTCTGTTTATTCTCAAGCACAAGTTAATGCTAAACAGATCAACACGGGAGTTGGATTAACAGGCGGGGGAGATTTAAGTTCAAACCGAACAATATCTTTGGACTCAGTATCCTCCTGTATCTCTATATTGACAGGAACCATTTTGAACGGGGAAACAATACCACTCCCTTCAGGTTACAGTCAATCACAATGTAAATGGCTTGTATCTCCCGCTTATATACAAGATAATGCCAGTTCTGATGATTTAAAAAACTTTACTTGTAGAGTAGATGATAACAGGGTTGTAACAGTTCTAGCTGAGTTGTCAGGATCTGGTCAATCAGCAAACTATATAATTATTGGGGTAAAATAATGTATATTTTATTCAACAATGCAAACAAGGTCATTGGCTTTTGTGATTTTGAACCTAATATGAAGGATTTACAGTCGAGAGGAGAGTTCTGTGTATTTTCCTCAGAATATATAGAAAACCCTTTTAATATTGTTCTTGGTAAATACGGCACTGTTTTTGAGCCAGCACAAACACCGAAAACAACAGAACAGTTACTACAAGAATTAACGGTATCAGTTCTTAAGTTAAGAGAAAAGAAATTATCAGAAACTGATTGGTTAGTAACACGACATTTAGAACAAAAGATGTTAGAAATCCCACAAACCCTGTCAGTCGTAGAATTTAATGACCTCCTAGAATATAGGCAGAAATTACGAGACATTACATTAGACCCAAATTTTCCTAATTGTGGTATACCCGAATTATTAATCTAACAGGGAGTTATTGTGACCTTCGAGTTTTTACTTATTATAATGAAGTGGGTATGGGGCGGTTTCACTGCCCTTATGGGCGGGATGTTGTTACATTTATGGAAAGAATACCGCGCAAACAAAAATCAGTATGCTGAACGACTTATTTCTATTGAGCGAGACATTCTAAAACTTCAGACAACATCTGTTACACAAGATCGACTAGATGAGGTTATAGATAGGAAACTAAATCCTCTGAAAGACCAAATGTTTAGATTGGAAAATCAACTACAAAGTATCAGAGAACAGCAGCAACAAGATTTTAAGGAGTTGTTGAAAGCTATCAGAGATAAACAGTGAGAATAATATGGCAGAACTGCTAGGCGTAATGTTTTGTTATTTGGTGATTATCTTGCAAAACAAACCAAGATTTCAAGAATGTATAATTTTTATACTACTTACAATTCAATGTGCCTTAAGTTACTGTCTTTCTTATCAAATAATAACCGATATTTTATTATGGTTAGTTGTAACTACTGTAATAGATATTATTATATCTTTACTGGTTGGTTTTACATATACGTCTAAAAGCATGGTTGCTTTAGTTATTTTAACAGTGTTGTGTTTGTTGTGGAATATTATATCATACATAGACATAAACTACTACTCATACTCATTAAATTTATTTATAGCAGATCATTATGTTCAAGGTCTGCTTTTATTAGTAACCATTGACAGAAAGTATTTAAACATACTCCTTAAAATATTATTGTTAGGAACAACCTTATTATGAAGTTTTCAGATTTAATAACTGATCCAAAAGATAATAGGTTTAGTCACACGAAACTGTGGAGCCATATAGGAATGTGTGCAATGACTATTGTCTTTATTCACCGCGCTTTTTACGGAAATATCCAAGACATGGAATTTGAATATTGGGCTTATGGTTTATTTGTTACTGCACCTAATATGATTGGAAAATTCTTAAGTTTCCGTTTTGGAAAAGATATCACAAATGTCAAACAAAATAATTTGGGAGATTGATAATGGCAACTAGTTACCAAGAAGCAGTAGAAAAAACGATTATAGCTTCTGAACAATTAAATCAAATAGTAAATGGCACCGCAACCGCAGAGGTTGTCGTAGAAGATGGTAGCAAAATACCAAGTGTCCGTAAAGCATTAGTAGATAATTTCTATTTTAAAGATCCTTTACCTTGGCAACAAGGTCAAACTGAAACAGTGTTTAATCAGTTGCGGAAGTTTACTGATGGAACTTTATGGTATGCACCTACAGCAACTATGTCTAATGTGATAACTATGGGCGTTACTCCAGTAGGCGATCCGTTGTGGACAGTCTATTCCTTGGACGCAATCCCTAAATTAACACCCCAGATCAGAGAAGCATTAAGGAGATCTTATGCCGAAGCGGGTTATACACTAGTGGCCGGTAGTTTTGAGACAGGGGGTATATTAACTGCACCAAACGATGTGTTGCTACAAGAATCCAGCGGAAAAGTATACTCTGGTACAGCAGGAGTGGTACCTCCAAACACTGATCCGTTAAGCGGGGGATATGTTGACCGGAGTAACTCAGAGATAACAGTACGAACATCCAATTACCTAGATTTATCTTCAGCACTGGATGCAGCAATTCTTGTAGGAGCTAGTGTAATTGTAGATAACGTCCAAAACCTGACAAACATTATAACTAAATCTTTAAATGGAAAAGACCTTACAATAATATCTACTTCAGAAGGTTGGATAAATTTCACCCCACAAAATACTAACACCTATTACCCTATCATTACACTAAATGGTACAGGAGTAGAGTCAGTATTGACTAATATTAATCTGGACGGAGGTAAGGTGCGTGGAGTGGGTAGGGCAATTGTAGGTATTGTAGTTAATAATGTGTACACTCATTATGATGGATCGGAAATTCGCAACATTAGTGCATGTGTCAATACTGTGACTGCTAAATTTCACTTTTGCTACGGTGCTCGTTATTACAATGTCTTCCAACAACTCTCATCTCAAAATTGGCAGCCTGGTGTATACGGATACGGTACAGTTCCAATTGATTGCGAGTTCTTTGCAGTGGATAATTGCCAATTCGGGGTACAGGGAATGCCATTAGATCGCCACGCTGTTTATGGGTCATCTTTTGAGGACGGTTCAGGTACAAACGGTGTAGGTTTTATCAGTAACAACAAAGTTATAATGCGGGACTACAGGACAGAGACCCCTGAAACTACCTTTGAAAGAGCCTTCAAGTGTATCGGCACAAAATCAGTTCATTTGGATAATAACGACTTAGAAGGTGGTTACGGTTTCGCATTATTTACTTGTAGAAAGAATCAAATAGCTAATTCATTCAGAATAACGAATAATCGTGGAAGATTCTTTGCGGATGCTGTTCTAGTGACATCACAAGATTCCGCAGCGGATGCGCCAGATGCAACTTGGTACCTAGATGAGCTTGTGCTTGGAGGGGATAACGTATTTCGTTCGCAGACCCCAACATCGGGGGTAGCAGCTGGAGTGCGATACAAAAACGTCAAAAATATCATTGATACTGGTACACGGTACTACAACGAAGCTTACGCCACAAGTAAAGCTCTGGCGGTGTACATTGCTACCGCAGACAGAATACGCGCCGACATACTCGACTCTCGTGGAGCGTACTACGATAAATTCCAGAACATCTTCAGAGGAGAAGAACCAACGAATTTACACATTGATATCCTTGCCATAAGGCCTGACAGCACATCCAGCCCAAGCGTACCTACTACGACTGCGGCGGCCAAAACTATCACCGTAAAGTCGGTTGATGACTCGGCAGCATGGAAAAGTGGATTCACCGCGACAGCGATCTCAGGGTTCGGGTATTTCGATCCATATTTTAAGAAAATGATTTACAGCGCAGGGGCGGGAACATGGATTGATGACGCAGGGAATCAGGTGGCAGGGCAGTCAACATCTAGACCATTAAGCGTCCCTGCTGGTCACGTTTTCTATCAAGTTGACACCGCAAACTATGTTAGATGGACGGGGAGTAAATGGGTTCTCGTTACGGTGACATGGAGTGGGCTACCATCCTCCGGCACGACATCCCAGATCAACTCAATAAACAAATCACTTCTCGGATACGGTCACACTATATACAACATAGACACAAAAAAACCGGTGTTTTTTGATGAATTTTCCCAAGTCTGGAAATATGCTGATGGAGCAGCAATGTAATCACCATCTCTATATAATAATTACAAATTCAGATTAAAACCTGTTATTTTATCTAAAACATAATGAAATACTTATTGTTAAATATGTATGCAGGTTTAGACAACATTAATTTTTAAACTAAAGGCTCCGTTAGGAGCCTTCTCTTACATGGTTGACTCTTGTCTGTGGTATATGCAGTTTTTACACTTATTTAAATGTCCGTCAGCCATTTTTGAGTGCTTGTAAAAAGAAGAAAGTGGGGGGTTACTCCCACACTTAAAACACACTTTTCCATTTTTACATTACCAATAGTAATTGTGGGTACTGGAGGCCAATTGGGGCGAATGGTATTTCGTCATCAAAGTCCATCCCTACAGAACTAACAACTGGTTCAGATTGTTTTTCTTCTACTTTAGTTTCTGGTTTAGTTTGTTCAACAGGAACTTGAGATTCTTCTTGTTTCCCAGAAATATAGTCTGTCATTTCTGAAACTGTTTTCATAAGAAAATCTTTCACGTTAGAAGACAAAGATGTTCTGGTTGAGAAATTAGCACAGTTAATAACAGCATTACCTACTGTATTACCGAGCTCTCGTTGATCCATTGTTCCACCAAGTTCTGTGTTACCAAACCACTCTTTCATTTCAATAGTCACGGAGTGAATAACCTTAGCAGCCTCTAGGATACTATCTTTATTAATTTCTTTATCTTCGGATGAGAGTAGAGAAGTGGCCCCATTGAAGGCGTGGCATCGCAACATACCCATATTTTCTTTTTCAATACGAGTTTTTGTTTCTTTTGGTTTCTCTTGTTGAACAATTTTTAATGTTTCAAGAACAACATTCTTATATTTCCCATCAGTGTACTCAAAACTAACTGTCATTCCTTCCTGCAATTCAACACCATCTACCAAATAAACTGATGAATCATGCAGTCCTAAACCGTAATAAACTTTGTTGTTTGCAATAGAAATGCTTTTCTTGTCACCATATGCTGTTTTGCGATCATTAATAAACAGACGTTCAATTTCACCTACAAATTTCTTATTAGCCACTATATTCTCCTCAAAATGTTTTGGATCTGGTTCAGCCCCATTTACGTACATGTTTATACCTTAATATTAATTTTCTTCGTAATCACCCCAATTACCGTTCTCATTTAACGTGGCTTCAACTCGCTCTACAGATTTGATTGCTTTTTGTAGAGAGTGAATTAAAGCTTCAGCATCCTCTTTTGATATATCAATATGAACTTCAGCGATACCTTTACTCATATGGAGAACCATAGCTTCTTTGGAAGTTAACAGAATACCGCCAATAGTATCTCCCCAGACTTCTTTTGCTTCTACTTTCATATATTTCCTCTCTTATTTAAATACTTTACATTATATTGGAGATGCCCTCGAAAGAGGCATCTCCTTTTTCTTTTATTTAGGCAACAAACTTAATCTGTGTTTTATTCAGGTTTGATATACTCATTAACTTCTGTTAAGTGAACACTTTTCAGATAAGCCATAGTCCCGAAACTTGTATCTGAGACTGAGACAACAATCCAACCTTTACTACCATTATTTACATATTTGAGGTTAGTAATATCTGTTTCGCTACCATCCGGTGCAACCTCAAAGACTTTAGGGCGCAATTCCATGTCATGCTCTAACTGTTTTTGTTCACCAGTCTTTTTATCTTTGTAAGTTGTTTTAGCACTAAAACGAGCAACACACTGTTCATCTTCATCTGGATATGGTGGTGCAAACTTCAAACGACCTTCAAAATCTTCTGTGTCAATTGTATCAAAACTTCCTTTCTTAAAAGTTTTCTTCAACTCTTTATAATCTCTCTTGTCCAGAATGCATTCTGCACGGAAGATCTTTTCTTCACTTTGAAATTTGTTTTCAGGAAAACGGATAGACAGTTTACCAAAAACAACACCGTCAATCTTCAAATATTTACGACCTTTAACTTCAAATTGTTCAATAGACATATAGTTGTAACTCCTTATTCATCGTTTTCTGTTGATTCTGAGTCAATACACAGACTCACCAACTTCATTGCTTGTTCGATATAATAATCATAATTTATATCGTTATTAAAATCTTTTATGTTATTACAAGGTGTAACATTCCAACCGGTGTCAATACCAATTCTACGCGGTGGTTGGTTAACCTTCTTTTTACCTAAATACTTATAGCCTAATTTTTCAAACTTCTTCTCCTCTGTTTTATTTTTAGGATAATATTCTACACCAGATTCATCAACATAACAATCTAATTCTTTGTATTCAACAACTGGGGGCATTACTTTGATTAGTTGTCCACCGTTGTTGCTAACATAATATCTACAAATATTCTGTAGTTGTTTTTCTGAACCATCATCAATAGTTAACACTAAACTACTACTACGAGGAACCTTGGTTCTAAGCATGAAGTCCATGTGATTAGAATGATTTTTAATCACATCTTCTATTGGCTTACCGTGAACCAAAGCCATTTCAGCAGCCATTGGGATTACAGGTGCAGAATGGTTTTTATGCCAACCTAAATTTTGCCATTCGTAAGCACCTTTATTTTTCAAATGTCCGTCTGTATATTCTGCAATATAATTATTAACATCTCGAATAATCATTCGTGAATAAACATTCTTTTCAAGTTCTAATTTAGTTACAGATTCCCACCATTTACAAATTTCTTCTGCTTTATCTTCATGGGTTCGGGATATAGTAAATGTTATACCGTCGGTGTTGGCCTGAACCATTGAAAACCCGTCTAATTTGCTTAGTTTTTCAATAAGCATACACAAAGAAAGTTGACCATTTATGGTAATACTCATTGTAAATTTAGGGTCATAGAATGGACTGAATTTATCGTTAGATGCACCGTATGTTCCGTTTAACGCAAGTTTCAACATTGCTTGTTCGGAATCCATTCCTTTCTTTTTATATTCTTTACGCATGTCATAAATATATTCATAAATATCACAAAACATTTCACTCAGGTGTTCTGGATAGACTCTATTTTTAATTGCTAAGTTAGGGTAGAAGCTCGCCCGTTACCCTAATTAATATCTTCTGTTTCCAGAAGGACAGACTATATCTTAGATTCTTTTCTCCACACAAACCCACGATAAGATTTCTTATGACCGTTGCATACCGAGTATATTGCAATATCGTGATAATCTGGATTCTCGTTAATTATGGATGACATTGACTCCCAAACATTAATTAACTCCATAGTTTTCTTATCATACTGATAGAATCTAAATCCTCTTTCTGACCTAGTTTTAGATACTTTATCAGCCATTGCTTTCTTTTTGTCCTCATCTTGCCACATCTTTTTCGATGCCGCCGATATTTTAGACTTCCACTCGTCACCATAAACATTTAATTCTGAATGTCTGTATTTTGCTATATTACTCATTTTAGTTTTTTGTTCATCTGTCCAATAGTTGCCATAATTCGGATTATTTTCTCCTGAAAATTTTTCAGATGCAATCTTCCTTGTTTCGTCATGAACTATCATTTTGGTGGATGAATCTCGTCTTAAATTGTAACCATAATCTCGATTACATGTGTCGTAGAAATCAATCCAAAATAATTCTCTTTCAGATAACAAATCTTCGTTTACATCTTCAAAAATTTCAATTATGTCAAAACTAAAATTTTCTATACCATATTTTTTAACAGAATTAAATAAATGTCTATTTGTTTTCTTTTTATCTCGGTCATATTGACTCAATAAATACTTATGATGAATAAATCTTCTTTCAATATCTATTGACTTACCTATATATCGTTTGTTGTTTAATTTATTGACTATACAATAAATACCTATGGACAAAAGAACCTCCCCGCTTTTGGAAATAAAATGGATAATAAGTAACTATATCACAAATTTACTAAATTATCAATCTATTTCTACTCTACTCGTTTATTCACATCGTTGTTACCAACCATGTTATACTTTCGATAGTCGTTGAACGTTCAGCTAATATGTTTTAGCTGCTTCGCTGCTGATTGCCCAATCTCTCTGATTTTCAAACATTCACGATTACCCTTGCGGGTTGCGTTGTAGTTCAGAAAGCTCTAAGGGGTTTCCAGCAATTAACGGGGTTAAGACGCAGTGAGCTTATTTTACGTCTTCGTCTATAATTATCTTATCTGAGTCAGAGTAAATTGTCTGTGATTCAACACTTCCGTGTATCCCACCTGTACCGAAGTCTAATCTGAAACCGTTAAAATTAACATTCAATGTTGTAGCAACTTTCCACATCACATAATAACTCACCTTTCCACTTTTTAATTCTACTTCTTCAACCCAACATGACGGATTCTCTTGTTTCAATTTTAAAATATCGTCATCTGTTGGTTTATCTTTTAATTTTTTCTTTTTAACAATCATATTTGCATACTTGGCAACTTCTCCAAGTTCATGTTCTAAAATGTCACTAAATACGCCTTTTGTTTCTCTAATTCGTTGTGACTTTAACCAATTCAATATTGCATTAAATTCAGATGATTCAAATTGAATATAAGGAAAAATACAATCTTTAAGGTCAATATATTCACGTTTTGTCTGTTGCAGTTGACCTTTTTTATAACAACATCCCGGCATTGATTCTTCAAGTTTCATGATAAAATAATCTTTACCGATTTTTGTGTCGTTAAAATTCATGAAGTTCTTTCCGTATTGTTTCGTCAATTGTTCACGGAACTCTATTTGTGATTTGGAATGTTCATAGAATTTAAATGTCTGCAACACATCATGTTTGTTATATTTAATCAGAACATCCATTTCTTCATTGGTTAAAATCTTACCTACTGGAAACGGAAGGTCTTCAATATTATCAGAACGCATATTAAATTCAAGCATTTTTAGTGATGTTGCGCGCGCCTTATTGTCAAAATGATGAATTTTATAAAGGTCAATCTGTTCAATGAAAATATCTTTCTCTTTAACAATATATGCAAATTTATTCTCACACGTAATTATTTCAATTGCTTTATTGTAAATATCTAAAACTTTAGCGTTTTTATTTTTTAACAACCAGTGTAACAATGGATAGTCAAACCCAACGTTATTAAATCCCACCATACGATCTCGATTGCGATACAATTCACGTAAATGGTTGAACATTTCTTCACGTTGGTCTTTTCTTGATGAAATTTCAAACACTTTTATTTTTCTTTCATCGACATCAGCAATACACATCGTAAAAATATTTGGATATGTTTCGAGGTCGTAGATGTGGTCTTTCACTATAACTCCTTATTTAAAACGATTCTTCAACAACCTCATCATCAAATACAGGAGGTGTATCGGAAATAATTTCTTCTTCTTTTAGTGTTGTTCGGTTAGGTAAATTATTCAGGTAATCATCTTTATCGAAGCACTGACGCGTATTGAAGTCATAATACCATTCACCGCACGCTCCCGTTACACCACCCCGACACTTAGGCATTCTAACATACGTTGTATTTTTTTCAATTGGATTTTCAGCTTCTTTGTCACGCTCTAACAGAATGTTAATTGCTGCTGATTGAACAAACGTACTCGAACCATAAGCATCATACTCTGAAATAGGAACTGGTTTACCATCTTTGGATTTAGGTGGTTTACGTGTATGTAATACGTTGATTAGTCGAACTCCGCGTTTCACAAACATCTTCTGCCACAACATATGTGATTCTTGTTTATCTGAGTCCATACCTCGAAGGATGTCTGTCAGAACATCAATAATCATGATTCTACTACCATATTGCTTGTATGCTCGGTCTAACTGTTTTTCAATCCTTTCAATTTTACCTTCTCGTTCGTCAATAATATAGAATCGTGGTTCGCCATTATCTTTAAACCATAGTTGATTTGCACGTTCAATAACTTCAGGTTTGGACAGGAATACTCTCCGTTCTTCACTACTCATCCATCGTAGATTTGTTTTCAGGTGAAGTGACAACATATCTGTTCCCCACTGCCCTTCTGTAGCTTCAAGTGAAATAATTGTAACTGGATTAGGTGAAGCAAACAGCCAATGATAGACCATATTGTTAACATGGCTACTTTTACCAACACTTGTGTCAGCAATAACATTTACGATTGTACCGTCTAAAATACCACCGCCCATATTGGACTGCATTTTATGCATATATTCGGGTAGCGTTAGTCGTGGAGTATCCAGTTCAGCAAGAACCGCATCCATCATTGTCGATGACGACTTAATACCATCCTCCATGTATGGTTTAGCATTGTAGAAATCACGAACAAACTGTTTTTGCTTACCGTCAAGTAACATTTGGTTCGGATCTTTACCTGACCATAATACAATTTTAACTTTATCTTCTGGTAATACTTTAGCAATTTCTTTTGCTGCTTCTCGACCTACTTCATCGTTATCCATACCTATAACGATATTATCAAACATGTCCAGAAAGTCGTATCTGCGAGCAATTTGCTTTGCTGCACTTGGTTCCCCTGTTGTAGGTGATACAACAGCAATACTTTCAAAGTCTCCCTGACCTCGCTCGATCTGTGCATCCCGTAACATTTGATATGCAGCAACCTTATCGCAGTTCCCACAAACAACAACTTTATTATTTCTGCGTACTAATAATTGACCAGATGGAACTTCAACACAGTACACGAAACCTTCGTATTTTACAACGTTGAAATTGATAGATTGATAACTTGATAACGTTTTATCGTTACTTACTCTAACTGCATACCATTCACCTAATTCGTTTTTTCTCAATCTTAGATGCGCATGTCGTCCATTAGTTATAGCAATGTTAGCAACCATTTCAGCTTCGTGTTTCAGTTTAGATGAAAACTCAAAAGCATTTCGGTCTTTTACAAAATTACCATCCCAATAAATAATTTCATCTAAAAATAAGTCTTTCTGAGATGATGACATCAATGTTACCCAATCAAGAGGTAAACCTTTATATTCAACCCAATCAGGTAATGTTACATTAAACGTGTGATATTTGCGCCCACATTCCCAATTTCTGTTTTCTTTATTGTATTCGGTATACTCAAGATTAAGAGAATCGAGTAACTCTTTCAATCGTTTAATTTTTCGTTCTTTAATAAAACAGAAATGTGCAACACGTTTCCCCGATTTACGAGTATCAACTTTACAATCAGCGGCTACAGCGATTATGAATCGAATTTGGTCATCCGTTAAGTTAACACCTTCTCCACTCTGATTAATAGCTTTATAGTATTTGTGTGCTCTAGATGGGAAATCTTGAGCTAAGTGAAAATAATCATTTCCTTTTGTATCAATCGATACCATCTTATGATTAGGTGTCACAATAATGTCATTATAACGACCTTGATAATGGATCATGTCCCCATTATATTCTTTTTTAATATAACTTAAAGGTTTCACCATCTGACCAATTCCGTTATTCACCTGCATAACAAGGTCATCTGATGATAAGTCTTTGAAAAACTTCCAACCATTTACTGTTAAAACTTCGGTGTCTTCGGAATAACATTCACCACCAACAATTAAAACGTATTTACCGCCAGATTTAAATTTAACTTCACCACTTAAATCTGACATTATGCCTGTTTGACCGAGTTTACCATAACGGAAATCTTTGGGATGATTACGACATTTGTAACCTACGATCTTTCCGTCTTGTGTTTCTGGATAATATTGTGCGATCACTACACCATTAGAATCGACTTTAGTCAAATGACCAAAGAACTTATTGTATTCATCCTTAATTCCACGATAACCGTTGGAAAAATAACCAATTTTTTTAATAAAGTTCTTTGCTTCTTCAAGTGTAATTGGTTCGGCTTTTGGTTTACGAATGAAGTTTTTCTTGTCTACAACAACTCCATCTTTGATACCCAAATTAACAGCAACTGATGAATTATGAACTTGTGATACTGTAAAGTGCTGACAGCATGAATAACAGTATCCGTCATATTCAACTCCTGAATCAGTAATATGCTCATATACAGCTAAAGCGTCTCCGCTTGCACACCCTCGTTTTCCTTCAACCTCATTTGCAATACAATGATAGTGACCAATCATCGATCCTGAATCTTTACTCATTTAATCCTCTTATGTTCTTTTGTTATAAATATTACCCGATACTGTTATACCAATCAATAAGGTATCTGTCTAATTTAACATCCAGTTTTGTTAATGGTCGGCTAAAACAAACATTCTCCAAATCTGTAAACCGACTCAATATAACATAACTTTGTCCTGTTGCAAACAAAGGTTTGTTGCCTAAATCAACAAAACCAGAAGGTAAGCTTAATCCTTGTGATTTATGAGCTGTAATCGCATATGCGAGGCGCAAAGGCAACTGTTGATACTCACCTACTCTATGGTCTACAAGCTTGTTGTGACGCTTGCTATGACGTTTCTCAACATTGTACCAAGTATAACTATCAATATAAACATCCTTTCCAGAATCATCTAAGGTTACAATAACAGAATCTCTGTTGATTTTCTTGACTGTTCCCAAAGAGCCATTGAAATAAGGTTCACTAGAATCAATGCTGTTAACACAAATCATAACACGACAACCAACTTTTAATGCTAACTGTTCTGGAACAGGTGTTTCTTTGAAATCTCCAAGGCGCTTAGCATAGTAGCTTTGCGGTGGAGAATTAATCTTTGATAGCTCATAACCGTTAATAGCATCGACTTCTGCATTCCGTGCAGCCAATGTTAATGCCTCTGGATTGCGAGATTTGTTATTATAACAGACATCATTAAAAAATTCTAGTGTTTCTTTTAAGTTTTCTCCAAGCCTCAGATTATTAAGAGCTTTTATTTGTTCTGGGTCAGATTGTCGATAAACAGTTTGCAACTTAAGAACTTGAAAGTTTGCTTCAATGAAAGCAGGGCTGTCAAAGAAATAAGGAGATCTATAATTATCATAGAAATCTCGTTTCTCATTATCTTTCAAGATAGGTGTTAGTTGCAAAGGATCTCCAAACAAACAGACTTGGATTCCACCAAAAGGTTCATTGTTATTCCGGTAATGTTTAAGAATTCTGTCAATCTCAGAAAGTTTGTCTGCTCTTAACATTCCGACTTCATCACCGATCCATGTCATTAATGCTCTAGATGATAGAACCTCTTTGATGTGTTTCTTCTTTTTAAGTGACAAAACAGAATCTTGTTTGAAAACATCAAAACCTAAACCAAATGATTTGTGGTTTGTAGAACCATTAACATTAAATGCTGCAATTCCAGTAGGAGCAGAAAGCAATGTATTATCACCAAAGAAATCCATATGCGTCTTAATTAGTGTGCTTTTTCCACAACCACCGCTTCCTACAATCAAACAATTCTGCCCTGTTCCCATCAAACTAAAAGGATCTTGTGGTTTGTTAGATTCCACTATTCATCTTCTCCAAACAAGAAAGGAACATCCATATCATACAGACAAGTTTCAACATCTAAACTTCGAACATGTTTGTTCAATTGTGCACGAACTTCAAGATCCAATAGTTCTCGTTGTTTTTCAGATGTTGCATAAATTCGCTGTGGATTAGATCCTTGGTTGTAAAGTTCAATAGTATTGATAATAAAGCCACCATAATTGTCATGATCACTGGCATCGTTGTTTGGTTCTGGTGTCTTATAATCAATCTCTGCTTCAACACAAACAATTTCTTCTAGATGTCGGGAATGAAAACTAAAATCAACAAACATAAATCTACCTTATTACAATTATTAAAAATTAAATTTCAAATATTCTTTTTGAGAAGAAATTTCTCGTGTTGTGCGTTTATGATAAACTAACCCTACTTCTTTTACAATCATACAATCTTGATCGAAATCATACGGGCGTTTATATCCACAGTTATACCAGAACTGCATACCTTGTAAACCAATAAAATCTTCTTCGTCCCCAAATTCCTTGAAATATACTTTAAAACCTTTTCGAATATCTCCGTCAATGGGCTTATAACCCTTCTTATTTGCAAAATAAACAAGGCTAATAATCTGAACTTGAACTGAGGTCAGGACACCCGAAACCAACAGATCTTGCAATGCTTCACGATGTTGTTGAATTGTAGCCATAATTTTATTCTCCTTTGTTCATATTAAAATCTAAATTGATTCGTGCACCATTTTCGCACTTTGCAACAGTCTTTCCGATCATACTTTCTGTCATATAATAAAGCTTGCTGTCATAGAGACTACACAATGATTGCGCTTTCTCAATCTCTACATTATCAATCTTTTGCCAGAAACAACCAGAAAGTGAGAGCAACATGGGCACAATCAATAATCTAGTGATTTTTAATCTCATCCTGACCTTCTTTGTCCGTGTTGGCAATAAGTTTGTTCTTGTACTGAATCAAATGTTCAGTTAGATAATCAAATTTCCCATTGGTGCATTTTACAAATGTTTTCCCGTCAAAGGTTTTATCTATTTTCTGTAGAGAACTATTCTGACTCTTACAATACGCCTCTCCAGCTTTTATTTCTAAATTATCTGCTGTCTGACCACAACTAGATAATAACATGATGCTTAATCCAATAGCAACTGTTTTAATCGACTTCATTTGCTGTTTCCTGTTTAGTTTCTACAATGCGATTCAAACTATCAAGATGAAAATGCAAATCTTGAAGTTCATTGTTGATGTCAACAATTCGATCAACAGTTATGCTAATCATTTTTCGAATCTTGTCAACACTTAAATTTTCTAATTGTGTTGATAAATCATAAGATGCTAGATGAGTATAATAGTTTAATTTGGTATTGTCCACAATTATTTCTCCAAGAGATATTCCACAACAACTTCCATAACTGCATCATCATCTGTCCAGTAAAAGAAGTCAAGCTCTTTCTTTCCATGAAGCTTGTCTGTAACTTCATTAGGAAGAATATTCCACAGTGCTTGTCCAAAACGATAGTACGGATTAGCTGCAACTTGTTGAACAGCAATGTTAATATAGTTGTCTAATTCTGTTTGTGAAAGTTTCATTGTTTCTTCTCCCAAATCTCAACAACTTCACTGGGTGAAATATAAACATCTGTCCCACAAACATTAACACGGAAAAGATATGTTGGCAACTTACAACCATAATCTAATTCCAACTCTGCTGGTAAAATACAATTATCCTCAGTTTTAATATACATGTTGAAACTGTGTTGGTCATCAAATAATTTAGTTAAAGTAATAGATCGATTGTTAAAATCATAAACTTTAAACTCTGAATTTTCGTATAATAACTTCATTGTCATAACTCCTAATCAAATTTCTTTTACTGAGGCGGAGAAGAAATCCATACGTGAATCAAACTGGTAATGTTGCCCCATACTCTCAGCTAGGGAGTTAGCATATGCACATGCTACATCATATGATGTTGATTTAAAGGTGTTGACAGCTACTATTTCCTCGACAACATCAAAGACTTCGTGAATTACTAAGCGAATAGTGATTTCATAATTGTTCATTGTTATTCCTTCTCTTCAACCACCAAGTAAACATCTTTCGGAAACAAGAATTTCTTTTTATCTTCTGTTTGGATGCGCCAGCCACCAACTGCGGATTCTTTTGGGCCATCAACTACATTCCCAAAGACCATACCTAGACATGGGCTGAACTGCGCATTCTGCATGTGTTCATAATCTTTATAAACTTTAACCATATAAGTCATATCTTTTCTCCTCCTTTAAAAGAGGCTCACAAGGAGCCTCGACTTGTTATGTTAGACTTTAAACTATCAGTGAAGCTTTGTCAACTTATAAATTGTTTGATAGCAAAGAACTTTGATTTCATCAATGATGCTTTGCAACGATGTATTCACACTATCATATATGTCTGTTCCCATATCTGCAATGCTTTTAATATAAGAAACAGGTTCAATTGATGTTTCAGTTTGTAATGTAGGTGTATAAGTTCCTGTAATGCCAATGTTAACTTCAACAAAGGTATCAATCAAATCTTCCATTTCTGTATAAAATTCACCTAATGCCTTGTGTTGCGCATAACTGTTGGTTGCAAAATGTGCGCTGTGAATATAAGTGATGCTCATCATACACATTCCAATGAACTCGTCAACAGCATTGTTTGTATTTTTGTTTGTTTCCATTTGTTCCTCTTAAAAGATATTAAAACTATATTGTTTATAACATTTGGGACTAACCTCTTATTACCAGTTTGTGTTTTGACTATATTCTACATGATTTCCTCCTCGGACTATAGGTATGGATTCTCAACAACATTTAACCTATTGTACAGTTTATGCTTAGAAAATCAAGCGTTTTCTGATATTTTGTTTGTACGAAGAAAGTTGTTGACAACATACTAGAGGGAGACTAAACTGTTCGTAACTTTGAAAACAGTTATAGGAGAACAACAGTGGCAACTACGAATCCTTGGGATATGTCCCAAGATGCCAGAAGTTTTTATGAAGGACATGCAATTATGGAACGGGCACGCCAAGAAGAAACATTAAGATGGTGGTTTGAAACAGTTAAAGAATGGGAGTACATTTACAAAACAATATTGGAGCATGAAGAGATAGCTCCTAGTTACAGGTTGACCGATCCGTTTGAACCTCATTACTACGGTTCAAACTTTAGGGTGGATTTAGGTCTAAGGATTCTAACTGACTTACAAGAATACAGCAACTACGAAATTGTAAAACGGCAAGAGCTGTGGTCAGATACGCGTTACAAGGAATCTCTTCAAAGTATTGGTCAGTATCATCAACTTTTTGTTGGAAATGGAACTGTAACACTTAGTGCTAGAACATTGAGTTCAGTAGATTCTAAACGGCTGTTTACTTCTTTGTGTTCATTTCTGTGTAGAGGAAACTATAAGAGCTTTCGCTACCGTCTAATTGAACATATTGCTGAACAATTTATAGATAACATAGATAATGCATGGGTTATCGACCGACATTCTTTTAGTACCTCACAATTTCTTCTTGACTGCTCAAGAGGTGACATTATTGTTAGACATAAACAGGACGGAAACTCCCGAGTAGGTTTTATTATGGATTTCAATAACATGTTTGATTATCCTGAATTGGACAGATTCTTTGGAAAACTAAATGGACGAAAGTTAACAGAAGAAGACGTTGCTCTTTATGAAATGGTGCATGGACATAAACCGTTGTTTTATAACCTAGAATATAAAATTTAAGAAAATTTGAAAATAGTTCTTGCAAAAGCAAAACAGAATGATTATAGTAACCTTATTGAAAACGAACTGTGAGTCTTTATTATGAAGAAAAAGGTCAAGCTTCTGAATCTGGTTATATGTGCCTTAACTTTTATGGCTACACTAGTTATGATTTTTGGTATAACGAGTGTGGGCTATGGTGGTGGGGTTATTATGGCAGGAGCTACATTGGGTTACACCGCAATCCATCCCGAGGCAACATTACCTCCTGATTACTGGTTTAATTCTATTTGGAATTTAACACTAACACTTATCTTTTATGGTAATATAGGATTGCTTGAAAAGTCAGAAAAACTTTAGTATTATAGTTACTAACTTTATATTTTAAATATTGGTTTAACAGGAGAAAATAGATGAGCAACAATTCTAAAAAGACAAACTGGTTGTTTGAAACTCGAATCAATACACGAGATATGTTTGATGTGTTGAAAATGGGGAAAGAGATTAAAAGTACTGTATGTATTCTTAGTCCAGCGGGTTGTGGCAAGACAGAAATTACAAACCAATTTGCTCAAAAAGAATATAACGGGAATATTTGTACACTTATCCTAAGCCACTATTCTGTAACAGATTTGGTTGGTCAAGGTGTCCCAACATTGGTTGGTGATGATGTTGTTATGCGACATTCCCGACCTACATTGATTCCTCTTGATCCAAAGTGGGAAGGCATCTTGTTCTTGGATGAAGTTACTAACATTGTTGATACGGATATGCAACACTTGTTATATCAGATTACGCATGAACACAAAGTGGGCAATTACGCTTTGCCTCCTAAAATGCAAGTTGTTCTTGCAGGAAACCGGATTCATGATGCAGGAGAATCAACAGAACTTCTAGGGCCATTAGCAAACCGTCTGATTATTTGTGAATTGGAACCATTAGCAGATCATTGGCGGGAAGATTATGCAAGTCTTGTTAATATTCATCCAGCTATTTATGAATATGTTTACGATTTTCCTGATGAACTTTATGAGTATGGTTCTAAAACAGATTGCCCAAGTTTTGCATCAGGTCGTTCTATGAAGAAAGCCAGCGATATTTGTTATGCTTATCAAGCAGGGCATATCTCACAAAAAATTATGGAAGTGGGGATTAACGGTGTTATTGGTGATAACAAGTTCTTGAAAGTTTGGCCTAAATATGAAAGCAGTATTAAACTTCCACGAGCTGATGTGATTCTGGAAGGAATGTTTAACGGAAAGATTGATGTTAAAACTGTTGGTTTAGCAGGGATTTATAGTGTTCTCAATAGTTGTCTGTATCATTTGCGACAAACATTGACATCTGATAAAGATAAAGCAGTTAAACAAGGTGTCAACTTTGTTAATTTCTTGTCAAACAATTTGATTGAAGAACAAGAGATTATGGTTAGTATGGTTGGAAAACTTTCCAATCTGGGCAAAGAAACAAACAATGATAGTTTCTTGATGCAAATCCGCCAAGGTTGCCCAACTTTCACAAATATTTTGGTTAAGTATACACAGTTCAACAAACAGTTTGAAGATTTGATGAAACAAGCAGCATAAACTACAAAATAGCTGTTGACACTCAATTAAAGAGATACTAAACTTAAGGCTATCAGGAATGGTAGCCTTTTATTATTTGGAGAACAAGATGAGCAGAAGTTATAAGGTTTATAAGTATGAGCCGGAAGAGTACGGCTGCGATTCTGGAATGGGAATTTATAGGATAGAAATAAAATATAATAATGCAGATAATGAAGGTATAGAGTTTGAGTTGGTAGATGGAGGTAGCGTGTTAGAGGAACCTTTGAAATTCTGTTCAAGAGGTTTTTCCGAGGATTATGTTTTTCATTCAGGTAACTACTCCGTAAGTACCCGATCTACAGAAGCAGTAATCACTTTTCAAGATCTCGTATGTTGTCACATGACAGAAAACTGGAATTGTTCTATGCGAGACCTAGAGATTTATTATAATTTGTATCTAAGTTGTAAAGGTGTTATAACAAAAGAAGAATTGTTTAAGATTGTCGATAAGATTCTTGGAGAATAAAATGAAAAGCAATGGAAGATATATTGTTAATACCATTAATTACTCATCTGGTAAAGCTTGTATAAAAATAAGAGACGTGGAGTACTGCCAGATAGAAAATTTTATAGAAATTAGACTTACAAATGACATAGCAAAGGTATGGTTTTGGTGTTTTTCTGAATATGATGGTGGGCAGGATCACAGTATTAGTTTAATATTTCCGAAAGTGATGTTTGTTGACAAGAATGTAATACAAGACCAAGAATGGGAACTTACTTTCATGGTCAATAATATTCCTCAGAAATACTTGAAATTTATTATAGGATTGTATAAACTACATACAAATCAAATTGCTACATCAGAATTAGAGCAGTTAGTTTTAGAGAATATTGAGGATTTGTTATGAAAATTGAAATCACAGAAAAACAGATTGATGATGCAACGGTCTTGTTGCGTGGAACACGTTTGGGAATGGTTAATCACAAGAAAGAAGATATTAAACTTTATGGGATTGTTTCTACAAACTTGCAACTCAAAGCCGTAGATTATCTTCCAACCTTTGCAACAGATGGCTCTTATCTGTATTTTAATCCGTTGTTTGTCTTGGGTTTAGAACAAAAGCAATTAGATAAGTTGGTTCTTGAGTCGCGTCAAAGCCCTTTCTGGAATCAAGAATCAGAAGATAAGTTTAAGTTAATGTATAGCAAGAAATCACAATCTTTCTTGCAGTTTGGCTTTGTGCATGAGATTGGGCATTGTTTGCATGATCATTTTGTTCGTGTTGGAACACGAGATAAACAACTATTCAACCAAGCAGCAGATTATCGAATCAATGCTGATGCAGCCAAATTAATTTATGGAAGTTATGCAGCAGCTATGAAAGCCGAACCTGTTTTTAAACTATTATGTTTTGATGAAAAGTATGTCCCTGAAAGTTGGTTCTCAGAGAAAATCTATGAAGATTTGTTGCAACAACAGCAACAGAATAAAGGCAAAGAAGGGCAACCATTAGATGACCATATGTACGGTTCTGATGGAAATATGGGAGGTTCAAACAAACCTTCTGATTTAGAACGTTATATTCGTGATGTTCTTGGTTTGCCAGATAAACCAATGGAAGGTTCAGAAGAGTCAAAAGATAGTGCTAATGGTTCTAATCCTGATAGCAGTGTAGAATTAAACAACAGCCGACTTCGTGATGCTTTTGTTAAGACAGCAAAAGAAATCGGAAAAGGTTGTGGTGGTTCGTTGTTAGAAAAACTCAAGGCACAAAAACCAGTTATTAATTGGAAACGAATCTTGCGCAAAACGTTAACAGGGTTGGTTAAATCAGAGAAAGATCCAAAGAAACTGTGCCGAAATATTCATGGATTAACAAACTTTATGCACCAGAATAATATGTTAGATAGTCGTCTTGGCTTGTATAAAGCAGGAAAGAAACCTGAACCTATGGCACGTGCATTTGTGTTTTATGATATGTCTGGAAGCATTGGAAACCGAGAACGAACCATGATGTTATCTGAAACGTTAGGCATTATGGATATGTATAAATCTTTTGAATTAACAGTAGGCTGTTGGGATACACAATTCTATCAGGATAGTTTGCGAGTTTATACAAAGAAAAACAAACGTGAATCATCGGATTATGAGTTCGTTGGGGGTGGTGGCACAGCACCAGATTGTTTGTTGCCTTTCCTGAAATCACAGAAGTTAAAGAAGTCAGATCGTATTGTTATCTTTACAGACTGTTATTTTAATTTGAATAAAGAACAATGGAAACAATTTGAAAAACAAGTTATTATTGTCTCAACAGAAAGAAATATGGAACATGTTTTTGGTGATTTAAGTTTTAAATATATTGAATATGATCGATATGCAGAATAAGGAATCTTCTATGTCAGATGAATATAGAAAGGAAGGGTATGACATTTTAGTGGGAGAGGCTTTTGTTATTAAGTGTGGATTACCGATAAGACTTCCCGAATACAGAGGTGTGTGGTGGTTAGATGCCACTGAGATTAGGGAAGAATATCAGCACAGGGTGGATACACTAAAGAACAGTTTGACACGTTTCAACATTAAAGGTGTCTGTGATGAAGATCGCGCATACTTGCAAATGGTCTATGGATTCTCTGATTCTGAAATTGACAGTTTGTTTAAGACTTATAAGAAACAGTTATGCAATAAGATTTATGCTTATGGCAAAGAGGATAGAAAGAAGTGGCATCGATCTTAGATACTATTAATCCATTTGAGCACCGTGATATTACTTTTGCTTTAATCACAAAGTTTTGTCAATCCGGAACCGAAATTCTAACTTTATCTTATAAGCTAGATTGTTATGGTGTTGGTGTGGAAGGCTGTATAGAGGCTTCACATTTGAGAAGTTGCTATGATTTTGATCATTGTGGTATAATTGAACGTAATATAAAAATTGATTCAGATAATGTCTTGAATCCTAAAGATTTATCAATAGAAGATAAAACTCTACTAAAGATGTTAAACTCACAGGTTCCAGATTTTGTATGGACAATTTATTATTTGATGAAAGATTGTCTTGATTCTAAAATTTCTGAAGAAGAGTTGCTTGACAGATTGTACTTGATGGTTGATAATAAACCTAACTTTTAAAACACAAGGAAATAAAATGAATTTAGATTACTACAAACAAGCAATTAAGAATTGTTTTAATGACATCGAGATGCCAAAATCAGGAGTTTATCTTGCTGGTGGAGCAATTACATCTATTTTCTCTGGGCAAGCAATCAATGATTTAGATTTATATTTTGATTCAGCAAAAACATTGGCACAGTTTATTGATGATAATAGTCCGTTTATTGTAAGCTGTACGGACAAAGCAGCTACACTGACAATTAATACGAGTCGTTATAGTTATCGAACAATCCAGTGCATTTATTTTGATTATTTTGATAATCCACAACAGATCTTTGACAGTTTTGATTTTAGTATTAATACAGGTTGTTATGTCTTTGAGACAGAAGAGTTTGTTTTTGGTGAAGACTTCTTTAAAGATTTGGCACTAAAGCGACTAAGTTTTAATCCAAAGACAGCATTTCCTTTGGTGAGCTTGTTGCGTATCAATAAATATTTGTCTCGTGGTTATAAAATTTCAACAGGTGAAATGCGAAAACTTGGTTTCACAGTTGCTAAGTTAGATTTAAGCACCAAGGAAGAATTTATCAAACATCTTGGTGGGATGTACTCATTAACTGCATTGTTAGAAATTATGTTGTGGCCTGAGAACGAAGCTTTTGATTCTGATAAAGCATTAGAATTAGTTTCTAAAGCAATGGAAACAGATCCTGTTTTGAATTTTGATGATGCTCCAAAGCGACAAGAATTAGAAATGACAACAAGCGTTCCTTATGAATATCTTGTTTCTTGTTTGAAAGATGATCCAGATGACGTTAAGTTTCAAGAGTTTAAACAACAAAGTTATACATTTGAATTTGACAAGTCTAAAGCTTCAGCAGCAGATAAGATGCAGGATATTCGACTCTTGACATTTGATTCTAAGCTGAATATCTTAAGTAATATGAAATTTAATCAACATGATTTGTTCTCAAGCTTTAACAGGATGGAAGGCCCATTAGCTATTCTTCATATGATGTTGTTTCCTCAGAACTATGATCCACATCTCAAAGATTTGGTCAAGATGTTGAAGAGCAGTGAAGGTTTTGGAAAGGATAATGATGGAGATAATATCCCTTACTAAGGAACAATAAATGAGTTATGCAATTTTGTATGGAATCGATCCAGATAGTTTGGATGTGGATTATAGTAGCGTTGCAGGCGTTGAGAAAGATATATCAAGAGAGATTAGTTATAGTTTTGAAGATGAAGATGCTAATGATGCAATGAAGAACATTGAAAGTAGTCTCAGCAATCTTACAGATTTAAGAGATGTTTCAGAGAATGTTAGTAGTTTAGTTTCAGAATTTGATAGTCAAGTTGAACAGACTTTAAGTTCTGCTGAACACTATTTAAACTTATCAGTCGTAGAAATCGATCCTGTTTTAAAGGATTTATATGAACAATTTAGTTTAAAACTTTATGAACAAATTCCACATAGTATTTACAGTACAGCAGATCTTGAAAAGCACTTGAGTCCAGTTATCCCCTGGTTATTTAAATATCCCACTTTGTACTTGTCATATGCGAGAAGTGCAATAGACTTTGCATATACTACCCCATCACAACCAGACACCACATTCATTATTACGCATGGTCGAAGATGGACTGGAAATGTTGAGATTAGAAAAGCAACTCTTGAATTTAAGGGAAAAGCTGTTACTAAAGTTGTTGAAAAACTAGAGCAACAAGGCTACAATCCAATGAATCTTTCACGAGAAGATTTGATTGTTCTTGAAATGCTTGACAAACAGAACATTGAGATTTATAATTTGCTCTATAGTCGAGCACAACAAGATTTGAAATAATTTTAAATATAGACGAGGAGAAGATTATGGGAACTGATATTCATGGTGGTTTTATTAAAGTTGAAACTAACTTAGAAGGAAAAGTAGTTAACAAACAACCAATTAAAACACCTTGGTTTGGAGATAGAGATTATACACTGTTTGCAATTCTGGCAGGAGTTCGGAATGGGTTTGGTTTTGCTGGATGTTATCGACATGAACCATTGGTTCCGATTGCAGAAGGACGCGGTTTGCCTTATTTTATTGAAAAAGATGAAGAATATTATTCAACTGATTTTTATAATAGGTGGCATGGCAAGTATGACAATGAACCAGAGATGGGTGTTTATCTAGGTGATCACTCTTTCACTTATATGAATATCGATGAAATCTTGATTGGAAAGGTTGGAGTAATCACTTGCAACAAGGTGGAGTCCTAAGTTTAGAACACTACAAGGAAACCTTAGCTGTAGGTAAGGAGCCTGAAAAATGGTGCGGGGGAATCGGTGGAAGTGATGTATTAGTAGTTAAACAAGAGGACTTAGGAAAAGATGGTATTGTTCCAACACATGTTCAGTGTCGTTGGAAATCTGAACAGACTCTTGGTGAAATGTATGATTGGTTCTTGTCAGAAGTTAAAACTCTAAAACAAGAATATGGTTCTGATGTTGTTTTGGTTGTAGGTTTTGATAGTTAAGGAGAAAATATAGTGATTACTTATTGGGTTCAAGCGACACAGGAAAATGCCACTTTATTGGTAAGTACTGTATTTGCCTCTAATTTTATCTCTGAGGAAGAAGGTGTATTGGTGGTAAATCAGGAAGGAACTCACCGTGAAGTTGCGGGGCCGTTCTCTGATATTATGGCATCAGTGATTACAAGAGATATCCCTGAATATAAATATCATGAGAAAACAAAACAATTTATTCCAGCAAATAGCAAGTTGTTTGAAGAAGAGAAACAGGAGAAATCAGTTGTGAAAGAAGATTTTAAAGTTGAGGTTGGTGGTAGTGCAACTATTAGTTCAGATTACAAGGACCAACGTTATAGTGGAAAGGAAGTAATGGTGTTAGCAACTTTTACATACGAAGATGAACGCTGTGCTGTTGTAGCAGGGGAGCTAGGGTATATAATTATTGCACAAGATCGGCTACTACCTCCTTTATCAGAGCATGAAAAGAGAGTTAAACGTTTTATTGCACAGTATAAACCTGTGTTTCAAAGAATGAAAAGCGATCTTGGTGTTACGCATAAAGATCTCGCAGAATTTCTGTTAAGCAAACAGACAAATAAATAAACAAAATAATAACAGTTAAACAATATTAGTGTTTGTCCTCTTGAAGCAGCCTCTTTGGCTGCTTTTCTTTTATCCTTTCTGTTAAAATCCCGTATAGATCACACTACTACTCTTGCATTTCAAATCTTCCCATCATATAATCTTTATATCAAATCAGACAGGACTTCGTAGATGGAACAGTATTTCAGTCTGCATCATATTAACAAAATGTATGATCGCAAGAAAACCAATGCTAAACGTAGAGGAATTGTTTGCGATATAACAAAAAGTCAATATAGACTGATTATGTCTTATATGAAAAACAAACCGTGTTGTGCTTACACCGGAAAAGAGTTTGATTTCAGTGACCCAAAGTCAGATATGTACCCTACACTGGAGCGCATTGACAGTTCTTTACCTTATGTCTTAGGGAATGTGGTGTGGGTTGGAGCCACTGTTAATTACATTAAAGGCACACTGGAAAATAAACTTTGCAAGACAACAACTATTGAGTTAGATAAACTGGAAACCTTCAAGGTTGCAGCAGAGGTGTTATTGGATAACACTGAAGCAATTGAAGAAGCAAACAAATTAAAAGAATATGTTTTGAATAATTTATCAGAAAGTAACATAATAGAATCAACAGGAGAAACTGAGATGATTGCAAAGAATGAAACAGAAATATTAACAGAATCTGTAGAACAAATTGAAAAACTAGAACCTAAAACAAAACACAATGATGTTGATTTTGCAGTGAAATATGCTAATATTGCTAACATCTTCTGTGAAAAAGGCTATAGTTTCGAACTTTCGTTCTCAGAATATAAACGTCTGATGTCAAAGAAATGTTGCAGTTTGACAGGCATTCAGTTTGATGAAGACAGTCAGCGCAGCCTTTATGTTTTAAATAAAGATGCACCAATTACGAATAAAAATGTTCTAGTTGTGACAAAGAATATTCGACAATCACTTGACAAGTTTGTTCAAGATGCTAAACTCTCTTCAGAACAAACAAAGAATGTTTTTGAACAAATTGTTAAATTTATGAAATGATAGGAGAGAAGAGTATACAAAACCTGAATGATATTTATATGTTTGTAATGCAGCAAAATGTCCTAACAATTCTGATGGGCCTATATGTTTTGATTTATGGAATTGCATCAGGTCTGACAAACTGGTTAAAATATGGGGTATACTTAGTCTGGAAAGTTTTTAATTCTAATGTAGACTATAAACAAAACTCAACAGGAAAAATCTTAGATTCTGCTTGGTTGGTCTCAGTTGTTTGGTTATGCATTGTGTTTTTGAAATAAGGTTTCATTATGTCAGATAAACAGAAACAATTTACAATCCGTGTTCTAGGAAAAGATAAACGTTGGCACTTAGCTTGCCCACACTCAAACAAAACGTTGTGTGGTGTTGACATCCAGAACAAAAAGGAACATACTGTTCCAGAGCCAGAAAAGTATTTTAGTTGTTATGAGTGCACTTATTAAATATTGGTGAGGTCACAGTTCCTTATTGCATTAACACCTATAAAACTTCATAGGAAGCTCTAGGACAAGACTTCTAGGGTATCGGCAAGGGATTGCATTACTAAAGATTAAAACCTCTTAGAATTGATTGTAGGAAGGATTTTGATATGGCTAAGAACAAACAAGAAATTGAAGCACATAATAGATTGTGGGAAAAGAAACAATATCTCCGAAAGATTAGCAAAGGGCACAAACGAGAATGGGTTATTCGAATGTTTAGTTCGGAAATGAAAGAAGACATGGTTGATGCTTATATCTTAATAATGGAAGAAGATATGAAAGGAGAAACTGATGAAAAAGAAAATTGATTGGAATATTAATAACTTTGTGACTGTTAAACTAACAGAACATGGCCTAGACTTGCTTAGGGGATATGAGATGCAGTTTAACCGCACAGGGACGAACACAGAGCGAGTAGAGCAATACATTGCAAAGATTATTGAAAACGATTATCATATTCGTCTGCAAGGTTGGGACATGATGCAAATCTTTGGACAACATTGCTATTTGGGATCTCCAGCAATCTTTGAACTGTGCAATTGGGGAAATTGAGGTAGAAGAATGAAACACGATTTTGTTTTAACAATTGACGATGGAATTATCAGTAGCAGTCTGGTTGAGTTCTTAACTGATGAACTTAATTTTCCAAAGCGACTTTTCCGTCAACGAAAGGCATATCATGAGTACTATCACGATATTAAAGATTATCCTTGTTGGTTAGGTCTTGAAGATTTGAATCTGTTGGCTCACTATGGACGGCTTGAATGGATGGGTGATTTTAATTTGACATTAGTAATTTAAGAAGGTAGAGTATGAGCATCAAAGATGAACTGTTAGGTGTTAATCGTAACAAACCAGAGACAGAAATCATTAAACGTCTGTGTGACTTGGTTGCATATCTTTCATCTTGCACAAAACACAGTCCTGATGACTTTTATGAATACCAACAGGCTGTTAAGTATCTAGAGAAAATTGAATCAGGGAAGCAAAATCCGGTAGGTTGTTATTCACGAACCAAGAAAAGTATTTTATACTAAGAGGTATTTATGATTAAAAGTTTAGATTCATGGGTTGTTGTCGCGGCGCGAACTGAGGGTTATTGTATTGTTACACCACGAGGAGATGTTATCATCGGGACAGTTGATGAGTACGGGCATATTGGCAGTATTGTTGATAAAAATGTTGCAGAAAGGATTGTAGCTTGTGTAAATGCCTGTAAAGGTCTTGACACAAAAGAATTAAATGAGAAAGGTTTAGTTTGCGCTGTGGGTTATGAGTTATCCGAACTTGAAAAGCAGAACAGGTCTTTACAGAACAAACTTGGTACAATTCGCTCTGTATTTTGCAAACTAGATAATTAAATGTCCACAGAAGCCTCTAGAACTAATTCTGAGAGGTTTTCTAGTATAGAGGCAAGCAACCCTACAGGTTATATATCAAAATTGATTGTGGTGCCGCCTATGCGGTTAGCTGAAAGCTAACAACCGTTAGGTTGCAATGGTAGATGCCTTACAGAGCGTTTTAGAAAAGGAGAACAAAATGAAAGACCAAATTTTAGAATACTATTTGGATAAAGGCATTGAGATTACAATGCGCAAGATGGAGAAAGACAATGAGAGTTTTACCATTTATGATTTGAATACACGAATGAAATCTCATGCTTACTTGCGTTTTATGGCAGACAAGGTTAAAGTTTATATGCGTTATGGTGATGTTGATGTCATTGATCTAAACCAAGACTTAGAAGAAATCATCAGGGACATTAATTCAAGTGTTCACAGTTGTGTATGTGGCCGAGACTATATGGATGACTCTTGGCATAAATTGTTAACAGAAGCGGGATATACAGTTTAGGAGATTCGATAATGCAAACTTTATTTCCAACACAAGAGAATCTGCGATTGTGCACAGGTTCGGAGTTGTTTGAACAAACACAAAGATTGTTGGTTGAGAGTGGATATATTGTTCACAGTCGAGATTATAGTTCCAATTGCGGAATCCATTTTGTTTTTGGAAGTCTGAATAAACCATTGACGCAGAATCTTGAACAGTTGTTCAATAATATTCTGCTTGGCAACAGCTACACTGTTGAACACAATAACACCAAATTTAAAGACGCTCAGGTTGTTATCAAAGCATCTTTGACACAAACAATGACAATAAATCAGGAATCTCCACGAGTTCTTGTTGAGTTTTGCATTTTGAACATCGGAAATGATTTGCTGACAAGTAACAAGTCTGATAGTGTTGTTGAGGATGAACCGAAGTTATCTCAGAAGATGTTTACAGACATCAAAATCTTTGGGATTAGTGCTGAAGGACTAACAGCAGAGGCTATTAGGAAGATTGAGGTTCGACTGTTAGAGATGTTGGAAAGGTTTATTGATTAATGTTTTTATTTAACGTATAAATATTTTATATAAAATTATATTGAATATTTGTTAGTTTTATGATATAATATACATATAACGTAATGATTTAGGAGATCGATAATGGCATACTATTCTGTAGAAGAGGCTGTTGCTTCTTATGTAGAACGTTATGAAACAATCCAGAAAGCTATCTTGAAAGCACAAGTGCAAAAGAACACAGCACACAACAAAGGCCGATTTCTGTTTTGGGAGGCCGTAGAGAACGAACTTAAAAAGTTAAAACCACAGAAAAAGAGCAAATGGGAGCAAGAAGAAACAGAGTAAAGTATACTGGTTAAACTTAGCAAAAATATTGCCGCTTTTTCAGCCGCAAAGCCTAGTGCCGTGCGGGTTAGCATACCAAAATGCTCCTTAACATGTAGGAGAGTGTCTCTTATCTTGTTTTTTTTTTAGTATTTATATTTAATATTAGTATTACTGTAACACACAATATTTATTTAGTATGAGGTACAATGTTCTTATTAGCTAAAACAATTAGTAAACATAGTAAACCAGCAGCAGAGTGGTTATTACAATTATTCAATACTTACAATACAACTAAACTTAATGATTTAAAAATTAAACAAATAAAACAAGTATGCAATTGTCTGATTTATAATCTAACAAAACCAATACTGTTAGGTTGCCGTGAACTACCCATCATACTTGACAAAACAAGATTCAGTGAACGTTTTGTTATTAATGGACAGAAGTCCAAATCAACACCAATTGACTATCAGAGTTTTAAACTATTCCTAAAAGTTCTGGAAGAATGTGGATGTATTGTTGATGTTGGTGGATTTTGTGGGTATAATGAATATGGTGAAACAAAGTTCAAACAATCTGTTCTGGTGTTATCTGATTATATTTATGAGAATCTATTCACATTATTGCAAGATGCAGAGATTCCAACAATCGAGAATGTTTTGATTTTGCGTGATGAAAACAAGAAACCTAAGACGTTTACATCAACTGCTACCACACAACAAATGCTTAAGGGTTTACGAATGTACAATAAAACACTAGCTGATTTTGATATCCGAAATGAAAAAGGTGAGAAACTGTTTGTTAATGCTCGCCGAATCTTCAATGATAGCTTTGATAAAGGTGGTCGATTCTATAACGACAAGGCTGTTGTGCAGTCATTATCTTCTGAAGAACGATCCAAATTAACAATCAATGGTTCAAAGGTCACAGAGTTAGATTTTGTTGCATTGCACCCAACGATCCTAGCTACTGAAGCAGGTTATATTTTTCCAGAAGGTTTTGATCCTTATGATATTGAAATGAAAGGGTATGAACCTAAGACACTTCGGAAACTGGCTAAGATGGCAATGTTGATTCGACTAAACTGCAATAGTGATTCCTCATACAAACTTGCTATGAATCACTGGATTGGAAACAATTTAGATATTAAACAGTTGTACCAAGAAAACAAAATTCCTAAAATTTATATTGAAGTTGATGAATTGTTATATGCAATTATTGACAAGAATCCGTATCTGTATGAAACTTTTATTTCAGAAGCTGTTGTTGGTTTGCGCTTGCAAGGAGTCGATAGTGCTATTGCTGATTCTGTTCTGAACTATTTTACACAAAGATCGGTTGCCTGCATAAGCATTCATGATAGTTTTATTATTCCTGTTGATTATCAAGAAGAATTGAAACAAACAATGCACTTTGCCTTTAGAGAGCGGTTAGGGACTGATGTGAACTGCAAGGTTGATATTAAATATTAGGAGAATATTTTGAAAGTTTATTTAGTAGGTGGTGCTGTTCGAGATAAACTGATGAACAAAGAACCAAAAGACCGAGATTATGTTGTTGTAGGTGCTGAACCACAAGATATGATTGCTCTTGGTTTTAAACAAGTAGGTTCCAGTTTTCCAGTCTTTTTGCATCCAGAATCAAAAGAAGAATATGCTTTGGCTAGGACTGAAAAGAAAAGTGGCGTTGGATACCAAGGTTTCGATTGTTATTTCGGGAAAGATGTCACATTAGAAGAAGATTTAGCACGAAGAGATTTAACAATCAATGCAATAGCCATGTGTTTAGAAACAGACGAAATTGTTGATCCTTTTAACGGTGCCGATGATATTAAAAATAAAACACTAAGACCTACAACAAATTCTTTTTGTGAAGACCCTTTGCGTGTGTTAAGGGCAGCAAGATTTTTAGCTAGGTATCCAGATTTCAAGGCATCCGAAGAATTGGTAGATTTATGCCACAAAGTTAAAGATGAGATTCAATATCTACCTAAAGAAAGGATCTGGTTAGAAACAGAAAAAGGATTATCTGAAAACAAACCTTCAAATTATTTTGAATTTCTAAAACAGTTTGGTATTTTTGAAACATTAGACAGCCAATTTAATATTCCACAACCAATCCAACATCATCCAGAAGGTTGTGTTTGGACTCATATTATGATGTGTGTTGACCATGCTGCAAATGCCTATAGGGATGTTGGAGTTGTCTTTGGTGCTTTAGTTCATGATTTTGGGAAAGCATATTGTTACAATAATTTTAAAAATCTGCACGGACACGAAGAAGAAGGTGTCAAGTTTGTAGAAGATTTCTGCAAGACTTTCAAGATTCCAAATAAATTCAAAGAGTTAGGTTTGATTTGTTGTAAGTACCATACCCATGTTCATATGGCTTTTAACATGAAACCAAAATCAATTTATAAATTATTTGAAAATGTTAAAGCTGAAACAAAAACAGATAGATTTTACAAATTCTTAGATGTTTGTGAATCAGATGCAAAAGGGCGTGGTGATTATCTCTCAGAAATTCCTTATACACAAAAACAGTTTCTAATTGAGTGCTTAGATGCTGTTAAGTCTGTTGACACAAAGATTATTTCTGCTACTATGTTAGCTAAAGGAAAATCAGGAAAAGATATTGGTGAAGCAATCCGTGTTGCCAAAATTGATGCAATCAGAGGAGTAAAGAATAAATGGAAATGAAAGATATTGACAATAAGATTGTTGTTTGTTTAGGTGGATCTCATGCCTATGGTACAAACACGCCCTTGAGTGACGTTGATGTGCGTGGTATTTTCTGTACAGAAGAACGTAATATTCGTACACCATTCTTTCCAGTACGAGAAGTTAATCTGGAAGATCAAGAAGACGGTAAGATGTATGAGTTAACAAACTTTATGAAATTGTATTGTGATATGAACCCTAACATTTTAGAATTGTTGTGGGTAGACAATCAAGACATCTTAGAAACAACTGAAGCCTATAAAGCATTGCATTATTATGCACCTAAATTGTTATCAAAGAAAGTAGCTTTTACTTTTACAGGCTATGCTTTGCAACAAATGAAGCGAATTAAAGGACACAACAAGTGGATCAATAATCCTCAACCAGAGCAATCTCCTGTTCGTGTTGATTTTGTTAAGCTTCAGTATAATTTTATGCCGGAGAATATCAGAGCAAAAGATTTTAACTTACGTTACTATAACAAAGATTATCTTTTGATTCCTTATGGAAATGATATTTTTGGATTAATTTATTCCAAAGGAAGTAATACTTGCAATGCTGATGGTTCAATTAAGAAGTTTGATTATGAATCTTTCACAGATGACCAAAAGAAACAAAATCCGTTGATGATTGTAAAGTTATGTGAAGAAGAATATAAAGTAGCCAAGGAAACACACAAAAACTATTGGACTTGGAAAACAAACCGAAACGAAACAAGAAGTGAACTAGAAGAGAAGTACGGGTTTGATACAAAACACGCAATGCACGTGGTTCGTTTGTGCCGGATGGGAGAAGAAATCCTCCGAGATGGGGTTGTTAATGTTAAACGACCTGATGCTCAGGAGTTGCTGGATATCCGAAACGGACTATGGTCTTATGAAGACATCCTTGATTTTGCAGAACAAAAGGACAAATTAATCCGTGAGACTCTATACAAACAATCTCATCTGCCAAAAAGCGTAGATGTTAATCTAGCTGCTAAAGTGTTGATGGAAGTTCAAGATTTATGTTGGAATAAATAACCCTTGACATCTGTTTGTAGTGTTGCTATTCTGTCCTTATCAAATCAGGATACAGGAAGATAGATAGATGCAAAAGCAATCCAAGACATATTCAATGGAACAACACATTTTTGCAATAGAGTCTAAGTTCAGGGTTGAATACTCTTTTGAAAACAAAACAGAACCTTATTCAATAGAATATGTCACTGGTTTTGCTAGTTTGTTAGAGTGTTTAACATTAGAAACACAGTTGGATTTAGACAAGCTGTTTGAATTGTTTGTTGATAGAAAACTGCAAGAATATCTGGTGTTGAATCTATATCAGAATGGGGATATCATGCAAACAACGCGAATTATATTAGAAGATTGAGGAGAAAACTTAAATGAATATTGATTATGGGATTTCAACCATTGAGATTAACGGAACAGATGTTGTTATGTTGACTGTTGGTGATGGAAAGACAGGTTTTGTTGATGTTGATTTAACAATGACATATGGAAAAGACGAATATAAGACAACAGCATTATTGGTTACTTATACAAAAGATGAACAACACAATATTGGCTCAAACGTAGATATTAGCAACAAACAATTCAAACCAGAAGATTATGTTATCATGTTCAATTTTACAAACTCGAAAAGTGTCCAGTCTATGATTGACCAATTAGAAAATATTCGAGATCAGCTAGAAGCCAAGGAATAATAAAACAGGCGTGTTTCAATAGTTTGACAGAGTCTTAATGACTTTGCCTTTATTTTATCTGAGAAAATATAAAAGAATTCTTGCAAAGAAAGATCAACTAGGTTATAGTTTGTTTGTCAACTAAAGAGGAGAGAAAAATGAAAAATACACCAAAAGAATCTAACAAGTTTTTACAGTTAAAACTACATATACTCCAAGATTTAAACCATAACCAAGGTAAACGTATTAACCCTGAACTTGTAGATAATATCATGGAATGTATGCGACGTGCATATTGGGAAGGTGTTGTAGAGGGGATGGAATGCGTCAAAGCTGAATGGGAAGATACTTTGAAAAACGAGGGATATTAATCTATGTTATTAGTAAAAACATTTCTAGGACAAGACCAACAAACAAAATGGCGCTTGTGGGGCTGGTATCATGGTTATCCAGAGTGTTGCATTGAGCATTTTGTAGCTAATGCAGGGAAAGGATTGTGGTCGGATTATATTCAAAAGTTTAATAACAAACTTCCAACATTATATGGTTCAGGTTTTGTTTGTTGCCCTGATTGTCTAGAAAACAAGACAGCAGAACAGTTAACAACAGAAATTGCAAAACATCGACACTCTCAGCTTGACTTTCCACAGATGTTGGATTACGATGTTGAAGTAGAAGATTTGGTAGAGAAATATAACAATAGGTTTGGTTTTCTGAATTAAGGAGAGTTATGAGTATCAATAGTAAGTTTACAAGATATCCTTTATGTAAAACGCAAAGAGAAATTAAACAAGAAGAACAGAATGATTTTGATTTATTAGGTTATATTTGTATTTTCTTAGTTGTATCAATTCCAGTTGTTGGAATTTTACTTGAAGTGTTTAGATAAGGAAAGGCAGAATGCGTGTGTTCGATAAAGATTTCCCGATTAAAGTTAAGTTTAAACAAACTATCTTTGAAGATGAGTTTGTAGAGTCAGGCATGATTGCATATTTGACCAAAGTAGAAATTGATGAAAATGCTTCCGATGTTGAAGAAGAAAAGGTATACTGTCTGTGGTTCAATCAAGAACCATTTGCAAGTTACAATGAAATATTGTTAACAGATTGTTATTATCCAAACATTCATACAGTTGATTTACCAAAGAAACAGTACTATACTGCCAAGGAAGCAGGAATGTTTAAAATGCGTTGGACTTCTTATTTGAGTGTCTTTGAAGGACAGTCGTTCGAGTCTGTTGCATCAGAATATCTTGAACTTATTGTTTAAAAGAATAAAGGAGATAAGAAATGAACAAGTGGAAATATGAAATCAATATCAAACAACATTTGATTGCAGATGGTGACTTCGCAGATCGTAAACGAATTTGGCTTGGTTTGTAAGGGGGCTTGCCGTGAGTACTAATTTGCATGTAAAAGCAGAACGGGAGATTTATAGTAAAGATGGTGTTTGTTTAGGGATTCAATCAGAGAAGTTCGATTTATATCGAACTTCAACTACCAAAACTCATGAAATTATGGCTTGTGTAGATAAATTGGAAGGTTATAAGAAGTATCTTTTCAGTAATTATAATTTATCTTCTATTGGAAAATACCTTGGAACAAGAAAAGAACAGATGGAAAAAGAGTTGGATAATTTGTGGGAGAATTCTTCAGATTATGATTACCAAGCCTATGTTTTTGAACCCATGTGGCACCTACAGGAGTTGGAAGATTGGATTCAAGAGATGCAAGATAATTTATATGAAATCAAATGGTATGCTTGGTAATATTTAATTCTTTACAAGACACAAAGAACATTTTAAAATTCTAGGTTCTAATCTAGGAACTAAACAAGAAATTAAAATTTGAGGTTTTAAAAATATGAATAACATTCAGAAACATGTCTCTGAGTACATGAAAGATGTTCTCGAAGATAACAAAGAAGACTTAGCTTTGCGTGGTGCTTGGTCTTATTTAGAATCTACAATTATGGATGTATTAAGTTCATCTAAGGAAGAACACCTTCAAGCTAAGATTGATGCCCTTATGTTAGAACACTGCCCAGAAGAAATGGATGCAGAACAACTCAAAGAATGGGAGGTACATCAAATTGTTGCAGACCCAGAAGAGTTTGAAATTGCAAAGCAAGCATTAAAAGAAGTCATGTTTGAATGGCAAATTCATAAATGTCGTTAGACTTTAATAAAGAGTATTATAATCCTCCCTAGAATACATCCTGAGCAACTTTACAACATACCTTGTAGGGTTGCTTGCCTATATGCTAGAAAACCTCTTAGAATCGTTTCTACGAAGAATTAGAGCCTATCCTAATACTTTTCCTGCCTATATAATTACAAACTATAAAGCAAAAAGACATTTTTAATAAATCAGTTTCTATTTTTCAAAAAGACAAGAACCAAAGCAAAAACTAAAAATTCAAATTCTAAATTTTATTTTCTGCGATTGAGATCCATACAACAAATTACTTTTTCAACTTTGGAAATTGGTTTTGCTTTATGCCAGAGACGAAATTAAAATTTCAGATTCTATTTTCTTGAAATTTCTGTTTAGTGTTAATGAAATGTTAAAACTAGCCTGAATGAGAAGCGTTTACAGAGTGGAATGAGAATGCCCACTTGTGGATTGAGTCGGAGACTCAACAGGCATAGCCTGCATAGGAATTATTATCATTTACCGAATAACAGGCAGTATTGATGTTTGTCTCGGAGTCTTTCACCTCCCGTCCTTTATGTCTATTATAATATCACAATAGATTATAAGTGCAACCTTTATTTTAAAAGAAAATCGTAGAAATATTTTATAGATAACCGTTGACACTACATTGAATTAAGCTTAATCTTATACACATCAACAGCAAACAACTTCGATCAAACAGGAAAACACCTTATGTTTAAGACAATCGGAAAAGTTCAAGGCGTCTATGATTATTCAGAGATCGATCTGTTTTGGGAGTATGAATTTTACAAAGCTAACGGCCCAGATGCAGAAATTATGGTTCTGGTTTGTGATGCAGACAAAATGCAAGCTGTTTCTGTTCAGAATGAAAACTTGTAATTAAAAATTATTTTGATATAATATTCTGAGGCTGTTACAATATAGCCTCTTTTATTCTATAAATCTTTGTTGGTAATTTTATGCACAATTATAAAATCGGTTTTGCTTGTCAAGTTGGATCTATTGTTAAGGACACTTTTAAACAATTGCCAGATACCACAATTGGTACAGTTACAGTTTCAGGTATCAGTAAATTATCTGATAGTGCACAGTACGATAAACTTGTTTCAAAAGTTAAACAGAATTTGCGTGCATTAAGTTTACAGATCTCTTATGTCTCTAGGCTTCCACAACATTTGCGGATGTTTCGCATTAGTTCTAACTTACTGCCTTTGGTTGATCATCCAGACCTTGGGCAGCTTTATGATGCACAACTGTGGCAGTTGATCGCCTACAATTTAGACAACATCGGAAAAACAATTCAACAACACAATATTCGAATTAGCTTGCATCCAAGCCAATATACCGTTTTGAACAGTGAATCTAATCAAACAGTCACAAATTCTATCAGAACATTACACTTCCAATACGAAATCCTAGAATTATTAGGAAAACCGTCAGACAGTGTTATTAATATTCATTTTAATGGACGACTAGATACACTACCCGTTAACGAAATCTCCGACTTTAAACGTTACCTAAGTTTAGAAAATGACGAGAAGACAGGCAATCTAGACCGTGTTCTGAAGGCTTGCCAGCAATACAATGTGCGTTGTGTTTTAGATTTACATCATTATTTTTGTAATACTGGCTATTATCTAGGTGTTAATGATTCTCGTTTAGATTCAGTTATTGAAACATGGAACGGCACCAGACCAAAATTACACTTGTCACAAGCTAGAGACTTGACGGGCAGCAAGCGTGATATCTGGGCACATTCTGATACCATTACAGACAAAGAGTTGGTTAAGTATACAGCACAATTTTTAGATCGTTTTGATGTTATGATAGAAGCAAAGAACAAAAACCTTGCCGCTGTTGATTTTTATAATTTATTATCTGAAATTAAAAGTTAATGTTTTCAACAACTTACAACTATAATCGAATTATTTTAAAATAAATATAAAAATATCTTGCAAAGAAAATTAGATAGAGTATAGTTATCTACATCGAAACAACACAGACAAACTAGAAAACAGGATGCGTTATGAACATCAAAAACATTAAACGTTACTTTGTTAGCCGCAATAATCGTTTAACTAATCTTTCAGTTTTATTGATTTTTGTCGGTATCTGTTTGTTAATGTCAACAAACATTGTTTGAAAATAATTGTTGATTTTTAAATTGTGGCTTTATACAATAGAGCCACTTCTTAAGAAAAACAAAGTTCAACCAAGTCAGATAAACAAAGGATAACAGCATGAAAAAGTTTTTCGAATCTCGCCAGAAAGCTCGTGATTTCGCAAAAGTTGAAAACCTGAAAGTGTGCGATGCAGGAACAACAGCACCTAAAGGTCAGCGCTGGTTTGTAGAGTTGTCAGAAAAGGTTTCAGAAGTTGTTCAAGCTAAGACACCGGTTATTAAGAAACAACAAACATTAAGCCTAAAGAAAAGCAAAACAACAGTCAAAGTTAATAGCTTCTCCGATCTTAGGCAGTTGGTTAAACCCAAACATAACACAAACCAACTTTACCAGAACAACAAAGGACGCAAACATGCTGTTAATGTCCAAGTCAAGCGTTCTGTTAAATCTTTGATGGCTAATATCTAAGGGATTCTTAAAATGTTTAAATATGGTGATTTGTCCTATAAAATCAGTCCTGTCAAAATAGAAAAACGTAACCTTGTATACAGTTACCGTTATAATTTTACTAAACGCGAAGATTTAAAGTTATTTCAAATTCAGTGTTTATACTTCGATGGTGATGAATGGTTAGACTTTTGTTACGAACCTGTTGAATTTTGGGCACCTGAAGGAACAGATCAAGAAATCTTTTGTTTCTTGAAACAAACAATTAGTAACTATCAAGATTTGATGACACCTGAGAAAACTTATCTTGGGATGACTGAAGATCCAGCGTTCTTGTGGGATATCCCCAATATTAAAGATTATCTGTCTTTCTATGTTAAAGATGATCCGTTGCAACAGTACAAAGATTTAAGTAGTTTTGAGCTGATGCATAAAGCTTCAGAGTTCACAACACATTACTACTATGTTTTACGAAAAATACAAGAGTTACACGACAGCTTAGAACAAGAAAACTTAATGCAATTCTTTCAGGATTGAGCAAATAGCTCTTGACCTGTTAGAACTAAGTCTATAGTATTATCTGTATCATAAGTTAACAGAGAGATTCAAACAATGTTCACACAAAACAAACAGAAACAACAAGCAGTCCTATGTGGTATTACAGGCAGTTTAATTTGTGAAATTAACAACGGAGACTATAAAAACCTAAAAGCTTTTCACAAAGAATTAGAAAGTATTGACAGTATTCGAGAATTTGATCCTTGTTTATATCGTGCTTTGAAGTCACAGAAAAGCTTGTCTGAGGTTGTTAAAACATTAATAAAAGCCAATAATAAATTAGAATACCAAAATATTAAAGATCAGCTTAATTGTTTTGATATAGTGTGCTCTGGCTATGTGGAGCAAGGCCGAGTGATTACAGTGTACAACAGTTTAGACCAGTTAGTAATCCGTTGCGATAAAGCTGTTGGGCCTCAGATTGATTCGTTTCTGGCCAAACATTTTGAGACAGAAATCACACATTATCAATTAGACCTATAATTAACAGTTGCACTGTTTAATCTCTTTTGATAATATTATCTACATCAGGACGGGACAGCAAATGTAAAAGCTGTCCACAGTTAAACAGATGTAGGTAACAGATTATGAAACGTTTTGCAAACTTGAATTTAGAACAAACGAGCTTTAATCATGATGCATTGCAACAATATTTGCACAATTTTGCATCCAAGATTGTTTCAGGCTTACATGATGTTTCATTTAAAGTTGTTGTGAAAGAATCAAACAAACTGGGGATCTCGGTTGTTGTCGATGGACAACCTATAAAGACTGTTTGCCAATCTTCAAAACCTGCTATGGTTCGTGATTTGTTTAATCGTTGCAAACTGTCATTATTGGCAGAATTAGAAATGATGTTAATGGTTCCTGTTAGCATCAAATAAATAGAAAATAGTTTAAAATAAAGCTTGCGTTAAACGTAAAGATAAACTAGAATACTTTCAAAGGTTGAGAAATGGTTCTCAACCAAACCAAATAAAGAGATAGAGAAAATGACTAAAGCATATGCAATTATGACCACCATCAAACAAGTTTTGAAAGCTGGCACTAAAACTGTATATCAAACTGTCGAAACAACTGAGAAAGTTATCTCTGAAGAGGAATATAACAACGGTGTTAATTCATCACCTTTCTTCCGCCGTCTGGGTGGTTCAGAATACCACGTGAAAACTTATACACAACACGGTTACAAAACTTATAAGTTGATCAGTAAATCTCCTGACCGTCAGAACAAAACAATCCGTATTTTTGATTTTGATGTAAAGTGATTAAAAATAACAAATAAAAACTTGACACAATAAACCAAATAATTTATATTTAATACATAAGACAAGCAACAGGGCTTGCCAGTTAAAACAAAATAGGAAAACAGATTATGAACGCACAAAACACCATCAAGGTTACTCGCCCAAACTTTTCTAAAATGTTCAAAGAGTATCTGTTATCTTGTGTTTGTGATTATAATGGCGATGTTCCAGAAACCGAAGCAGAGAAAGTTAAATTGTTGGTAGATACTTTTGTTTCTGAAAAAGGTTATGATGTGAAACATTATGGCTTACGGAAAGCTGCTGAAAATTGGTTACGTGGTTTACCAACAACTACACAAGTAGAGTATTATAACAATGCAATCGAAGAAAAATTACGCCAGTGGAATTTTATTAAGGAAACGGATACAGAGTATAAAGCAGAGCAGAAAGTTGAACAGTATTGGTACCGTTTAGGCTGTGAAATTGCTAAACTAACATTAAAAGAAAAAGGATACGGTTTCCGATTCTAATAAATAACAAAACATCAGGAAATCACAATATGTTAGATGATGTTTTAGGAGGCTTAATTGTTGTTGGAATTGTTCTGATTGCAATCAGCCCCATAATTGGAATACTGTTATTATTAATCGTTTTGTTTAGATTGGTTTACAGAGGATATAAAAGAATGACTTATCGTTATGGTTACGTGTGTTATGAAGAATCAGGAATTATCCGTGATAGTGGTTCTGATGTTTTGAACGAAACACAATATGATGCAATCTGTGAAATGTGCATGAAAAATGGATTTAAAGTCCTAGTGAATGTCTCAGATACAAACCCAGAACGAATTGCAAAGGTGATTATGGATACACGCCAGATTTATAAAAACAACGGAACACCAGTTGATAATTTAAAGAAAGTTTATTAAGTTATCAAACGAACAAAAACAGTTTTAACACTCTATTTATCAAACAAACAATAAAGGAAATAGTAAATGCAAACAAATAGCAATGTTGAAAAATTCCAGAAAACCAACAAATTCAAATTTTCTGAGATTGAGCGAACTCAACAGGGCCGAAAGTTGAACAAAACCAAACATACACAACGCAAAACAGAATGGGAAGAATTAGAGCAAGAATAAACAACACAATATAATATGAAATAATAAGAGGCTGCCTTTATGGTGGCCTTTTTGTTTTTGTATTTAAACAGTAAGTACTAACAGTAATACTTTACTACACACTACCTCATAACCATAAATCCACCGCAAACATACCTAATAAATCAAATATAATACGTCCAGAAACATCTGCATTAGCCCTAAATACCTACCGAATATACCAACTAAACCCTACAATTAAACCTCTCAAAATTCAACACAGGCATAATCAGAACATATAAACAAAAGTTATAATAAACTATAAATAATGACTGTATTAATAACCAGAAAAGAAACAGACAAGAAAGAAAAACAGATAGAAAATAAAGATAATAGAAAGAATAAAAATGTTCTGGAAGCTTTAGAACAGCTCTTGAGCTTCTGTGCTTTAAAGGGATGAACAACAGTGAACAATTCAGAGATAATAGCAGGAGTTTTGCGAGGCAAAGCCGAGCAAAACTATATAATAACAACAGTAACCAACCAAGCTATCTACGATAGCAGTTGTTATTTTGTTATTATATCAATCATTGAAAAGTTAAGCTGTTTATGGAATATAATAACAAAACAAGATTGCAAGATTTTCTTTGAAAATCAGCAACTTGCTGTTGTTATTATATAGTTTTTAGATTAGAACTGATTGCTTTCATCATTATGATCTTTAGTTCTGATCCAGAATACTAGTAGCGGTATTTACCACTGAGAAGATTTACTAATCTCTGTTTGTTATAGTATTTAATTTTATTTATATTGTCGTAATGTTTTATCCTATTTGTTAAGGGTTGATGTTCTGTATCAACTGTGCAGATTTTTACTTGTTTTGTTTAACAATCTTCTCTTTCTCTCCTGACGTTACTGCGGAGCGACGCTTAAGCTGACGTATCAGCGCCAACATTTAAAGCTTAATCAGTATTACTGAATCCCTCAAACTGCCCATTAAGAAACATTGAATGTTAATCTAAACGATAATCATTCGCATTATTGTTTAGTAGCTGAACTGGTAACAATTGCAGATTGCGTGTTAGTTCTAGGCTAAATCGGTTCTATTTGTATTGCTTATATTTAACATAATAAATTATTCTATTTTGTATAAAGTTATTATATAAACTATTCTTGCAGCCTAAATAGTAATAATTCTCAAACAGCATGAAATATTGTCCGAATCAGAATTAAATAGTGTAGTGCGCAAAACTTGTAGTTATGTTAAATAGAGCATTATTGAGTATAAGTTTTTTATTCTGTTATTGTCTAGGTTCTCTATGTAATTCAGAGTTTCTATCTGTTTAGTTAACTGTTTGATTTTATTAGGTTATTTAATATTGGATGTTTATACAGTATTGACATTAAGAAGAACTCTTATGTAGGCATAATAAAACAAATAAAAATTATTTTAATGTTTGATTAATGGTCGCCATTGCGACTTAGCTTTCAGCTAACAGCCAATAGGCTGCATAATAATATTTGTATTGAAGGACTGTCAGAAAGGAACTGAAAGTAAGGCAGGACATATTGGACGCAATCAGAGTTGTTCTGGTTAGTTGGCTGTCTGGGAGCCTCTTAGGATATTGCCAATTTATACTGTATATTTATACAGGCTTGGGTTCACGTGCCTAGCACCTATGATGTATAGCTAATGATAGAATAAGGCCGCTAACAACTAAGATATCAATCTTGCGTAAGGCTAAGTTTAATATGATGATTCAGATGTCGAGCTGAATAATAACTATAATATAGATACGATGGTAAGTAGGTTTAAACATAACAGTTATGATATTTTCAGTAAGATGAATAATCAGAGGCAGGGGCATATAATAGATTCTGCTGGGGTGGGGTTGGGTTAAGAAGTATAAAATTTAAGGTGGGATAATGTATTCAGTTAGGTTATTTATTCGATTAGTCTTAAGTAAATTTGTGTTGTGTTTCTACAGATAAAATAAAAGGACAAGCCATCAGACCTGTCCTTAAATTATTGTGTGAGGTTAACCTTACGGTCAAACAGTGTCAAATTGTATAATAATCAAACAAACCGTGTTGGTTTTGCTCTGTTGTATAAAATACGATATCTAGATTGTTTATGAATGCTAGTTGATCCAATATGTGTTCTAAGTTAGAAATGTGTTGTGGTGTTCTCGATAAGTCCAATATAAAACCTTTATCGACTAAGTCTGATTTGGATATGTTGTTGGTTATGTGTGTATGTATCTGCTGTAGAACACTGTTTAAGTCTGTTGACTCAACAATATAAACTTGTGTTTTCATAGTCTCCTCCATTATTGTTGTATGTGTTAATTATAAACGACAAAATCCCTATGAGTTAACACAGGGATATTATTTAGTTGTATGTTATTGTGGCATAGCTGAATAACTTTGTTGGATTGCATTCTCTGGGAGATGCACAATGTGTCTTGTTTTCAAGTTCCAATTAACTAGGTCAGTCACAACATATTTATAACCAAAACTATTAACGTTCTTTCTACCATCAAAGTAATTAATTCTTTGAATATAAGGTTGTTGTGGATTATCTAATTTGAATCGGATATCTTCTCCGCTTAACTTATTTATTGTGTATTCTTTGTCTCCAGTTTTGTATGCAAAGCGGTGCAACCTATTGGTTGTTAACCTTCGGTTAATTCGCTAGCGAACACTAATAATATACAGGTTTTGATTCGACTGTGCCTGTTCCAAATGTGAAACTTCCTGAAACACCATTCACTCCTGACAAACTATAAATACTTGTGTTGTTTTGTGAGAGAACGTTAATATTGGATTTATCTGTGTAAAATAAACCACAGGCCATTTCAGATAATATAAAACCAAAAAGTACTCCACCAACAATGCCCCAGACTACACCCAACTCATCATGAAACCAGTACAGAAATAATAGTGTTGTTATAACAATAATAATCAATTTGACTCTCCTTTATATTTGTTTAATTCTTGTGTCAACCGTTGAACTTTTCGTTCTAGGTCTTTAACTTTCATTAACTGTGTTGCCAGCTGGTTATATTCTTTAGATAAACTCTTAATTTCATCAATGTCAGTTTCACGGAGTTTAACTGATGGATTAACAAACAGTTTATTTGTATCCCAATCAAAACCTAAAGAAATATTGTTAACTTCAACATTAGGTGTTGGGCCAACGCGCCCCATTTGAAATACTGGAATTACAACTTCAATCTCTTCTGGATTTTTATTGTTGTGTTCTACTGCTTCAACAGCTCGCTTAACTTGCTGGTAAAGTAACTGTAGGTTCATACTAATCTCCCTCATTTATTACTATAGTGTAAAAACTCTAAAACATATTCCATAGTTTCATTGTCATCAGTTTTGTTTGTGTTCAGAATCTTTAATGTATAATCTTTAATAAATTCCAGTTTGTCAAATAATTCTGTTGCTTCGTTAAACATATTACCAAGATATACGGGTTGAACTGTATAAAATTTATATTCATAAAGAGATGGGTCTACATTATAATCTAAACCTAATAAACTAAAATCATAACAGTCTTTGACATCTTGACTAATATCATAAAGAAAAATAAAAGTGTTTGGGATTTGTTCGTACATCTTCCGTAATGACTCTTTAATATCTACTGGATCTACTGTACATTTATCCATAACTACGATACCATATTTTACAGTATGAGTATATTTTAAGTTTAGTGGAAATTCAACAACTGTTATGTTAGGGTAGTTTGATTTACCCATAAATTACTCTCCTCTACGTCTGTTCATTTTTAAATTTATCATATTCATCTTGTGTAATAACAATACTATCTTCCAAACTAACGACTACAGTTTCCTTGCTCAAATAATCAACATAGAATGTGTAGTCTGGTTCTAAGAAAACAGAACGACACTTAAATTCAGAGTATGTAGGAAAACAAACATTGTTGTCAAGTAACCGTTGCATAACACGTTCTTTCTTTTCAATTGCGCTCAAGTTATTCATTATGTGTTTGCCCTGATTTAAAATGTTTGCGACACAAACTAATATAACATTCATTTCCACCAATAACAACTTGTTCACCATCTCGGATAACGTCTCCGTTTGAATCTGTGCGAACAACCATCGTGGCTTTCTTGCCACACCAACAAATTGTTTTGATTTCAACCAACTTGTCTGCTAATTCAAATAATGCTTTAGAACCTTCAAACATTTTTCCTTGGAAGTCGGTTCTAAGGCCGTAACACATAACCGGAATGTTGTAAAGATCTGTTATTTTGGTTAAGTCGTAAACCTGCTCTGCTGTTAAGAATTGTGCTTCATCAACAATAACACAATCAATCTTAAAATCAAAATGTTTGTGTTGTTCAAGAACACCGTATAATTTTGTTTGTGGTGTTAGCAGATGGCTAATCATTTCGTGTGGTTCAACAAGACAACATGTTTCACTGATACCGATACGTGAAGCAATAACACCTTGTTCTCGACTATCAACAGCGGGTTTAACCAATAATGTTCGCATGTTGCGTTCTTTATAGTTAAATGCTGTGGTTAATGCATGTGTAGATTTTCCAGCATTCATTGTTGAATAATGAAAATAAAGTGATGCCATTATTGTTCCTTATCAGTTTTGTTGAAATAGTATGTTGTGAGTTGAAGAAATGGACTGTAACTAAAACCAACAATAACAAACATTGCTAATACTGTTTCAAACCAGAACATGTGTGTTGTGATTAACAGATTTAACAGCAGAGCCATTAGTAATCCATAAATGATACTAATTAGACCAGCAACTAATTTAGTCTTGTGTTTATCATAAAATTTAACAAAAGGGATAATCAATAAAACCATCATAAATTTGTTTGTGTTATTCACCTGTTCTCTCCTTGTCTAATTTCTCAACTGCTTCTTTAATTTTAGTTTGAATTTGTTCAAATGTCAACCCTTCCGAACCAGAAAGGGTTAAGACTGTTTGTGAACCTTGTCCTTCTACACTTTCAACCATCCTATTCATTTGTTTCATACTTTCTTTCAATTTATCAAATAACTCACTATCCATCTATTTCTCCCATCTTACATACAAATAAAGCACAACCTGAAATCTCAAGCTGTGCCTTAACTATAAACTAACTGTTCTCTATTGTCAACTATTATTTTACTATATTGCTGTATTTGTTATTATGTGTATATTGGTATACTAACTATACTAACTTATCAGTCAATCAGTACACTAACTACTCTATACTAATTATAATATTATTAATATAATATTTTCGCTTTGCTCAAATATATTTCCATTTTAGCACAGATTTCTTAAAAATTCAAGATGTCAAGCGAGAATATTTGTGTTATGCTATTTAGAAAATAAAATCGTTAAGCGCAAAGTCACGTGTGGTGCCTTTCTCAACATCTAAAGCTAACAAAAATAGTTGTGGCTCAGGATGATATTCAGTTGTTCCATACCAGATTAGTTGGGGTGTAATATATCGGTCACGAATCTCACCTTTATAGTTTTTATATTTAACTTTGTTGACTTTCTCGAAATCAAATACAAATTGAACTTTTGTTTCAGAATTAGACATGTCGCTATTTGCTCCTAGAAAGCCCTACAAGCAATTCTGTAAGCTAGCCTGTAGGGTTTATCAAGTTTAATTAGAAATCTTCTCAGAATTGATTCTACGAAGGATTTAAGGCACTGTTATAACTTATTTAGAAGTTTGGGATGTTATCACGAACATCTTTCTTGAAATTCTCCAAATACTCATTCAGCTTTTCAATAATAACTTGTTTTGTTTTAGCGTGACGAACATCACCTTTGACACCCAGACTCTCAGCAAGTTTTTTCCAATCTGAAATATCTTCAAAATCTCGGATGTTGAACTTACTATCATAAAGCTCCCAAACCAAATTCCTATCATGGTTCAACATAAATGTTTTACCATCAACAGTGCTAAAGGAGTAGTCACCAAAGTGCATTTCATACGGAGCATCGTCTTGTTCAGAAACTTCCTCCGGAGTCTCTTCTGATTCTTCCTCTTCGCCAAACAACACTTTCAACAATGTTTCTTTGTCCATCTGTTCTGCTGCTTCTCGTGTCAATTCTTCTGGTTCTTCTTCAAGAGCAACAGTTGAGATTGTTCCTCCTGAATAGACATCCAGCGACATAGCAACTTTAACAGCTTCTTCAGCAGAACTTCCAGCTTTCATTGCAGCTAACGCAAAACAACTTCCACTGCCAATTGACATTGGAACATCTGTTCCCATCATGATTGGTGTGTTGCCTTCATAGAGCAAAACTTGTTTATCTGGTGTAACAACCAAGGCACTATAACCATCATCGTCTTCCAACTGCGGTGGAATCAAATCAACTAAGTCGCCTACTTGTTGGTTAACAATAGAATAGTCTGTGTGTTTCTGAAGCCATTCAACAAATGTATTTATAGCACGAGCACGTCCACAAATACCACAAAGGTGATTATTAACCCAGAAAACTTTTTGTGTATCTTCCTTGATGATCATATCACCTAAGGTCATCAACCCATCCCCAGACATAACACCATTTGCATAACAAATTGTCGTCACTTTAATCTCTCCTATTTACATTTAATAATATCGCATTCTGCGGAAACACCGCAAGAGTGTTGGCTTACAATAAACATACTTTCTTTAATAATATCATGACAATTTAAGTTTGTGTTTAGCAATAATGCTGAAACTGCACCCTTGGCTACTTGTTCACCACAACCAACAGAGTTAAATGAGTCAACCTCAAGAATACTCATGTTTCCCTGAACTTCAAAAATGCGCCCTTTGTAAACCATAAGGAAATTTCCAAACTGACCTTCATGGTAATTAGGGTCTTGTTCAATACCAAATTTATTTTTAACAAACAAATTCTTTAATGAAAACATAACATCTTTGAAAATATATTCATCGTCATCTGTTTGATGCATTGTTCGAACTGGTTGAGTCCAGTGATATTTTAACAATTGTCCCATGTAGAAGCTGCTTGTGTAACCAAAAGCAAAATTACCAATTTGGAATACTTTAGGGTCTTTATAGATTCGATGGGTATTGCCGTTGCTACCCATCTTGTCGCCACCTAACCAAACATCTCCGTTTTCATCTTTGATTGCGATAATGCAAGTCACTTATAACCTCCTTATTAAATTTTAAATTCAAATTGGAAATAAGCCAAATCATCTTTGTGATGCAGAACATATTTGATTGCTCGCATATCTTCAAAACTAATTTGAACTGGGTTCCCACCAGTAAACTGATGCAATTCACAAACACGTTTGCAAACCATAATGCTTGCTAACAACTTATCAACTGTTTCAAAGTCTGCCTTATCTTGCCCTGAAAGCATGTTGATATTTGTGTTATATGCTTCTCGCTTAAAACATTTCCAATCTGGAAAACTTTTCTCATATTGCAATTTCAATGTGGATTGTGCATTGCGAGACAATTTCCAGAAAATATTGTTTTTGATTTGATGTTCAATCCACAACTGTTTGTTCAGATTGTTAAAACTTTCAAGAATATTGAACAGATTGCAACTGTCAAAATAACCTTCATCAAACATAATCTGTAGAACTTCTACTCTGGTGTTTCCGTAAGAACTGTACATATACTTCTCCTCTGTTATTTATAATTATCAATTTGGGTCATTACCGACCAACAATATAACTATAAACCTTTTCTGATTCTACGTCAACATCTTTTTCATCAACTTCTAAAACAAAATAACATAGGCCTTCGTGGCACAGTTGATCCCCAACTTCAAATCGTTCTTTTCGGACAACATCGGTTAACACTTCAGAGAAATAGGAACACTTGCTGCTAAAATCTTTCATAACACACAAAGGAGAATCATCTGTTCCTGTAATAATATCTGAGTTGTTGAAATAACCCAACTTTGTTCCTTGTGGTGTTGCAACCTTGACGACATAAGCATTTGGGTTGTATTTAGAAACACCTTTCATACTTTTCTCCTAATTAGTATTACTGTAGCTTCTCAGTTGGTTCAATCTTGCCAATCTTGATATTCAAATTCAATAACACAAAAGATAATAGTCTGGCATATTCTTTTTGGTTTGGTCGGTTGAGTTTAACAAAAGATAAACTAATAATATTTGTATTTCTACCATCTTCTGAGGTGTTGTACCACAATTCTTTAGATAATGCAAACAAGATAAACCAATCTTTAATAAGGAATACTTTCTCATAAAGGTCTTTCATTATAAAACTCCTCTGTCTTTTCAACATGATAAATTTTATTTTTAACAAAGAATTTGCCTCGCGTCTCACATTCTTTTGCAACTGTAAGGTGTGCATGTTCCCAACCTACCCGATAAGCAAGAACTAAAGCTACAACATAAAACACCAATACCAACACTGTACCTGTAATGACAAAAGCTGTCAACATATTTCTTTCCTCTTATACAATAAAAGGTGGCACAAGGCCACCTTCAACGATTGTTTCTAATGTTACCAAATACCATCTTCTTCAAAGATTCGTGTAATATGTTCTGTGAAACCCTCACGGCAGTTATCATCCGGTGTAAACTTAATAACTGCGCTACCTTCATATGGATGTTCTGTTAGTTTTCGTTCAATATACTGCAAACCATTTTCTTTGTTTTTATGTGGTGTTTGAGTTGTATCACCACAAACAATAACTTGGCAACCACCTTCTGGGCGTGTGCACAATGCTTTCATCTGAGGAATATCTGAGGCTTGTGTTTCATCAGCAATTACAATAGTGCGTTCATCAAAACTCATACCGCCCATCTTTGCCATTGGGACAACCATAAAACCACTAACTTCATTGAACAAGAAATCTGCATGGTCTACTTTCAAATTGTTTTTCAGAATCCCAACACCAAGATATTGTTTCATTTTCAATAGCATCGGAAGGCACATTGTTAACATCTTTTCTGTATCATTTCCCGGAACAGGAGGTGTAGCGCCTAATCCTTTTTCACCTCGCGTTAAGATAATATTATCTACATTTCCTTCCAAGAATTGTTTGCAGGCGTGCCAGATTGCAAGTGTTGTTTTTCCTGAACCAGCACTTCCTGATAAAACAATAAACTGTTTATCTGCAAATGCTCGCAATGCTTCACGTTGATGTTCATTCTTTGCTGTTAGTGGAATAATACGTGCTTTGCGTTCCTCTTGATATTTGGCAGGTTGAATTTCCTGCCGTGTCTTCCCTTCTTTCTTTTCACGACGGCGTTCTTGGATCGATTGGCGATTACGTCCAGCCATATTTAACATCTCCTTTGTGTCTGGTTAAAATGGAACACAATACATCAAACTGCGTTTCAGAATATAAGCATTAAGTTCATCATAATTAAAACTATAAGCATCTTTGGTATAAAGATAAATTAAATTATCTTCAATCGGTTTGTTATGGTCACAATTATTAAACCATTTAAGAACAGGATTCATGAAACCATTAACTGCAACATACAGACTATAATAAATGTCTAAACCATAAGGCAAGTTTAAACTATCAACTTCAGAAACAATACTTTCAATATCTTCTTCAGAGATAGATAAACCTTCAAAGTTGCTTAATAATTCTAATTCAAAACGAATGCTCTTTTCTCTTTGTTTCTCCATACGTTATCCTAATGAAAAATAGATTTCTAGGCTTTTAACAACAGCAAACAAGAACAAAACAATAACAGCAATTAATAGGAAACGTTTGTTTTCTTGTTTAACTTCTGCTTTATAAGCACATTCGTTGCAGAGGCCTTCTTCGTTGACTTGCAGAATACATTCACAATTAATGCAAGGCTTATGTTCTTGTTCTGCCATAATTGAATCCTTAGTTATCCAATAGTTCTAAATAATCAGACATAAAAATCTGATTCTGAATATGATGCAAATATTCTTTCAAATCTTGTTGATCAAAATAATTAATATGATTTTTCATCTTTGTTTCTCCTCTAAAGAGGTGGTTCCAACAACCACCTTTAATTTAAATATAGCACAACTTAAATTTTATGCAAGTTCAAAATGCGGAGAATCTGTTTCTCCTTTCTCACCTGCAATTCCGTTCATGTTCCAATCTTTGCCCCAACGGATCTTGACACCAAGCTCTTTAGCTGCTTCAAACATAGCTTTTGACATTTTATCAAATTTGCTATGTGTGTTCCAATCGATACTACCATCTGGATTGCACGGTGCAATATCTACAGCCAAACCATCAATGTGTTTAGATTTCATTGTCCATGTTACAACCTTCCCTGCGGTTGTTCGACCTTGCGCATAAAGCTGTTTTTGTCGTTCTAGGGTGCGCAATCCTTCAACAACCATAAAATCTACTTCTGAGATTTCAATAGCACGTTTAACAACCTTAACTAAATCTTGGTTGACACCTTCAAGGCGACTCAAACTGCGATTAGATAATTTAAAACCCATGTTTTACCTCTTATGCATCAAACTTAACTGAACCTGTTGCAACTTGCAAGTAATCAGAAACATCTCCAAATAAATCTTCTTCTACTTTAGCCAACTCTTTATCAGCTACGCGAATATTGTAAAGATATTCAAGTGTAAAAGGAGAAAGACCTTCCATATGTTGCACAACACGTTCAATATAGAAATTCTTAAAATCTTCTGATTCTTGAAGTTCTACTTGGTCTTTAAGGTTCTTTAGAAACTGTTTCATGTTTTTATATTCCGGTGTTTCTTGTGTGCGACCTCGTTTTGTTTCAAGGCCTTCATAAACACCTTGAACAACTTGTTCTGTTTCTGTTAATTCAATTTTAGAATTTCGCAAAACCAGTTCATAACGTTCAGTTGCAAAATCACGAATCCACTGTTTATCTGGCATTATTGTTCCTCTTGGTTAACGGGAGACAAAGATGTCTCCCTTTATTTTAGTCTACTTTGTTTTTACAGATTGTCAAGACCATTATCAATCATTTCAAACAATTCGTGTTCTTTGCTTTTCTGTTTGCGTTGACGAGTTGGTTTGCAACGTTCTTTCAGGGCTTTGCTCAGTTCACGATTATACAGTTTTTTGCTAGCTTTCTTAGACATCTATTTTCTCCTATTATGCAATTTTACACAGTTCAAATTTACGAGCACCTTCAGGATAAACTTCTGAAGGAAGTAGCATGTATTGTTGCTTTCCATTTGCAACAGCTTTTACATCTTTAATCATATCTTCTAGTACTTCCATACCTTTTTCAGACTGTAGCAACTCGGAAGGTGCGTAGAAAACATAAACTCCTGTTGAACCTGAGATTTGTTGTTCAATTCGTCCTGATGTCTTGGGTGCACAATTTTCACAAAATGGAGATCTAATTTCTGAATTACATTTACACATCTATATAAGCTCCTTACATACTAATACGATCTTTCAATTCTGCCATTTTAGCATCATTGAAACGTGTGTTTTGTTTTTGTTTTGAATAACCAAGATAGCCTGAAACTCGGTTAATTTCAAGAATATTTAGACTACCACAGTTTTCACATTTATCAACTTCAATATCCTTTTCTGGCGACCAACCACAATCTTCACAGAAACATTTATTGGCATTGATTCCAGAATAGAATCCCATACTCATGCCACGAAGAACAATTCCCTTAACGACATTTGGTTTTGTTGTATCTACTCGTGTATATTGAATATGCCCACCGTTAATTTTATGGAACAATTCATATTCTTGGTCTTGTTTCTCAAATGGTGAAATCTCTGCTGTTACATGACAGTGAAAACTGTTGCTAAAGTATGCTTTATCTGAAACACCTTTAATAATGCCATACTTAGCTACAAACTGTTCGCGCTGTGTTCCAGCAAGCGATTCAGCAGGAACTCCATACAATGCATAAAGATGTCCATCTTCTTTCTTGAAAGTCTCTACACGTTCAGAAATGAAATCAATAACTTCATTAACAAAACGTTTATCTGATTCGTGCAACTGTTTCTGCTCGTGCAGATAATTCAGTTCGTTTAAAGCAGTGATACCAAAAGAAGCTGTAAAACTTTTAACAATATCACCAATCTTTTCGTCTGGTTTTAGGTTTCCACCTGCAAGACCACCTTGTGTGAAACACAAAGGATTGGTGCTGGCTTTGTTGTTTGCAACCGCAACATAACGTTTCTTCAAAAACTCCCGAATCAGGTTTAAATAATAATCCAATGTTTCATAAAAATCAAGGTTTTCTTCTAAGGCTTTCATATAAATCATAGGAAGATTCAAAGAAGCAGCGCCTATGTTTGCTCTACCTGTAAAGAATATTTCTCCGTTTTCATCTGAAAATTCAGACAGGAATGCGCGACACATTTTGTTCAGAGAGGTTCGCAAGGCCTCTCCCGTTCTCTAATGAACTGCTGCATGTCACCATGCAGATCAGACTATATCTTCCATAACTTTTATTGTTATGGCCTACCATTTGGAACAGCATTAGCTTCTGTCCTACACCGCTACACTCATCACGGTTAGTCGTTGGGCATTTAGGATTTTATCCATTTAGCAACGGATTGTCTCATTTCAGAGAGGTTCCCGTTTTAGATAGGTTTTAGATGGGTAATCACGCGACTTTGTATTATAGTTCGCCCATCGGACTTATTACTTTTTTGCTCTTTTTATATGCTTCTGCAACTTTCCCTACTGTATCAATTGCTAAATAGTCTGGATACAATGCTTTACAAGAACAGTCAATACATAAATCAAATAATTCTGCTGCTTCTGGAACATTTTCGTATTGTTCCCAACTAAACAAATGCACCAGTTTTGGAAAAACAACAGGGTTATCACGTTTGCGATTTTTCAAGATTGCTTTACAAGCCATGACCTGATATTGACGATCATCAGGGACATCAAGATTACCAAAAGTTAACGTTACAAAACTATAGTCGCCACGACTACTTGTTACACTGTTCAACTTCATTTCAAGACTTTGGAAGCCTTGTTCTAGGTCATTGTTTGTTTTGTATAACGCATACTTATATGGATTATCAATTCCGAAATCAACAGCTTCTTTCCCATAACGAACAATGGATTTCTTAATATAAGGAACTAGAATTTTATCAATATCTGGGATTGTGAACCCACCAAAAGATTGTGCTGAAGCTGATAAAGTTACATCTCCAATAACTTGCAAACAACTTAAAACATTAGAGGGTTCTGAATATTTGAGATTAGCCATCTCAAAACCACCATTCAAAACATTACCCATATCAAAAGGCAGCAGTTAAAACCGTTAAAAATTAGGTCGCGCAAATCGTGAAAATATATGAAACCAGTTTCAATAGCTTCCCGTTCTTCTTTTGTTAAATAGTGAAGTTTATAAAGTTCTTTGGTTAAATATCCCCGAATCAATGCTTGTTTTGTTGAGATAAGAGATGACTCAAAATTAGCATTCTCTTTATCCCCGTGTGTAATTGCTGTGTGTGTGCCTTCTGATATAAATCGTCTAACAACTTAACAAAATTAGTTTTATAGTTTCGATAAGCCATGTAAGATTCAGCAATATCTTTGTATCCCAATTGAATTAATGTCTGAGAAACAATGTTGTGCAGATTAGAAACATGAATCTCTGATGAAACTTTAGATTTAACTGATTCGCGTAAAGTTTGTAACTCTGTTTCTGATAGTCGCTTGTTGACTCGTTCTGCTGCTTTATTTACAGCATTATAAATTTTCTGGTCACTCCAACCATTAATATTTCCGTGTTTATTAATTACACTAATACTCACATTTTCTCCTTTGTTTTATGAGGCTCTAAAACAGAGCCTCTTGTTCTGTGGAGTTTATATTATATCACTTAATCTCTTTTATCTCTTGATCGAAATCAATCTTTCAAACGTTTAATCAAATCTGGCAAGATTCCTACATATTCCAAAACATTTCCTTCTCCGATATTGAAAATCTGTGGGATTGTTCGGTTGGGAACAGGCAACAACTCTTCAAGTTCTTCAATTTGATAATCTTCACCAAACTTCTTATAAATAAACGGTTTGTTCTTTTGATTTAGAATGCTAACAGCAACTTTGCAATTCTGACAGTTGTCTGAACCATATACAATATAAGTTCCAATTGGTTTAACTAGATCTGTCAATTCTTTTCTCCTTTAAATAAAATCGAGTTCTTCATCACCCAAATCATCGCGTGTTGCATTCAACACATAATTAGTAACTGTAGTTTCCTGCGCAGCAACTTGATAGGAGTCAATGTTCATCCAATCATCCATCCACGGCAGAGGGTTTACAGCAGGGAAATCATAATCACTTTTGATTCCTAAATCAAGGTATAATGGTTTTGCTGACCACAATACCCATTCATCCAATAAAGTGCAATTCAAACCAATGAGACTACGACCTTCATCAAATAGTGACTTATTCCATGTTAACTCACGATGAACAATCTTGTCAATATAACTTTTGCTCCAATCTTTCAGAGACTCAAATACGTTACGCCATTCTGGATCATTTTTCAAAATGTCAATAACTGTCTTATCTAACTGCACATGCACAGCTTCATCAATCATAATCTTCTGAACCAACTTTGCAACACCCAAGAACAAATCTTGTTGTGCTAAAGCAAAAGTACAAGCAAAACTAGACATGAAACTAATACCCTCAAGAGCATACAATGCAATCAATGTTTTTGCAATAGTTTCTTTTACAATCGGGTCATTTTTATCAACTAGACCTAAATTATACTTAGCTCCAAGTTGTTCCAAATCTTTGAATACTGTTCCGAAATCATAACCACGTTCTGTTACTTCTTTTTTCTCTACTTCTGCAAACAATACTTCTGGGTTTTTGAAGCACTGACGACCAATTTCGGAGTACGTCAGACTATGCAACACTTCATTTTGTGATACATATGAAATTGCAGCCCAATATTCACTGTTAGAAATAAAAGGTGCTAGCAAAGGTGCAATAGAACGAGAAGCGATACTGTCCAATTCCCACTGATAACTTAAAGTCCGAATCATAACTTCATACTGGTTTTTTGAACAGTTCTCAAAATCAAAACGTGATTGTTGCAAATCAACTTCGTTCTCATCCCAATCAATACTTTTTAGTTTTTTGTACAGTTGGAAAATTTGTGGATAACTAACATTAATGCTGTCATGAACAGAAGGTTCTTGTCCCAAAAACAACGGGTAATAGCCTTCATGACGTTGTGTATTCTCATAATTAAAAACTGCCAATTCTTTTCTCCTCTAAAATTGAGGGTTCAGAGAACCCTCCTTTGTTATTATAGCGTGCAACCACCACCTGCACAACCTTCTGCTTGAGGTTGTTCTTGTTCTTCTCCCTGAGAGCGTGTATTGCAATAGTAATGAGTCTTTAAGCCCATTTTGCACATATAGAGAAGATTTGTCAAGTCCTCTTTTGTTCCGATTTTACCTTCAGGATATTTGGAAACATCGAAGTAGAAATCGGCGCTGATGCTTTGCCCACAGAACTTCTGAACAATTGCATAAACATCAACCAAATCTTTGAACGGGACATCCCAACAACGCTCGTAAGTATACCTTGTCATCAAATCTTGATAATCAGGAACAAAAACAGGAATTTTGTTAATATCACTTGACTTGATAATCAATTCTGAACGAATCGGATACAAACCATTTGTTGTGCTTGTTGCAAGAGAACTAGATTCCCCTGGCATAAATGCTTCAAGGACACTATTCCGGATTCCTTTGTTTTCAATAATGCTTTGTCGCAAGGATTCCCAATCATATTTCAAACTGGATTCAACAACATCATCTACATTCTTGTTGTATGTATCAATTGGCAACCAACCATCAGGATATTTAGTTTTATCAATCCACTCTGCATTTCCTTTTTCTTTTGCTAAACGCAAACTTCCTTTGTGCAAATAATAACTGTGCATCTCTGCTAATTCGTGAACAAGGCGCTTGCCGACACGACTAGAATAACCTGTTCCATTCTTTGCAAGATGATTGGCAAGGTTAATAATACCAATACCTACACTGCGTCGGGCTTTAGCAGTCTTTTCCATTTGTTCAAACGGATAATCCATTAAATCCATTGTGTTGTCAATCAATAGTAGTGTGTAATATGCAATATCTTCATATTCTTCTTCAGAAACTCGTCCTGCTACAATTGCTGCAATAAAACACAATGCTACTTCACCATCACCATCTTTATTATAAAGATCTGTTACCGATTCATACCCTTTGGTTGGAAGGGTTATTTCTTGGCATAAATTGGAACTATAAATCGACTCTTTAAATGGTGTATGGGTGTTGATTTCATCGATAAATGTTTTATAGACTCGTCCTGTTTCCCGCCACATCTTTTGAATATCAATAGCTAACTCACGAGCATTAACATATTTCTTTGGAACATTTGAATTATCATATTTATTATAAAGTTCTACAAAACCTCCATAATCATTACTATAAAACTTTTCATACAAATCTGGTGCATAATAGTTTGAAATTAACATCCACTGTTCATTCTTAGCAACTTTGGAAACAAACAGTTTGTTCATTGAAACACTATAATCTAAACCACGAATTTGTTTTTGTGTTGGAGTTGTTGGATGTTTCAGTCGAATCAAATCTTCAATTTCTGGATCTAGAATATTAACATGAATTGTTGCACTTCCCCCACGAACAGCTTGTTTTGTTGACTTAACTGCTGACTCATAGTAACGCAAATAAGGGATTTTCCCATAATGAACAATATCACCATTGCGTACAGGATCTTTAACGCTACGTGTATGCAGATAACCACCAATCCCTGCTGACTGACATGTCATCTTATAAGCAATGTGTGTTCCTACTTCAATACTATCTGCTGTGTCATCGGTAGTAAACAAACAGCAACTTGCATAACCTTTAAACTTTGTCCTCAGACCAGAAAGAATTGGTGTTGGAACATTAATTTTCAAATCAGACAAATATGTATAAAGTTTAATAACATCTTCAACTTTTCGTTCTGATGGTTGATTTTGCATTGCAGCAAGAGCAATACCAACATACATAAACTGCGGTGTTTCAAACAATTCGTTGGTATGTTTGTTTTTAATACAATATTTATCAATAATCTGACGCAAACTAGAATACTGATAAGTTAAATCTTTATTGTGGACTACAAAACTGTCAATTTCTTCTAGTTCATCTTCTGTATAACCCATATCTTCCCATTTACCAGAAGATACCATTTTATTATAAAATTCAGCTAACGAAGGAGGTTCAATAAAACCACCAAAGACTTCTTTATAAATCTCACCAACTGTTAATCGTGCTGCAACATCAGCGTGTTCATAGGTTTTCTTTTCAAGACATGTATCAATAAGTGCTTGGTGAATATCTTTTGTTGTGCAATTATCTGAGAGTTTCTTAACTGCATTCATAACAACATCTGACCAAGAAACTTGATTGTTTGTTGCCCATTCAGCCCAGCGATTCAGTTTGGTTGGATCAAATTCAACAGCAGAACCATCACGTTTAATAACAGTTTTAATCAATTCCTTCTCCTTAAATATTTTCTTCTTGTTTTGTCTTTTCTTCATAAGGTTCTGCAACTTCTAAACTAAAGTTGCTATGCACAAGGCTGTTGAAATCCAACCAACCATGATATTCTTGTGAACTCGGAAATCCTTTCTTAATCCAAACAGGCTCATCTTTATTATTCATTTGTCCCTCTTTAAATCCAGTGAAGTGTCGGTTGACCAATATAATTCCTATCGAAATGACACCAACAATAAGTAACACTGTTGGCAGTATCTTTCTGTTCAACACCCTCAGTACAACTAATTCGACTTACAAACACATAGACATTTTTCAAATGACCTTTACTGAATAGTTGCTCATATCGTTTCTTGCTTTCAAGGAATTGCAGGCGTAATAGTAGGTATTGCTCTTCAGCGCACTCGAAGCCTTTATTTACAAACTCATTTGCCAATTTATAAGGTGGGTTTGAAATAATTATGTCATAATTGAATTTGATATCTGTATTCAGGAAATCTTCGTTGTATTCTGTTTTATATCCATGATCAAATAGTTCATTTGTTACAACATACAACCCTTTCTTTCGTAGATATTCACTAACAATGCCAATCCCCGCACAAGGTTCAAAATATTGTCTACATTTACCAAACTCAATAATTTCAAATAATTTATCTAATGCAATTTCTGGCGTTGAGTATAAATCTGAATAATCTTTGCTTTTATCTCTCTTAGTATTGGCTGAAGCCATAACAGTTACTCCATTTCAAGAATTATTGAGTGTATTTTCGTGGTGTTCTTAATTATTACATTGTCTGTTATCATCATCTAATTATTTATAGTGTAATAACACCACTGTTGACTATTTTATTAGTTATAGGTTATAACTCACAGTCGATCACTTTCAATGTGTTCACGAAGATAACTATTCAGTTCCTCATGTGCTTTAATAAAATTCTTCCGTAGTTCATGGAACTTCTCGTCATCGACTCGGTTATATTCCGGTGATGTGTGGTCGTAAGACGAATAATGCAACATTGCATACTCAAAACCTTCTTTATCAACACATCGTGTTAAAATCTCAATATCTCTTTTATTCATTCTCTAACTCCTCGAATTCAATTTTATGATTGCAGAAATCTCCGTTCCCAGAAGCATGAACTCCATAGCGAACACCCTTGTGCAAGATTTCAATGTATGTTCCATCCTCTAACAAAATTTCTGAATCAATATCTAAATGATAAGTTAAGAAAACGTCCATCGTTTCTATATTATTGAAAACAGGCTCATTTGTCTCGAAATAATATGTTTCTGGAATATTAAGACTCATCCTTTACTTCCTCGTAACCCCACTCTGCTTGCTCGAATGCGACCTCTTTCATAATTTCTTCTTGTTCTTCTTCAGATAAACTATTCCACTCTTCAACTGTAATTGCAAGCTCCTCAAGCGAAGTTATTACACGTCGCATACTGCTGTGATTTGCTCCACTATCTAACCAAACCTTAAACTTCATAATCATTATCCTCTTCTGGCAAATCAAACGGGCTAGAATAAATTTCTTTCTTTTCAAGAATCTTATCTAATGTTTCATCATTGACATTAATAACTTTGTATTTCTTTTTGTCTTGTTTTGTCATATAGTTATTTTTTAAATCACGATTTCCTTCTGAACCAATATAACAGCTTTCATCTTCAAAATCAAAATCCTGAACCAATTTCTTTTTCTTATCCATTTCTGTCAGGAATTTAACAACAGTTTCAATATTTACATCATTTTTGATATTAACATCCAGAACTTCAACATTGTTATACATATTAGCAAACTGATAGTCTTTAATCAATTGGCCTTGATAGATTGTTGTTTCTCGTGAATACAATGGAGCATGAACATAACGAACAAACTTATCTTTCAATACATCAATTTTCTTTTCTGGATTGATGCCTACAGCACGCAAAGCAGCAAACAAGTGACGATTATCATTTTCAATATCCCAATCTGGATTCAATGCTTTCAGAAAATCAATTGTTACACTAACATAAGTTGTTTGGGTATTTAGTGTCTCACTCATAGACATATTTATAATTCCTCTTATATTTCTCTGTAATGGCCTGCCTTTATTTGAGCAGGCACTTATATTATCAATTTTCTTTTAAATTGTCAAGCCAATTTGCTTTAATAAGTATAAATATCTGCAATTGGTTTTAAATCTCGGAAGTTGTATTGTATATCAAGTTTGATATAAACATCAAAGGTGAATTTAGCTGAATTTGTAATAATTTCGTCTAGGTTATTACCTGCAATCAAGATATAAACGGCTCCATCACAAACTTTAACTTCTTCTGCACCATTCAAATCCAAATCTAGTAGTGCATACCGAATATCTTCATTATCTTCTACGTCACTGATTAAGTCAAGTTTTAAAAGTTTCTTGATAATCTTTCCGTCTACAACTAATCCAATTCCGCCTATAGGTTCACGGTACACAGTCATAATTAATCCTCATAGTTCCAACAAACATGATTATCTAAAGTCTGGCGCAACTGAATCCAACCTTTAAAGTTCCCAGACCAAGCTTTACCCTTAGTGTCACAATGTGTTGTTCCATCTTCTAGTGCTGAATATTCCATTGCTAAATCAGGAAACTGTGAATGAATAGGATATTCCATAGGCGTTGCTACGTGTTCAAAAGGAGAAGCATGAACCTTTCGACCACTTGCCAATTTCTTATAGATATCCATAGCTTTTTCGTAAGTGTTGTTCAAAGACCGATAACTAACTTGAGCACAGCAAGAAGCACTGATTGCTTTAGCTTCTTCTAGCGTTACCATCTTAGGTTGGTCATTTTCATAAATCAAATATCCAAATTCATCTTCATGTTCTTCCACACCAACCCAATGATCCACGTAAGGTGTGTGCCATTGACCTGCTTTTAGTTGTTCTGGTTTACTTTTTTGCATTGCTTCAAACATACAGGAAGCTAGTTCTTGGATTTCTGGTTGTGCATCTGGATCACAACGAAGCCAAAAGAAATTATCGAACTCTGTAGCTGTCAGGACTGTTTTCATCATCTGAAATGGTTCAAGCAACCTATTAATAATCTGCTTATGTGCACCAATAGTGTTCAGGATCTCTGCCTGTCCCGTAGCATACGCTGAGGCTTGTTTCCACTGACGCATTGCGCTTTCTACAGACCAATCCTGTAACTCTTCTTTTGCTTGCATACCTGCTTGGTTTTTACCCCAATGAATCGGAGTTGCTGGATTATTTCGCACTTGTTCAATCATTTTACTAACAGGAACAGCACGACTGCTCATTGCGTTCCGTGAGAAGAGGCGGTGAGTCATAATCTCACTGTGAATAAAACGATGATATTCAAGTTCAAAAGTAGTGATTCGATTTCCTTGCTCATTGATACTGTCTGCAACAATTCGTGCTACAATCCCACCCTTACCTTCTACAACTACACTATACATTACTTCTCCTTATCGAATCCGGTTTCCATCAAAATATAATTGAAAGTTTCCATGAACATCAATATCATATTGTCTATTCAGTTTCAAATAAAATGCTGCACGACAAATATTATGTCGATTAACAAACTCACACAGTCTGTTTCCATAGTTATCTAAGACTACAACATAAACGTTTTCTTTGCAATAGGGTTGTTTACAACTCATACCAAACCTTCTACAAATTTTCCAATTTTATACCAATCTTTTGTTTTTAAATCAAGGCTAACTTCTGATTCATTGAGTTCTTGGTCAAATGGTGTCTCAAACAAGATCTTAGCAACTTCTGGTTTGTGGTTAAACTGTTTTAGATTAGAAAGTCGATCATCAATCATAACATCAACATCTACAAAACCTTTTTGCTTTGTTGCTATAAAACCAAATTGTTCTGTTGGGATATTGAAATGTTTCTTTAGAAATTCAACTTTGTTTCTAAAATGATCTTGTTTGCAAATGCTAATAAAACAAATATTATGTCCCGCTTGTGCCCAACTATTTATAACCTCAACAGCTTCTTTATAAGGTTCCAGATTATTATAAATCTCTGATTTCCAAAAAGCCATAACTTCTTGTTCATTTAAATCTGGATAATAAAAACCGAGATTGTAACAAATAGAACTCATGCTTTTAAATTCTTCAATATCGTGATAGTGGTGTGAAACATTATTTAAATAATTAACCCAACCCCAACGTTGAAAAGCAGCATCAACAATTGTCAAATCAACATCGATTCCAATAGTTAGCTTTTCCACTTGATATTCTCCTTGACATATTTAATAACTTCATCGTTTCCATTTGTTGTATCAAAATAAACTGTTTTGATTTCTGGAATATTTAACCAATCTCGTGTATCAGTTTCAAAGCTATCAAAACCTTCTCGTTTCATCTGAACGATTTCAACTTTATCAGAACCAAACTCGTTAATCAATGGATAAATTTCTGATGGAAAACCACCATCTGGAATCAAGAACAATGAATTTTCTGGATAATTTTTGATGGTTTTAACCAATTCATCACCAAAATAACTATCACCAAAGAATGGTTTGATATACTTTTCAGAGATATGTTTCATCAAATCTCTAATTGTTTTCCCGTTCAAACATTGTTGTGGTGAATCTTTCCAACCTTCATAATCATTATAAGCATGGAGAAAATTTGTATAACTCATTCCTAATGTTGTTGCTGCAATTCGGAAAATAGGAGTTTTAAAACTCAAAACGTAAACGTACATTCCGGCAGGATAAGAATCTTTAATTTTAGCACAAACTGTATCTTTTCCACAACGTGGAGGTGCATTAAAAACAACAATTTTCATTTATTTCTCCTCAGATACAAAATCAGCCGCCGATTCTTCATCAAGCGGCTTTATAGTTATAATAACAGATTATTCAACAATTGCAAGTTGGATTGTATGAAACTCTTTGACTGAACTTTTTCCAACATTTGATTCAGGTTGGTGCCACATAACTGCTTGAGCAGGAACAGAACTGAACCCTAACACACCAGAATACTCTACACCCAAATTATCAATACCAAAGAACGCACCATTCAAAACCAACTTATGAGAATCATATGAACACTGGTGATGCATGTCGCCGCAACGGAAATATTCTACATGTTTCTTGATTTGTTGTCCCCGTTTTTTCATCTGGTCGTGCATACTTTTCTCAGTTGCACTGTTGAAATATCCGTGTTCGTAGATAACAGTGTTTCCATAGATTTCAGTATGTGCAAACACACCTTCTGGGATATTAAAAGTAACGTTTGTATAACCGCCTGTTTTTGCAAGTTGTTTGAGTGCAGTATAAATAATGTAATCGTAAGAATACAAACCTGCTTTATAGATATCCATCCCTTTATGTTGGCTAGATCCATGATTTCCTGCGACACCAACAAATTCGGTCGGAATACCTAATTTCAAGATTGGTTCTAAAACATTTTCCCAGATATTAACAATTGCATTAGAGATTTGTTCTGATAGTCCTGAATCACAAGCGGTAGCAGATTGAATACCGTGCTTCATGTGGTCTTCTACGATATCACCAAGACTTGCAAACACAATTTTATCAGTAAACAATATCTTCCGACTTACAATACCTAACAATTCGCAACCATACTGTTTTAACGCTTTGATTGCAACAGGTGTGTTATAATGTTGTCCAATCTTTCCTATCTGCCAATCAGAAAACAAAATCTCAAAGGTTCCATGTTTATTTGTTGTATTAGGAATGTCGGGACGTTCAAACAAACTTTTATCAAACTGCGTTACTTTAACTTTAGATACAGCTTTGTTAACACCTTCCAGCATTTCCTTGAAATTATACTCCGTATCTGTAATCTCCCGTTGAATCTTTCGTAACTGTGTGTTAGTTCTGTGTGCAGAGCGTAGGCGCTTTGCCAGATTTGAAACAGAAAAGTCAGGGTGTTCGCACAAGATGTCAAGGTTGTCTTCAAAACTGTCTTGTGTTTTAACTTGGTCTTTCTCGTTGCATTCTTGTTGCTCATTGCACCAATGATTATAATACTGATTTACAGTTGACTTACCAATACCTAACTCTTTAGCAATGGCGCGACTACCAATACCTTTGCTCTTCATTTCTACAATCTTAGAAATAACACCATTATAAAAATTATTATTCAAATTGCTCTCCATAATATTAGGCGGTAAACTTATAACCTTCTGTTATACTTTCTGCTTTTTCTCGTGACATGAACATCAGACTAGTTACCGAAGTAACTCCCCAACTGTCATATTCAACATCAACAAACCAACATTCTGTAAGCTGTTCACAACCCTCACCTTTATATTGGTAAGGTTCTTTGATAACTCTTGTAACAACACAATCAACTAAATTCATTTGTCTAAAACCTCTTCAATTTTCTCAAAAGCTGTACCAAAGATTGCATTAACCAATTCTTGTTCGTTGGTTTGAATCGCATGGATAATTTTATGTTGTGCATCAATAAACTTCTGCGCTACTGAAGAGTTAGTATAATTCTTAATTCGTAGAATATCTTGATCCGTAAATTCATAGTTAGAAGTAATAAATTCCACGATAAAATCTCGCATAGGTTCAATCTTAACTTCTGACTCTAAAATATCTTTAACTGCAATATACTGTTTGGCATTAAGTTGATCCATGAGTCCTGCCAACATCATTTCAGTCATTAGTTTCAACTGTTTGTCTGCTTGATTATCAAAAACACTATGTAATCTTTGTTTGTAGTATGGTGTTAGTTCAGAACTGCTTGGTTGTTGTTCTACAGTTTGTGAAATTTGTTCTGGATGTGTATTATCAATAATAGTTTGAAGTTTGTGAATATAATCAATGTTTTCGTTAATATCTTCAACACGAATTAGACGTTCTTTAATCCAATTCAAAAGCTCTTTATCCTTCATATTTATTCTCCTGTCATATCGTTAAATTCTGTTTGATTATAATAAATCTGTTTTGTTTCTAAGTTGATTAGATACTCTACACTATAATCTTCTCCTGCCCAACTATTCTCTTTGCAGTATTGTTCAGCTTCTTTCCAATCAGTCACAAAGATATAAGTTGTTCCTACATAAGCTCTATAATCTCTATCAATGCAAACTATTGCTGCTTTAAATTCATTCAGAATATCCTCTCATACTTTCTCCTGTTTTGTATAAAATACATGATTTCCAACAACATAAGTTTTCTTTAATTTCTTTCTCCAAACAGGTTTAACTTTTAAGGTATGATAGTATTTGCTATTACCTGTAAAATCATAACCTACTTTATCCAACAGAACTGCAACTGAAGACAATAACACGATTTTCTTAAATGTCTTCTCTTCAATAACATTCTTTGGTTTTATCTTGATGTTCTTTTTATTATTTGTCCAGCTAAATTGTGATTTCTGGAACACAACTTTGCAAATATCGTGGGGGAAACGTTCACTGTGGGCACGGTTCAGTGTTGTCTTTGCTACAAACAACATTCCCTTCTCTGTTTCACCACGACTTTCATTCCAAACATTTGCTATCAAACAATCAAACTGTTTTTGTTGTGAAACGATATCCTCCTTGATAGGAGGCCCATGCAATATAGAACCAAGATAAATATGAAATGCAATGAACATGTTAATCATTCTCTTTTTCCTTTATAAATTGGTTTATATACATCTCAATTAAAGTTTGTTTATTATAGCTATCTATATCTAAAAGGTCAAGGTTTTTCTCAACTAATTTAGAATAAATTGTTTCTGTCTTCCATCTGCTTACTCTTTTAACTTCAGCTTCAACAATTCCAAAATGCAACTTCTTTGGAACACGTTCTGATTGTTCAAGGTAGTTTATAATATACTTTAAAACTGTCAATAAATCAACATCTGTTTTTCCAAATAGTTTTCGGTGATAGAGTTCAATGCGGCCTAAAAATAAGTTAGCATCACTTCTTGCGACTCCACGGCAATACCCTGTCTTGTGGTCATGATCTAAACAAGGTTGTGCCATCCCCGATTCACCAAAAAGAAGCCCTTCTAAGATAAGAGCATCAGGAAGAAGCTCATCCCTGAACTTCTTGATTTCCCTTGAACCTCGAACCCATAATTCTTTATTGTATTGGAAGTTATAGGTCTTTCTTCGGCTAGTTGTTTTTGAAACTGTTTTCTTTCGGTATCTACGTCTCAATATTTCTCCGAATTGGTAATATTAATAAAGTTTCAGTTCTTGAGATAAATCAGTTAATTCCTTTAACGCTAGTTCTTGTTCACTATTATCAATCTGTTTTAAAACTTTAGATAATTCTTTAGCAATAACTTTTGCTTTTCGGATGGATTCAACTCGTGATTTAAATTCAATCTTCATTAGATCACCAACCTTGATGATTGTGAACAAGCTGTGTTCTACAAGAACTTCATCTCCGATTTTTGAAATAACCATTAATGTCTCCAATTAAATAGAAGGTAATGTAGGTTCTGGTGCTGGTGTAGTAGGAACATCTGAATTTTCTGGAATAACAGTGCTTCCACCTTTCTTTGCATTAACATCAAATACAAACCGGACACCATTAATTGAGAGTTTGTTCATCAATTCTGTTAATGTAATATCTGGACGAACAACATTTTCTGGATTTCCACCACAATCAACAACTGCTTTGGTCAATGAATCAAGAAATTCTTTGTTTGCTTTAAAAACAATAACTGCTTCTAATGAATCGGTAAAAGGATTCAGTGTAATATTCGGGTTTGCATTATAAGATGAATCGTACATATTATTTCTCCTTCTTTCTAGTTAAAACAAGTCCACCTCTAGGTGAAACTTCCAGTCTTTCAATCTCACCTGCTTTGTGAACTTTAACAATAAAATCTACAGTTTCTTGAATATTGATTCCCGTTAAAACGTTTAGAATTTTAGAAATCATAACGTTAACCTATAATTCGTTCAACAATTTTCTGCGATGAATTTAAGACCTATAAAATAAGCATCTGCATAGTCTGCCTTCCCTGCTGCTAATGTTAACCCATCAAGAAAACCAGTCTCTGTTAAGTTACAGGCTCTAATCATGTCCCCTTTTTCCATTTTCCTCTTCTTGTTATTAACAAATCTTTCTTCCTCAGGAAGATATTCACGAGCAAAAGCTTTGACACTTGTTGGAGTATAACTTGAGATCTGTTCTTTTGTCAAATATGTTTTTTCAACTAGAGTTTCATTAATTGCGCGGAACAATGTCAATAGTGTTGCTTTAGCGTCACCGAATGCGCTCATAGCAGGGCTTTCAAGAACAAAATAGTTGGGTTGAAACTCCTCAACATACTCGCATAGAGTGTCACAAACAAAATCAATCTGCTGTGTAATAATAGGAAAATAATTAACCCCTTTATATTTTGTTTTAGAGTGTGTTGAACCAGTCCTAATAATTTGTTTTTTGATTGGCTTTCCGTTTTCCCAAAATACAACTGCACAATGACTTGTTGACTGGTCACATGAAATTACACGTATTACCTCTTGATTATTTTTATTCAAATTTCCTCGTTTGCTTTGTATTCACTTACTTTCTCAGTGATTAAATCAATACAGTCAAAACACAATAAAATATTTTGTCCTCGGTTCCTATAACTGAACATATAAACAAGATTATCAACACCTTTACGCAAGGGTTCATCACAGCACCTACAAAAACTATCTTGTTTAGCTTTTCTGATCTCTAGTTTCATTACTTCTTAATTCCATAAACAACAGCATTGGAAAGAACGTCTTGCAACTCTTGCAGCAATTCTTCTGATAAAGGTTGCCCATCAAAACGCTTCAAACGTTTGGCTTTGAATTTCTTATAATCAAAACGAATATCCAGTTTTTCTTTAATGTTCAAGTCTGTCATGTTTGATTCATTCATAATTTATTCCTCTTATTTAAACTCGTTCCAACTTAAATTCATACTTATAAAACTTGAAGGTTTTAGGCTTGTTGTTCATTCCAACATAATTTGAAACATCAGGATTCTTGTTTCTGTTAATAACGGAGAACCTATAACAAAACAACTGTATCACAAAGAATCCAGAATTGCAATAGAAATGTGCCATATTATTCCTTTTTCTTGGGAAGTTTTGCATTGTGTTCTTTCATTAAAGAAAAGAATGTTGTTTTATCATCTCGTGATTTTTTCATGTAAACTAAACTGAAAATAATTTCAAGCCATTGGCCTGCACTGAATTTCTGTTCTTTTCCTGTAAAATCAGTAAATTCAACACCATCTGGAAACCAATCTACATATTGTTGTGCTACTTTCTCTAAACATTCTGCTTTTGTTGTGCATGTTCCTAACAGTTTGTATGCACTACTTGCACCAAATGTAATTCCGAAAGGTTGGTAAGGTAATATACCGTCAGTTGAATCTCCTGTAACACACTGTAGGCACAACCACTTAAAACCATAACCTTTAACATTGGATTTTTCTAACCAGATTTCACCAACACCTTCGTCAATCAACATAGGTTTTTCGTGAACTAATTTACCATCTCGACTCAAAGGGTCAATAATCAGCCCGCTGAACCCGCGCTGATCTTTATCGAAACTCACTATGATATAGTTAAACCAGCCATATTTTAAATAGTGTTGATAGCCAGTCTCAGCATAAGCACGACAAACGTCATCAGCTTCAAATGAATCTATAATCTTAGCGTTATGGTGTTTTGCTACATATTCTCTTGCTTTGTCCAATAAGACTGGTCGCAACAAACCATCTCGGTTGCTTTTGTATTGCTGAGGTAAAGGTGTATCTAACCTGAAATTTCCTTTTCCACCTAACAAGCAAACATATTTGGTTAAACCTAAGTTGTCTAAGACAGAATTGATTTTCAATTTGATTGCATAATAACAATGACTCTCGTCGTCTGGAATCTGGACATCAACTATTTCAAAATCTTCTTTTTTAAATAAAGGTTTCTTTTGAACTTCACGCATTATATTCTGGTCATATAACCAACCACCTAACTCTTTCTTTTTTCGCCCATAAAACTCAGTTCGTGTTTTAAAACGCATATCAATTCCGTATGCTTTCGAGATTACACGAATTTCACGTTTCTCTGATGAAGCAGCACTTGTAAAACAGGTTTGGTCAGCATCAAACACAACAACTGTTTCAGGACGAATTAATTCTTTAATATTGTCAATATATGGATAGCTCAATATTCCTCCTCTCTAATAAAAGAGCCTCTTAATTAGAGGCTCAGTTAAGTTTATTCTTTTGTTATTCAGAACGTCCCATCAGGATATCTAGTTCTGCCATTTTCTCTACTTTTTCTTCCAATGCTTTGCGTTCTTTCTCTGCTTTGTATTGCTTATCAAACTCCAATTTAGCATAAAATTTCAACATGCTTGGTTTGTAGTGGTGTGTTTCTTTTTCTGTTTCCAGAATACCTTTAATATATTCTTTTGTATCTTCAAGTTTAAGCATCAGTTCTACAAGTTCATCAATTGTTTTAGACAGACGCTTACGCTCGTTAATATCAGACGGCAGGTTATCAATCAGTTCTACTTTAGCCATTTTATTTCTCCTTATTTATTTTAATTAAATTTCAAACAAATCTTTGGTTGGAACAATTTCAAAATCTTCTAGGATAATTGTGTTCCCACGTTTAGAGATATTGATATTAGAGGTAAAGACTTCTTCAAACTCAAAAGTTGAAACTTCATTGATAACTTCTGATAAAGACTGGAATGTTTCTTTCACCAAAGGAAAATCACCTTTATATGGATTAACAAAAGCCAGCAACTCGTTCAACAAATTAATTTCAGTTTGTGACAGTGATACAGTATAGTCGTTATTTTCATTGATATTCAAAATTTCCATCTTGTTTCTCCTCTTATTTTAAGTTTTAACACAAAACACTGATATTGTGTTTCTTATATTCTACCAAAGTTTCTACAGTTTATCAACTGTTTTCTTGTCTGTTTCTGAATTTTCTTTGGAATCGTTGTTCAAAGATTTCAGTTTTTCAATTATAACAGATGTTTTTGTATGAATGCAACCATTTTCATCAACATCAAAATTATCTTGGTTTTCTATCAGAATCTTTTTAAATCTTTGTGTTCGTTCCATATTAAGGTCACTCTTCAAGAACTTTTCGTTCAGTCTTTAGGTCACGATTATAAACAGTTTCTTCTGTAAATTTATCAGGAAAACGTGTTTTTAGTTTATTGATAACACGATTAGCTTCTGTTTCAAAATCTGTACCAAGTTCATCAAACAGAATTGCAAGATACCAAAGAATGTCTCCGGCTTCTTCTTTAACATTAACAACATCCAACTCACGACCATAAAACATTTGTTTCTTTAGTGCATCCAACAATTCACCTGATTCTGTTACACATCCAATAGCGGCATGGAGAATCCGAACGTTAGGTTGAAAGAAATTAGGGGATTCTGTACGGATTGCATCTTTAATAAATTGTTTATCTTTCATCTTAATCATTCTCCTTTATATTGTTGCAATAAAACAGAACGTGACACTTCATGTGCAATCCGGTATGCTAATTGTTTAGCAACACTGCGGGGAATGTCAAGTTTACTTGCAAACTCAGTATGCGGATCTTTGTAGTTAACTGACACATAACAATTAAACCATGCTACAATTTCTTGTTCTTTTCTGATTTGTGCACCTACGCAGTCTTTCATTCTAAAGGTTCCCAATTTTCATTTAATTCTCGCACAGAAATTCCAACCGGAAACTGTGGAACACCATCAACCGTTAAGGTTTGATAAGTAAAGGTAATATATTTTCCAACAAGTTTCAACTGTTCTTCATATAGGCGCTCTTCGTGTGTTCCTTTCATTTTGCAACGAAACTCTGTTCCATTCTGCATTTTGCACAGCAGAACACCTTCTCCATTTTTATCAATTTCAGCATCGTATACTAAAGCTTCATCGCTTTCAAACACTTTCCATTTTAGCAAATCATTACTTCGTTGCCCAAACTCGTATTTTCCATTCATATTGCGCAGAATCGTTCCTTCGTAGCCTTGCTCCATATACTCATGAATAGATTCTTTGGCTTCTTGTTCATTATTGCAAACTGTTACAGGAACTGTAGAGATATTCAATTTAACATGCTTTGATAACTCTGTCAAATCTTTTTCTCGTTCAGACCAAACCTTTTCACTTGGAATATCATAAATTCGATATTCAAGTTTTGAACTATCAGGTTGAACTTTCTTTACTAGACTTACAATCTTTTGCAACGGAAGTCCGTGAACATACAGTTCACCATCAAAACTATCAAATCCTGTTTCTAAACGCAACTGTTTTAGTTGTTCAGCTAAATGTTCATGTTTTGGATAAACTTTAGCACCACGACTATTAAATACAGGTTCTCCATTGTCGTCAAAAGTGATTAAAGAGCGGCAATTATGTACCAGCTTATTATTAGCAAAGTAATTGTGATTATCTTCAACTTCTATATCAAATGCAAATTGCGGTAAACCACCTAAAGAAGCATTTTTATGTTCAATTGTAATGTTAATTAATTGGTCTTGTGGTTCAATACTACCACAACTAAAACCTTCTGGTATTTTTCTAGGCAACAAATTACCGGCAATTCTTGATATTTTCCAAAAAAGATAAGTAGAATCTTTTGTATTGAAAGAAAGTCGTTTATCTTTTCCATAATAACCTAGTGATGGAGTAACATTGTACTTCTTTTTAAAAAGCTCCACAAAACCTTCTATTGTCTCGTCGGAGTACCTTGCGACACTTAAGAACATCCTTGGGGTTTCTTTATTCCCGTTATTGTAGTGCAAAGAACCATCGTCAAAATACCATAATGCTAGTGACTCATCTGTAAATACACTTTCCAGTAATTTTCTGTCTATAATCGTAACCCTCCTTCCGAAATTATCGTCTGTTTTATCTGTTGTGTAGAATATTGACAAAGGAAAAGAGTTGTTAGTCATTGCGGTAGATACGTATTGTTGACAAGGTTTGTTATATCCAGAAAGCCTATCCCTACATCTATAACTAATATCTTTTAATAATTTTGATTTCTCTAAACCATACTGAAAATCCTCTCCTCCTACATTGTAATCCAACCTCCACGATGTGGGTGTGTTAATAGAAAGATTTCTTTTTTCTATGTTGGCAATAGAATCTCCGAGTAGCATGCCACAAACAATACCTAGATACTTTGGATTTGGTGATAACATGTGATTTGACTCACCATAAGGCTTCCACCCTGCATCTGTCAATATTTTATGATTTTTTGTTATGGCGTTGTTATCAAAACGTAACCACTCTTCTTTTTGTTTTAATCCGTTATTAAAATAGTTGGTAATCTTTTTATATTCTAATTTTTCAGTTTTTTCGTTATAGCTGAGCACCAACAATTTCATTTTATTTTCTACAATATCTCCAATGCAAACCAAGCCGATATTAGTCAGCACTTTAGTTGCGTACGTAAAGCATCCGTCAAGTTTCGGTTGTGTATGGCACGGATATTTAACAAAGTGTGGCTTCTTGGAAGCATCCTGTGCAAGCATTACCCGCGTCTTATCTGTAGAGAACGAAACATCATCAATTGATTCTACATAACCTTTACGAATTTGATCACGATATTTAGACTCAGCTTCTAAGGTTGCTTGTTGTTCTGGTGTTGTCTCGTTGACCTTCCCAACATTTTTTGATTCACAAATTGTCTGTTTTGTTTGCAATTTTCCGTTATGTTTTCCGTATTCAACAGTTATAGTACTTCCATCAACAAACACAGACCATTGCTGGGCAGAGCCATCTTTGTTTGCTGCGTATAGTGTCTTTCCAATTTGTTTCAATCTAATTTCTCCAACTTAAATTTTCCATTAATATCTCGGACATAAGTGAAACCATAAGCATTAGCCATAAATTCAGCATCTAATTCAATCTGTTCACACTTATTCTTAGTTTCATTATAGTGTTTGTCATACAACCTCAGCTGTCGTTCATCAAAATGTTCTGGTGGATTATATTTTCCGCTATAAGCATCCTGTTGCCCTCTTTTAACAGCTTCTTTGTATCTGCGTGTGCTTGGACTCATTACCATTTACTCTCAAGTTCTTCTTCTAGTTTCTCAACTTCTTGGAATACATCTCCGTAGCTAAGACCGGTTACATGACAACCATTAACTTCTGAATTGGTTGCCATTTGGTTGCAGAAATCTGACCAAACTTGATTGAACTTGGTTGGATCTGTAACTTGGAAAACAACAGTTCGAAATTCTGTGTCAAAAGGTTTATTCATTTAGTTTCTCCTTAAATATAAATGTTGTCAATATTATAATCAGGGTTGTTCAAGTCGTCAATTTCTTTTAATGCCTGATTTTTCTTGTTGGTTGCAGAACGGATTTCATACTCTGCTTCTTCGAGTTTAAGAAGAACGTGATGTTTCATCTTTTCACGAGAACGCTGAGCACCTTTCTTAATGAAGAAACAATTTCCCCAATTTGCACTGTTGTTTGAATGTTGTCGGTTTAAAATATCAGCATCATCGTAATACTTTAACTTATGTTCTTGGCATTTCTCATAGTCGTTAATGTTTCCCATAAACGAAAGTAAGACTTTATCTATAGGTAACGTATAACTTTCTGAACTATTTCCCATACTCCAGAACAAATCTTTAAAATCTTTTCCATTCCAGATACACATACATGATTTGCACCAATATTTATCGGTTGTGTATACACTGTATTCAGCAATATAACGCCAGCGGAAATGATCGCCTTCACGCAAAACGTGAGTTTCAAGCAAGACTTCTAGAGTTTTCATCCTTTCTCCTTGTTTTTATAAAGCTTTGCTAATTGTTCAAAATTTGGTTTTTCTTTATAAACTTCAACGAAATATTCACCATGTTGGGCATAGTCATTATGTTCTCGTGTTAAAAGCCAGACTGATTCCATTATTCTTTATCCTTTGGTTCAACAAACAAATCTGATTCTGGGACAACAAAACCATTTTCACTCCAGATTTCTGTTCCTTTTTCATAATGAACTGAATGCCCACAAGGAATAAAACTAAATCCTGCACAACTTGGGCCATGATAATTCAAATCTTGCTCCTGTTCTGTTCCACAAACACGGCAGAATGCTTTGATTATGACAGGTTTAAGGATTTTATCTGCATTTCCTAGAACACTTTTTACAAAATCATCAATTTGCTTTTTATTTTCTTCTGAGATTTGGTCTAATGCTTCCATAAAGAGTTTGTTTAATTCTTTATCAACTTTCATATTTTTATTCCTCATGATAACGTGGGCAAGAACGACCTTTTGTGATCGAAACAGTTGTTTGATCTCCACGAACATTTTCATAAAGGCAAACAGTCTGAGAACTTGTCTCCCAACTATCAACCAATGTATAATGGTCATATGCTTCTGCTTTTGCAGAAAAGCTCAATGTTGAAACAACAATTGCTGCAAAAACCATTCCGATAATAATCCAACCTTTAATCATTTTCAAGTTCCTCTAAGAATTTGCAAATTTGACGAAACTGTTCATCATTTCTTCCTGTTAAGTATAAACTATCAGCCAAAGAAATCAAGAAATTTTTCATATTTTCATTCTGATTTTCTAATAGTTCAAAACGTTCTTGTTTATCCATTAGATTTTCTCCCATGTTTTAAGATTTTTTGATCGTGAAACGAATTGTCCTTTATAGATAGCATAATAGTATCCTAACTGGTCAGGTAACTGCGTATAACTCACTTCTTTCCTCGTTTGCTTTTAGAATAGAAACCACA